ACTTCTTGACTTCAGTTACTTTTGCCATGAACCTCTACCGTTATGAAGTGCGCCCTGATTGAGCGTCACGAGCTTATTTATAACGGATTATACCGCAGCTTCGGCGTGCTTTTGAACCAGTCCGAGCTCTTCCGCCTGCAACTTTGTCATCTTGTTCACCCAAGCGGCATCGCTGGTGTACATGTACTTGTCGGCCACTCTGTCGGCGTTCTCATCAGCCTGGCGGTAGGCCTTAATCAGCGGCACTCCGCTGCCAGGCTCATGCGAGCCCTTACCGCGAGACTCTTGCTGAGTCCGATGCTCAACCTCGATGACCTTGTAGTAGCCTTGCCAGTACAGCGTGACCAGATCGCCGACCTTGATTTTGTTGGGCACAGCCTTAGGCTTGATGCCAGGGGTCATCTTGAGGTGAAATGTTGCCATAGCTTTTTGATCTTGTTGATGACCCAGGCGTAGAGGGCGCCCGTGACCGCGAATGTAACCAGCAGCATGAGCGGCATAGCGAGTCCTAGCAGGGCGCCGTCTATGCTTACTTAACTAGCACGTTGGCGTGCGTCTTGCCGCCGGTCGCATCGACAATGCAGATGTTGCCTGCCACTCATCATTCGGCCTCAGCGACCGACTGCGTCAGGTTGAGCTGACGCAGCGAGATGGACGGTAGCACGTGTTGGGTGTAGTGCTCCTTCAGGTTCGGCTCCTTGCCGCGCAGCTTGGCCATCAGCAGAGCGAAGTACTCGAAGTCCTCGCCCTTCGGGCCGAAGGTCAGCGCCGCTTCCTTGAAGTCCATGCCTTGGGCCTTGAGAACATAGGCGTCGAGCACGCGCTCGATGGCCAACAGCTCCTCAACGGTGTGCTGTTCGATGGCCGCGATCTCGGTCACGTCCACGCCCTCACCGACCAGCATGGCCTTCAGGTCATCGATCTCCTCCAGCAGCACCATCTTGACGATGTCGCGCTCGCGCATGTTGGTCATGGCACGGTGACGCTCCATGTACCACTTGGTCTTGACCTTGACCATCTGACCGTCCTCGAACTGGAAGACCCAGCCCTCGATGTCCGTGATGGTTTCTTGCAGCTCGAGGACGCACCGCAGCACATGTGCAGGGTCACGTTTTTCGCCCAACATCTTGGCGAACATGGAGTCCGTGTAGTCACGCTGATGCGACTTCGAGCCTTCGCTTTCAACGATCGGGACACCGTACATGTGAGCGTTCAGGTCCAAGCGGCCCATCGGCCAGTACTGGCCAGTCTGATTGTCGCGCACGTGCAGCAGCGTCAGCAGGTCCTCTTGGTACGGCAGCACGATGCGAGCCGTCGGCGATGTCCACTCGAAGATGGCCGTGCAATCCTGCTCGATGATCGCTTCGCAAAAGTCGATGTAGTTCTTGCGTGTCGTCATCCAGGCACGAGCTTGCACAGCAACGTCCGACTCGAAGCTCTTCTTGGACTTCAGCGTGAAGTTGCTGATACGCGCGCCACAGGACATGGTGTCTTGGTCGATGGGCATGCCGTCCTTGATCTCCTGGCTGCTGAAAGGCGCCACTCGGCAGTCAACCTTGACCGTGTGGATCATCGAGCCGTCGCGCTTGTCCATGACACGAGCCAGTTTAGACCAGTTAAAGTCATGCGGGCGAGCGCCGTCCTTCTCGTTCAGGTTGAAGAACTTGTGCAACGGTCGGGCGACCAGTCGCTCTTGCTGGTCAAAGACCAAGCCACGGCATTCAATGGCGTGCGCGTTGTCCCAGGTGGATTCCATCGACACGACATAGGAGCTGACGGTCATGCCGTTGCTCTGTACCATGTGCTTGATTTCAGGCTTGTCGCCGACGGCCTCCTTGAAGGGCGTCAGGTGGGTGATGATCGGAAACTTGCTCATAGCTGCCTTCTGCGTTAGCTAATTGGTGGAAGATCAGACGGCCGAAGGCTCGGCTGCTGGGTTGAAGAGCGACGTCAGCGCTATGTTGACAATCAAAGCTGCATTGGCATCGCCGTTGCTTTCATGCCAAACGGCACCCACTCGGAAGTTGAAGCCGTGCACCTTGTGGCCGATGCGGATCCGCATACGAAGGAGGTCATCGGTTTCGGGCTTTGCCGCGAAAGTCATTGTGAACTTCTTTGCCAGGCCGTACTCAACAGCGCCGATCACGTGAACCGTTGCGTCAACTGCCATGCCGTTCTCCTAAGTATCACTGTTGCCGATAGAATGATTGTACACCTATTCGGCTTCAGTATAAAACCAGCAAGACTACTTGGAATCAAACTTCCAGAAGGCTTCGTAGGACTCGTTGTAGCCAGGCTTGTCGTACACGACCCTCCAGCCAGCGGAGCTGAAGAGCGCTTCGAAATCAAGGTAGTGCTCGTCGAACAGATACTGTGCGGTGACATCGAGGCCGCCTTCAGCGGCCTTTGCGATGATGGCCTCAACCACCGTATCTTGCTTCAACACGACATGCTGCACGTTAGCGGTCGGGTGGACCTTCTTAACGAGCAGCTCGTTGACAGCCGCAATCACGTACTCGGGGATCGAGAACGCTTTGGCCTCCTGGGCCTTCTGCGGCGAGATGGGCTTGACTGACATAGGACCTCCGTTTTGCATCGGGATTCTATCTTAAAGCCAAACCATTGTAAAACATCAGATCCCTTGCGGCAACAACTTTTGCAGGATCTCGTGGATGCTTGCGTAGAGCGGGTCGAAGCCTTTGCTCTTGTCATTGACCAGATTGATGTCGGTCGCCGCATGCGTGATGCCTACTTCGGAGGCGTGCGCGTAGCGCTCACCATCCTTGACCAGGTTGGGCACCTCGATGTAGATTAGCACAGCGTCATCGCGCGAGCGGATCCACTCAGCCTCGTTCTCAAACCGCACGTCGGTGATGATCGTGTCAAAGCCGGCGGCTTGGTTCTTGGTGATCTCGAGCTGTGCGCGTTTAATCCAGATGTCCTTGCACATCATGTCTCGCCCGTACTCGGTGCCGAGGAGCTGCAAAGCCTTGCGCGGCGTGAAGCCCCAGAACGGGTCAACGGCCTCTTTGAGGACACGGTCTTCGAGCTGCTGATCGGTGAAGCCGAAGAGCTCCTTGGACGCCCGCTTCAGCGGACTTGCAAAGGCGTAGCGCTTGTACTTGTTGGGCCGTAGCTCTTGGATAATGTCAGCTACAGTGTCTTTGCCGGCGTTAAGCGGGCCGTGGATCCCGATGATCATGAAGTGTTAGAGGTGAGTGAACAGCGCCTTAACGGCGCTGACAGAGAGCCTGAAGCCCTCCAGCAAAGCGGAGCCTGCTGTCGTGATCCCTAACGCGATGACATAGAATGAGAAGACGCTGCCTGAGATGACCGCAATGAACGCGCTGATGGCGTGCTCCTGCTTATCATCCCAGTACCTCCACCCGTGGAATAGGGCGAGGACTAGGCAGCCGACCATGAGGGCGTTAAAGATGATGAACAGCATGCCGTGATTATACGGCCTTGCTGCGCACTCAAGCAATTAACGGAAGGTCAGGATCCACCACTTGAGCTTGAGCCAAAGCGTGTCTGGCCGGGCGGCACACGGCCCTGGATGGCCAGGCAGCCGGCCGCACGTCTGGCCCTTAGGCGGGAGGTCACAGCGCTGCTTCATCACTTGCCCTTCTTCTTGTCCTTGAGGACCTTCAGCCTAGGCTTGAGGTCATCCTTCAGGTCCAAGTCTTGAAGGTCCTTCAAGTAGAGGGACTCCTTGGTGCTCTTCTTGAAGAAGTCAATCAGCTGGAGCTGGAGCTGCACTTCGGCCAACAGCTTGTCGATGTTGTCCTGGGTCAGGTTGTAGATCTTGATGTCGAGCAGGTCCGTGACATGCTTGAAACCTTCGGCCGTCAGGAACTGCTCGAGGTCAACCTTCTTCATCTTCGAGAAGGCGCCTGCCATGCCGTCAGTCAGGTACATCTCGATGAAGCGCACCTTCTCGTTCATCAGCTCGAGCCTAGCCTGCAGCTCAGCGATGCGAGCCTGGCGCCGGTCTTCGTAGCGCTCGAGACGGTACTCGAGGAAGGCGTCTACCAGAGCCTCCGGCGTCTTGAAGCACTTGAGCTTGCCGCTCGGCAGCCAAACGGTCAGGTTCTCGGTGTTCTTCGAGATCAGCTTCAGCTTGAGCAGCAGCTCAGCGTCCGTCATGTAGCCAGTGGTACGGGGCACGTCCAGGACAAAGCGGAAGCCGTTGACCGTGGATTCGCTCTCGAAGCCCTTAATCAGCTCCAGATCCTGCAGGCCAAACAGCACCTCCTTGTAGGCGTCATGCTGAACGCCGATCGGCAGCTCGGTGACCACGATCTTGGTCGAAGCCTCCTTCTCGAACCTGCCGGTGCATTGCACTTGGCCCGTCGCGAGGCGCTCAACTTTGCCTGTGTAGCCGCGGAACCAGGGAACCAGCTTGACGCTGGTCTTGCCGGTCTTCAGCTTGTCCGTGATGTACTTGCGGAGGTCCTCCGGGTTGTACGGGAAGATGTTGGTCGCGAAGCCTGTGCCCATGCCGTTGGCGCCGTTAACCAGCACGTTAGGCAGGATCGGCAGGTAGCGCTCAGGCTCGATCTCCTCCTCATCTTCAGTCAGGTACTTGAGGATCAGGTCATCGTCACGCTTGAAGAGCTTGCGGAAGCAGGGCTCGAGGTTGGTGAAGATGTAGCGTGTTGCGGCGTTGGCGTCGGACAGCCGTGACCCGAACTGCCCGATGGGCATCAGGTAGTTGAGGTTGTTGGCGCCTGGGTAGTCCTGAGCCAGCTTGACGATGGTCGACTCGAGCGAGGCCTCGCCGTGGTGGTATGCAGAGACGAGCGCGATAGCGGCCGCGAGCTGGGAGACCTTGATGCCGGTCTCGGGGATGGTGCTCGCCTTCTTCAGCGTGCCGAAGATGACCTTGCGCTGTGAGGGCTTGAAGCCGTCAATCAGGTCGGGGATGGCGCGGACGTTGGCGTGGACCGAGTACTCACGGACGTCGGTGCCAAAGAATTGTTCGATGTTGATGTGCTTAGTTGCCATGGCTGTCTCCTTAGATCACGATTGCGTCTACGCTCAAGTCGAGCCAGACTTTTCGACGATCTGAAGAGCCGTCCTCCTTGCCAAACACCAAGTTGATGATGTCGCCGTCCGCCTTGCTGTTAACCTCGAGCCTGACCAAGTGCTTGGGCAGGTCGGACAAGTACTCTTCGAACTCCTCAGGCGATGAGGTGCCCAGGCCTTTGTAGTACTTGAAGTTTTTGACCTTGTCAGCGTTGCCAGGCTTCTTGACCCACTGATCATACTCGTCCTGGTTGTCAAAGGAGACCGGTTCCTTGTTGTTGCCCTTCAGCCAGATCTTGATCATCGGGGTGTAGAACCGATGGATGACGCCGAGGGTGAACAGCTCAGGCCAGAACTTGTGGAGGTTGCTGCACATGATGCCCGCGATGTGCGAGCCGTCGACGTCGGCGTCAGTGGTGATGACCAGGTGGCCGTAGCGCAGGTCCTTGACGGACTTGACAGGTACTCCAACCTGGAGGCCCATAGCCGCACAGATGTTGACGAACTCGGTCTCCTCCTTGCGCTTGGCCTCCTTGTCCTTCTCCTCGATGCCCAGCAGCTTCTTCAACGTGACCGAGTTGGCGTTCTGAGGCTTGCCTCGAAGAGCGAGCGCGCCCATGGTCTTGGCGTCGCGGCCCGACACGATGGCGCTCTTGGCAGAGTCACCTTCGGCGATGAACAAGTAGCACAGCTCAGGCTTCTTGCCAGCCAAGTTGGCGTCCTCGAGCTTGAGGATCCGCTTCGGGTTGGTCTTGTCCAGGTTCTTGTTCTTGTCTCGGACATCCTGCATCTCGCGAGCGAGCGCCTTGGCTTCGACCCAGTCCAACACGCGCTGGATGATCTCAGACTTGAGCAAGCGTTGGATCAGCTTCTCGGAGGCCTTGTAGACCGTCTTGTACTCCTTCGGCTCGGTGATCAAGTTCTCCTTGGTCTGCGAGTCGTAGCGAGGCTTGATGATGCGGGCGTTGACAAACAGCTTCATGTGCTGCTTGATCTCAGCCGGCTTGACATCGACCTTGTGCTTGGTCTTGAAGTAGGCCCGCAGCTTGTCGATGACCTGGTCAATGACGTAGTCGATGTGCGTGCCGCCGATCACCGTCTCTGTGGCGTTGACAAAGCTGATCTGCTTGAAGCCTTCATCGGAGGCCGCGATGGCGACCTGCCAGTCAGGCGACTCGTCATACTCGAACAGGTCGGTGTAGAGCTTGACGTAGTCCTTGAAGGAGTCGATGCGGCAGCGACGGCCGTTGAAGTACACCTTCAGATGCGGGTTGCAGCCTGCCACGTCATAGACCCGCTTCATCAGCTTGGCGTAGTTGCCTTCGTCCAGGCTGGTGTCCAAGTGGGCGTAGTCGGGCGCGTAAGTGATGCGGGTGTAGCCTGGGCCTTCCAGCTCGATGATGGAGGGCTTGGTCTTCTCCATCATGTTCTTCGAGAAGATCTGCTTGAAGACCTTCTTGCCGTCGCACGTCTCAATAACGAACTTTGTACTGAAGATGTTGGTAAGCGAGGCGCCTTCACCGTTTTGGCCGGTGACATCGGTGTCTTCAGTGTCATCGAAGTTGGAGCCGGACCGCAGGTAGCCGAGCACCAAGGTCGGGATGTACTCGTCATACTCGCTGTGCTTGATGACCGGCATGCCGCCGTTGTCCCAGACCGAGATGACGCCCGTTGTTTGGTCGATGTCGACCTTGATCGTGTCGAGATGCTTGCCCTCAGGTCGTTTGCTGTGGTCGACTGAGTTGGAGATGACCTCGTCGAAGAGCTTGAGGAGGCCTGGGTTCCAGGTCACCTCCTTGAGAAGCATCTTCGGATTGTCGTAACCGAGCGCGATGTCGGCGAGGTAAGTGTTGGCAGTGTGGGGCTTGACCGAGCCGATGTATCGCCCGGGGCGGAGCAGCACGTGCTCAACGTCGGTTAACCGCTTAAACTTTTGTTCGATTGACTTGCTCATAAACCATTATAAAAGGTAATTAAGCGTGTATTTATAGCCAACCTGAGCCAGCCGCTTGACGGCACATTATATCACATCTTCTCAATCCTCATGGTATCCCAGGGCTCGTCGGTCCACACTTCGGGCCGTTGCCAGGTTGGCAGCTTGTAGCCCGTGACTCGCCGACCGGTCCAGCCTTGGCCGTCAAGCACTGGGCTATAGAGGCGTCGAGTGGCCTCCATCAAGCCAAGCATGGTGTTGCTGACGGAGCCGTAGAAGCACCGTTGATGAACTCTCACATGGCATCCTCTTCGATGTACCGTTGTGACCGCTCAACCGTGCTGCGCAGCTGAACTCGTGAAAACTTGCTGTCCGGCAACCGGCGCTTGACCGTCCGGCCAGTAGGCGCAGCCGCAGGTGCGTTGAACTGCCGGCTGTAGCTGTGGATGTCCGTGTCCAACACCGTCACGCACGAGGTATCCACGATCACAAATAGCGCGTTCTCGTAGACCCGAAAGGTGTAGTTGTGCTCGTAGCCGTACTGCTCCCGTAGGTGCAGCATCAACGCCGTGTCATTGAGGTGCCGATTGGTCTCCGTAGCACGTCCGTTGAACAGCTCGAGGCAGCTGTACAGGAAGGAAGCCTCATCGTTGTACGGCAGGAGGTGACGATCATGCCTTTCCCGCAGACGTTGTTGAGCATGCTTGGTCAGGTAAGCGTTCTTCATACGTGGCGCTTCTTCCAGTCATAGCCCGGCAGTACCTCAGCGACGCCAGGCTTGCCCACCGATTCGGCGAGCTCAGTTGAGATGGTCACGTGCCGACGGCCCGCCTTGCGAAGAGTCTCAGCGTAGGTCAGCGCGAGCAACAGCTTAGTCGGACCCAGAAGATGCACGTGCGGCGTGTCGGTCTCGTCCAAGGAGAAGACCGCGATGCCAGGTCCAGCGACCGGAACGGCATCAGGTTCGATTGGCGCGTCAGGGTGCAGGTGCATACACCACCTGAGCAACAGCGAACAGGATGATCAGGCCAGCGATGCCAACCCATGTCCACGGTGAGTTCCAGAATTCTTTCATGTGTTCCCTCTTTCTAGTTGTTAGTCACAATCAAATGTTGACGAAGCGAGCTGCTTACCTTGCTCGGCCTCCCACTTGACCCATGGTGATTGCCGGCTGTCACCGGTTATCCGGTTCCACTGGCCGATGTAGCGGTCAACCTTAGCCATCAGCTCGTGGTTAAGCGTGCACTCGGCTGCTTCTTGCATGTGGTCGAGCATGTCCTTGAAGGACTGCAACACCTCCATGTGCATGGAGCGCTTGATCTTGTTGAGCTCGAGAGTCATTGCTCAGTCCTCGACTACGGGAAGATTGTTGAAGTCCGTTTCGTCGGCGTCACGAAGATTGATCCAGCCGAAGCCGATCCACTCCTTGACAACGCCGTCGAGGATGACCAACGGGTAGCGCTTCTCGTTGCCTGCTGTCATGCGAAGCGTGGACAGCTCAGCTCGCTTAACTGTTACCGTGTTCACTTCAGCTTCAAGCGTTGACATAAGCCTGAGCTGCTGCAGCTGCAGCGTCATATTGCTCGGTAACGTAGGACAAGAGCGTCGGCTGATTGTCCTCGTAGTAGGTGGCTTGCGCTTCTTCGAAAACGATGGTGAAGACGCGCTTCAGGTCACGCTCGAAGACCGCGTCCTTCAAGATCCAACGCAACAGGTACAGCTTCAGCTTGCTCATGTTTCACCTCAGTCGGTTCGGATGATGGATTGTACATCCAAGACTAGGCTCTTTGTAAACAGCTAAATAGTCATATGGACTATCAAAGATGCTACGATGCGCTGGTTCAACGGGCGTTGGATCGAACCCTTCCATCTGGAACGTACCTAGAACGGCATCACATTGTTCCTAAATGTGTAGGTGGTACGGATCAGCGAGATAACCTTGTTGACCTCCTTCCAGATGAGCATCTGTTCGCCCATCGCCTGCTGCGTCGCATCTACCCAAAGCACAATGCTCTCGCTTACCCCGTGGTGCTCATTGAGCAAGGGTAGGAAAGGAAGCATGAGCCGTCGGATCTATGCCATGGATCGTAAGAGAGTTGCTGAGGCGAATTCGATCCGTCCGCGTGGTCCCATCTCAGATGCCCATCGAGCAGCTATTTCAAAGCCTAGAACCAAGCCTATCATAGGCACACCTTGCACCGATGAGCCGAAGAGCAAACACAGTTTACACGCTGAGTCAGGCCCTTGTCTTCACCATATGCTTAGCGAGAGCAGATGAAGAGCGCCTGTCCTGTTGTATAAGTGCCAGCTCATGAGCACGGACAAGCCTATGGGAGGAGCCTTGATGAGGTCCCATAGTAGGTGCAACGCTTACGCACGGACACCACTCACGTGCTGCGCTACGAGTTATCAGCTGCGGACTACCGCAATTTGCAAGATGGCTCTGACATAGCTGTTTATCGGCGGCGCCTACACGCCTGCCGTCCCCGGGCCTGACACAGGGAAAAGAGCATTCAGTCCTTGCGGACTAAAGGGCCCCTCAGCCTTTAACGACTTTCTTGAAGTTCAACCACCGATGAGGTTACCACTTAACGGCGCTTCGGGCCGACGTCGCTTATGAGCATTATGAAAGTTATGAAGTCAGTCCCTGATTGGGAACCTGAGCAGGAGGCAGCGCGTCATCGCGCGACCCAAGAGCTTGAGCCTAGCTTTGCAGGTGGACGCCTCAGCTAGCTTCACTCGCTCATTGAGCGCGAGCAGCTGGGGCGGCTGAGTAGCCGCCTGCAGAAAGTCATTGGGGGTACATGTTATACATGTCGTCGACCGGGAACCCTTGAGCTGGTCATGCATTGTAATTTACACAATGGCCTTCTTGAGGAATTTTAAGTCAGCGTCCGTGTACATGTCAGTCCCATCCCATAACGGTGCAGAAGTCCATAGGAGGTGCTTCGTCAAACTCCTCAGCGACTTGGCGCATGAGGGAGGTAGGCGAGGCAAACCTGAACCGCTTTTCGAGAGCGCCGGGCGTGTCCTCGGGCCTAGGCGGCATGTAGTAGACGCCGGTGTAGAGGTCATTGGGGCGTTGTCGGTCGATGAACAGCTTGAGCTTGACCGTGCGCTTGCCTGGCTTTGCGATCCTGGCGAGCAGCATGACGTTGCCATGCTGACCGCGCCGCAGCATCGTGTTGACCTGCAAGCCTTCATCCTCGGCGCGGTCCACGATCACCTGCTGAGCATTCAGGTACAAGCGGTTCTTCTCGGGCCAAGGTTCGGTCATCTGACAGTAGTCATTGACCTGATCATCAAAGGCGCGCCAGTCCCACTTGTCAGAGGTGTAGAGGCGGAGCTCGTTTTTCATTTGCGATCTTCGAAGTGTGATGTGATAGTATATTCTTTTTGGCTACGGCAGCCGTTATGATAGCAGATTTCGCCGCCTTGTCCTATGTATGACCCACAGCAACAGGTGTCGTCATCGTACTCGCGGTACCGCCATTGCAGGCTCAGGTGCCGCCAGAAGGGGTGGTAGCCACGCGCCTGCCAAGCTTCCTTGACACAGCGCTTAAGGTCACGGATGAAGCTCATAGTACTTGAAGATAGCCGCTGTACAAGCGAAGACGGCGCAGAGGAACCAGCGTGTGTTGCGTGACAGGTCAAGGAGGGCCGAGAGGCCAAAAGCGATAGCCGCGCCTCCGTACATCAGGAAGCGTACGTTGAGCGCCAAGGCCAGGAGGTCGGCTTCAGAGAGAGTAGCCGCAACGCAGTAGTGCGTGCGCCGCTCCGTGTACTCGCGAACCTTGACAACTACCAGCTGGTTGTACTCGATCCTGAAGAGCTCGGTCTTGACGATGCCTGTCTCCTCAATGCGGGACCCAAATTTGTAGGCGATCTCGCCGGCAAACTCGGTCCGCTGTATAGCGGCTGCTACGTCGGCGATGTCAGCCATTGCTCAGACCACGCAGTCAACCGCAAATAAGCGGTTCAAAGTGAAGACGTAGTCAAAGCCTTCGTCACGAGTCGGAGCCTGGTGGCCCTTCAGCATTGAGAAGACGATGCTGCGCGGGATGCTCTTGCCCGTGGCCTTTGCCCGAGCGTCCAAGCGTTCCAGCAGGACCTTGTCGTCGACTTCGAAGTCAACGGCGACCGTGACGTGGCCGTCACCCTGCTTAGCCCACTTAAGCTTGTCAGACCGCGATTTGCGGGTCATGTTGGTCTGGTCGATGATGACGTTGCGCCCATCCTTGACGGCGCTCAAGACGGTCTCCTCCATGCAACGCTTCAGCGTCTTGAAGTTAATCTTGTCGAACGCCTGGCTGTAGGTCAGGTTGTTCAGCTGGGCATAGGCGTCGATCTGGTCATCTGTGCTGCCGATGGTGATATGAAACAGCTCCTGCAGCACCTTGATCAGTGACGACTTACCTGAAGCAGGCGCCCCCACCAGCACGATGAACAGGGGCTTGTCGCCCAGGTGTTTAAGCTCGCCGACGAGCTGTTGAAAGTTGACTTTCATGGAGACGGATTCCTGGTGGGAGAGCTTAGAAACCAGCGGCGAGCTGGAACTTTGTCAAAACATCCTCATATGTCTCAAAGACACATGCGCCGACATGGGCTGAACGCCGGCACGACCTTCTTGATCATGGGCATCATGATCTTCTTCAAAGCCGCGGGGAGGGTTGGAGCGTTCGGGTCAGCCATGGCCGAGATTATATCCTTGGTTCGCTCGACTTTACATTTATAGGACGGTAGGATCTAGCGCGGCTTGCAGCTCAGCGAGCGTGACCTTGGCCAAGAAGCGCTCATTCGGCTGTCCCTTCAGCGTTAGCATGAAGGCCGACACTTGGACATTGAGCTCCTCGTCGACAAACGGGACCTCTTCAGCGAAGTAGAGGTAGTTCAAGTTGACAACCTGCGGGTCGGTGACCACGACGGTATTGTTCTTGACTCGCAGCAGCTTGACTGATGGGTAGGTCGCTGAAACGGTGACGATGTCAAGCACGCCTGGCATCGAGCATGACGAGCCTGAGCCGATCCCTCCGGTGAAGTCAATAGCCCTGAGCTGGGCCTCGAACGCAGCCATCGGTGTCCGTGTGTAGAAGGTGTAGGACGGGTAGCCTACCAGCACGACACGTGAGACGACTTCGACCAGCTGAGTGACCTTGTTCTGCATCCCTACCGTATCAACAATCAGGATGTCCTCTTGGTTGATCAGCAGGGTCGACGTGCTTGCCAGGTCGGTGGAGAGCTTTTGAAGCTGAAGGTACTTAGCCATATTTCACCATCTCAAAGAATATGGGTGTCGCTGACTCAGGCCATTTCCACGGCCCGCCTTCATACAACCTGATCCACTTAGCCGGCGTCTTCCAACGCGCGCCCTCTTTAACAGCGGCAGCTTCATAGCGCACCGGCGTAAAAGTGTACGATATGTGAATCTGAATCTGATTTTGAATACCGACAAAGTACTCGCTGCCTACTTTGAGGTCACCGTGCTTGACTCTGGCTCCAAAGCTGTACCAGCGGTCATTAAAGCCAAGAGCCCAGTCACCTGTCTTTAGCAGCTTGAGCATACTGCTGCCGAAGCTTTTGCACTCTTCAAGTCGCCACCCGAGCGTATAACGTAAAATTTGACGTGTTAGTCTTAAGACATAGCGCTCATCAGTTGTACGCCAGCTATTGCCTCTGCTGTTAATGAGCACCGTGTCAGGGTCGCTATCATAGCTATGCACCCACGCTTCAACATGAGCCGTCCTGTTTTTAGGATTTCGTGCAATGATAAGAATGCCTCCGTCATACGGCGCAAGCTTGATATCGAGCAAGCCGTCGGATGCGTCGATGAACGCTTGCTGAAGCTTCAGAGCCTCGGCCCTTAGTTTGTTTGATTCGAGAAGGGTGACGAGTTTCATGCTGGCTTATTTAATAAATAGCCAATGCTGCTTTCAACACTATGCGAAACTGTCACAAACAAAGTCGCCGTGCGTGCGGTAATGTCAGCCGCTTTTACGAACATTGACGAAGGTGATGACTTTGTCATTGAAGCTGATGGCTCGATCAGCCCGATAAAGGACATCGGAGATCGAGCGATCACGCTACCTCAGCACTGGGAGGAGGCCAAGGTCAAGTTCAATGCCTGGCCAGGCCTAACTATTACCGTAACCAAAGGCAGCAAGCTCAAGTCATTAGCCAATCTACCTCCGCAGCTAAGAAACATTAAGCTATACGGTTGTGCAGGCTTAGCTAACATGGCTCATGGGCCACTCGAAGTTGAAAATTTAAAGCTTGTCGACTGTGGCATGACATCATTAACAGGCGCTCCGCTTGTCAATGATGAGCTGCAGCTGATCAACATGCACATGCTGACAACGCTGAAAGGTCTCGAAGACCACAAGCCTGCCGAGTTGCACATCAACAATTGCAATGGCTTGATTAGCCTCGAAAGCATGCCCAAAGAGCTGCATATGCTAGTAGTTGACGGGTGTGAGAAGCTCGAAGTAATTCGATTCCCGCGTACAACTGTAATGCAGGGTTCGGGACTACTCTTTGTCGGCGCGAATGAGGCTCACAAGCTCTCGCCTAGGCTGGTGCTCGTGCCAGGCTTGAGGCAAATTGTCTTTCAAGGCATCGGCTACCGCGACGACATCCTCAAGCTCTTTAACGAGCACCTACAGATAGAGAACAAGCGGCAGGCGTTCTTGAAGCTTCAGCACGCGCTGATCGACGCCAACATGAATCACATGGCTGATCAGTAACCGGCTAACGAACTTTCCCTGAGAGCTCAGGGATGCCAGCGAAGCGAGCGCGCAGCTCAGCTAGCGATGGAATTCGATTCAGCCTGGGCAGCAGCTGCGACCCCTCGTCAACCTTGAGCTTCCCTGCGGCGATCTGCTTCAGGGCAACCTCGCGCACCAGTTCGGGGTCATACACGTGTAGGAGCTCCTGGAGCCTGCGCATGGTGATCGGCTCGTAGAGCCTGCCGAAAGCGGCATTGATCGCGTCCGCTACTCGCTCGGCCTTATCCTTCAGGAGCTCGACATCGTCACGGCTGATCAAGCCATGGCTTGTGTCGAGCAGGACGTGGGTGACCTCATTTTCAAGACCTCCAGGCTCGTAGTTATATTCGCCGTCATAGCCAGAGGTGCCGCTCCACGGTGCAAACCTGATGCCCGTCTTGGCGACCTTCTTGCCGATGACGGTCATGATCTCGCCCGTCATGTCCAGCCTTTGATCTTCATTCAGGTTGCCCAAGCCCATGCCTGTCCGGTCAACGGTCATGTAGTAGTGCAGCGTGCGCTCGTTACCGCCGAAGCGCATCTGCTCGACACGCTTCATCGCCACGGCGCGGACAAACCGACGATAGTGCGGGTCATTCGCGTACATGTCATCATCGGCGTCGAGGTGCAGCTTTGTCGTGACCTTGCTGACGGTGAGCGTTTCATCGAGCAGCCTGTAAGCTGCAAGCGTACGCTTGTCTTTGGCTACGTCCTGAGCGATGTCTGTCCAGATGACCGGGTAGCCGACCCGCTTAATGAAGCGCGAGTTGACGATGCGGATTCGGTCACCCACGCGGATGACGGGTCGCTTGCTCTTGGTCATGGTGGGGCTATCTTGCCTTCGTAGTCACATTCGTCGATGAGCCAAGTTTGCAGCTTGAGGAAGTCGGTCTTGGGCATCTCAGCTTCGATCAGCCAGCGCAGCGCGCCCTACTTCGTCATTGGAGAGGTTGTCAGCGCCATCATGACCAACACATTGTTCGATAGCCTCTTCAACTTCATCGATGGTCTCTTCCCGGGTGCAATTGTTGCAAGGTGGGTAGGCGCCCGGGTCCTGACAACGACAGCCGCCGCGAGCCGAGCGAATGTAGTCGTAGATAATATCAGACAGCTCGCCGCTCATCGCCGCTTTCCCTTGCGCTCAACGGTCTCGCGAGTGCTCAGGTAGAACGCCGGGTCCTTGTCCTTGACCCACTCGATGAAGACCTGAATCGGCTCTTGGGCGCGCAGCTCATCCCATGTGTAAAACCGCTTCTCCAGCTCCTTTTCGGTGTAGGTGGCGTGGATCTTGCGGTGGCAGATCTTGTGGATGGGCTCCTGCACCTTGCCCTTACGAGACTTCGGCACCAGATGATGCCGGTCGATGTTCTCGAGGCCGAGCGTACGGTGGCAGAGCGGGCAGAGGTCAGTCACAGTTGGATTATATTCAGCGCCGAGACTAATGTAAACCGTGACACCAGCTTCGGAGGCACATCGCTCGTCAGGAACGCGTGCTCCCATTGCCACTTTGGTCGGGATGCTTGATGGTCGGCGTGGCTTTCACCACGCGGCCGTCTTCGATGTGGTTTCGCTCATATTTGCCCTTCACCGACCGACGATACCAGACGGTGGCGAGCCTCGGGTCATTGGAAGTCATCAGGATCCTTCCCGTAGGTTTCAAGGATGTAGCGCCAGACTGGATCGCTGGTGTAAGCCTTAAGCATGAGCTCCCAACCCTTGAGGTGACCGGGTCAAACGAGCCGGCGACAACGCCCACTTTGGCTGTAGGTAAGCGCCGCTTGTAGCTCTCACCCTTTAGCCAGTTGGCGATGAAGCGAATGTTGGCTGGGAGCCGATCATGCGGTGCAGATACATCGCTCTTGCCGGTGTTGACTCTGAAAACCTTAAGGCCGTTCTTGATGACGCTGATGAAGTCATGCCGAGCGCTGTCAGTCATCTGTGACTTGAACACACCCTTGATCGTGGCTGCCAGCCACGAGCCTTGAGTCGCTGCTTCCGCTCGTTGTTGTTATCATAGCCTGCTTCGACCACGACGACCGCGTCAAACCGATCATAGAGCTCGCGGTCGAAGCGCTCATACAAGAGCGGGACTCGAGCACCAAGTCCAGGTGCTCCATGGCCTCTTCGATCTGGTACCGAACGGCGCCCTTGAAGACCTCCTCGAGCTTGAACTTGAAGCGCTCGTCGGTGAACACCTGCTCACGCACCTGCTCCATGGTCTTGCCGTTGACCATGCCTCGGAAGGTCTCAAGCTCGCTCGGCTGTAAGAGGATCTGCGGGTTCGCCCAAACAGCGTCGTCTACGTTGGCGTAAGCAAAGGTCGAACCTAGCGCCTCTCGGAGGCTCTTGATGAGCGTGGATTTATCTGACCCGGCGCCGCCGGTGACAACGATCTTCATGGCAAGTCCCTTTCAGCTGGCGTCTCGTAGTAGAGGGTGCAGCGCTTCTTGTGGTTCTTGGGAAATAACACGACCTCGTGGATCGGCCGCGGCAGTGGTCAAGGTAGAGCAGGTAGCATGCGACAACGCATAGCCCGAGGGAGGCAAGGCCCTTATTCACGGTTACGCTCCAGAGCTCGGTTGAGGATCGTCATGACGCTGGCTTCTGACCAGCCATCCACCCGGATTCGATCGGTGTGTCGGTTGCAGGGTGCGCCGAAGACCACGTGCTCCCACATGGGCTCTAGCGAGCCGGTCACCTTGGGCTTGTCATCGAGCAGCACCAAGCCGCGGACGACGGTCTTGTCGTGCGACATGATCATCTGCTTGGCCCAGGTGTCTCCCAAGTGCTTGGCCGCCCAGGCCGCTTTGTCGGAGTGGCACGTCTTGTGCTCGACGTGCGGCGCTGTGCAGATGCGGACGCCGATGTTATGCTTGGCTGCTAGGTCCTGCAACAGTTGGACGTGCTCAACAGCGCCGGGAATCGGTGGGATGTCACGGAACATGCCCTCCCAAGTATCCACGACATGGATGACCTGGTTCTTCAGCCAGATGTCATACTTAGGATCACCGCTGTTGATGCAGTCCTCAACGTAGAAGGTCTCTGCCGTGTTCATGTCAGGCATGTGAGCGAAGTCAGCTGGTGCGAGGCGACGCTCGAGCTCCTGGTAGAGCCCTAGCACGAAGTCTGCGAGCACGCCGTCTTGGTCAATGAGGATGGGATTGGGTTGCATTATTTGATTGAATCATCCTTATGACCGCTCATCGAAGATTTCCTTGACTATCGTGCGCAGGATGTTCTGGACCTCAGCAGTGTCGCCGGGCTTGATGGCTCGCCGTTCTGCCCTCGGCTTGATAGGGCTACGGCGCTAGGCTATGCGCTATCACGGGACCCACATGGGTCATGTGAGCTCCCTAGCTCATACAGCGCAGCGAGCGCGGACTTCGTCCAGTGTGGTTTGATTGCTCAGCACGCCGTACTCGTAGACCGTCACCATCACGTCCTCGAACTCGTCGCTCAGCGGGCCTTGATCGATGCGTACCGTCGAGTACTCACCGGTCATCTTCGATCGAGCCAGCGTCAAGACGCCTTCCTTGGACTTCTTGCCCGGGTCCGTGATCGGGTCCTTGACGATGCCGACCCAGAGGTCCTTCGGAAAATCAATCGGGTTGTTCGTATTCGTGTCCTTGACAAGGATCGCCGAAGCCTTCATCGCGAACTTGAAGGTATCACGGTTGACCTTCTGCAGCAGGCCGCCGCCAGAGCCGAAGACGATGTTGTCGGGCGAGAAGTTCATCGCCATCAGGTTGCCCAGCAGGGTCTTCAGGGTCATGCGGTCAACACCGTCGCCCTGCAGGATGCCGATGCCTGGATACATCTTGACGTAGCCCTTGCTGGTCTTCGTGGTCGGGAAGGCCGAGCAGAAGAGGCGCATCACACGCGGGATCACCTCGAGGGCGTCGCCGCTGTCGGGGCGGCAGACCAGCTTCATGCCCAGGCGGGTGTGCAGGTCGATGATGCGGTCCTTGAAGACGGTGCACAGCTGTTCAGCGAAGCGGTAGATGTCCTTCGTGTCGCCGACCAGGGAAATGATGTTGCCTTGGCCTTCAAACTTGGTCAGGGCGTGGTCGATGTAGGCGATCTCATCTTCGACAGACAGGCCGAAAGAGCAGGCAACGCTGTGCTCCGTGGCGCGCACCGAGAAGCCAGCCATCGAGTGGTCGTAGTAGAAGTTCGCGGTCCGAACGCCATCGATGGTGTCGGAGCCCATGAAGTTGACCAAGTGGGCGGCGCCGCCGATGCAGGCTTGGCCGCGGCTGGTGACGCCGCGTGCGCCGAAGTCGTGCAGCGAGAAGGGCAGGAAGCCGAGGTCGGCGCCAGCGACCTCGTAGAAGCGCTTGATCTCGAGCTTGGTGTCGTAGTCCAAGGAGGCGATGGTGGTCGGGTACCAGACGGCCCGGAGCAGCGAGGTCTCGATGTAGGAGGTCAGCCAGTAGAGGTCAGGGTCGACGCACTTGACCGTGACCAAGGCGTTGCCGCTGCGGACCGGCGTGCCCTCAGGGACGGCGCGGATCGTCAGGGGCAGGTAGCCGTTGTACTTGTTAACCACCTTGAGCCAACCGTCACGGCTGAAAGGCTCACCGTGGGCGGCGGCGAAGGCTTCAGCCTCGTCGATCATCTCGAGCGTGATCTGCACCGACAGGTACTCGCGCAGCCAGACTTGCAGGCCGAACGGGACCATGATGTCGCGACCGCCGGTGCGGGCTTCGATGTAGGAGAACATGCCCCTCACATACTCAGGGTAGGCGAAGGCGTGGCACAGCTTGTAGCTGTCGGTGTCCAGGATGGGGTTGAATTGCAGGGTTGTCATGATTGCTCCAATCAGGAAGAACGGTGCTGCCGCTTGGGTGGCACGATACTTTTGAATCAGCTCGTGAATCTTGCCAATGAGCAGCATTGGGATGTCCACGGCAAAGAAGAGGATGATGAGGATGCCGAAGAAACATAGTCGTCAGAGCTACAGCCGATGAACTGGACAGTAGTAGATCACGTCAACGTCTCGCGGTCGATGTGGCCCATGGCCCATTCAACAATTGCGTGGTGGTCCTCGAACCACATGTCCATGCGCTCGAGCGCCTCGCTGATCGGCAGCCAGAAGCATTCGATCACGTCGCACTCAGGATCGGTGTTGCCCTGCTTCATGCCCTTGACTTGGGGCAACGGCTTCATGTCATCGAGCCGGAAGAAGTAGGCGTGCGTGATCGTGCGGCCACGGTCCGAACGGTCCGGCTTGTCGAAGACCTGCTCCGCACGGATCGAGCCGCGCAGGATGTCAGTCGTGATCTTCTTGACCTTGACTGGGTCCTTGCCTTCGGTCAGCTTGATCTTGGTCTCTTCGATCACTTCGCGAATGCATGCGCTACGGAGGCGCTCATTGGCGTTCACAAAGCCGCCAGGAAGCGCCCAAAGACCCTTGCCAGGCTCGTGGCCACGCACCACCGTGAGGATGTGACCGGATTGCACGATGACGCCGTCCACCGTCTGGTAGATCGGCGGATACGGGTAGGCTTTGGCGCGCTCCTTGTAGGCGCAGACGTGTTTGTAGGTCTCGACCAGCGATGCAAACTCGGGCGTGCTCTTGAAGCGCTCCATGTTGAGAAGTGTTGTGTCAGGCACGACATCCGGGATGTGAGTCCCCTCGCCGCCGAACAGCCACGAACGCACGTCGGTGGCGCTCACATTGAGCACGCCGTTCTGCCGGTAGGGCTCGACAAAGATCGTCTTCCACTGCGGGAAGGCGTGCAGGTACCAGGTGCTCTCGTCACGATCAGAGCCGATCAGGTTGATGTTAGGAGCTGCTTGCTCCTTCCACATCCGGCTTTCGATTGCGGTCTTGACGATGCTTTGGACGCTGCGCTGCCACAGCATGTCGTTGTACGGGTAGTCGCGCGACGGCCGAACGGAGAGCGTGCCCCAGCTGTCATCCAGCGGCATGTTGCGTTCATACCACTGGACGATCATCTGCTTCCGCTCGGCGAACGTGAAGGGGTTCTTCAGCGAGCGGGATAGGCCACTTGAACCGACAAGCACGATGACCAACCTGCCGCGCCTGAGCGCTTCTTGCAGGACATGGGCGTGCCCGAGGTGGAAGGGATTGAAGCGACCGTTGTAGACGATGACGTCCCTAAACACGGCGCTAACCTCATGCTTCTTGGTGGGGATTACTGATGCCATTGGAACTCTCCGTTGGTGGGTTGACGCGCTCTTTGTGCGTCAGACATATTTATTGTACCCCAACCTTCGTTGGTTGTACACTGATTTTTGGAACTTTGTGTATGACGGCTTGGTTCTTCATGCGCTTGAGCACAAGCACCTCAGCTTCAAGCTTTTCTAGCCGAGCGATGTTGATGACATTGACGCTGAGCTGAGCTTTACTGTTGTCAAAATCGGTACAGCATCGGAAAGCGGGCGGCAGATCAATGAGGTTCACATCTCAACGACAGCCACTGAAGAGCAATGCGACACCTCGGTGACATCTCGGTGATCTTCAGCAGCAGCTGGGCCGTCACCTCGGCATCGGCCATCGTCGGCGTCACTCTGGGCTCTTGCACTTAGGCACGGTGACCTCATGGACCCACATCGCTTGCTTGTATAGCTTGCAGAATGCGAGCAGCTGCATGACCGGGTGGCCGAGCAGGTTATGCAAGGCCCATGCGTGGCGAGCGAAGCGAAGGTGTTGGCCTTCAACCACCGACGGGTGCAGGATGTAGGCGGCTTCCAGGGCGTGGGACCCTGAGAGCGGCAGCACCTCGCCGGTTGTTAGCGTCACCCTGGCCTTGAGCTCGGCGATGCGGCTGAAGTCAGCTACCGCTACGAGCGAGTAGCGGAAGACGCCGACGTCGCTCTTGCCGAAGTCAGTCAATCTCGGCATGGTCAAGGTTGAAGCTGTTGACATTGAGCGCTACGAGCAGCAAGTCCTTGGACAGGAAGCCCTTGTGGGTGTCACGGGCGACGACGATGTACCAGTCAGCCGACTCTGTGAAGAACGGCTCCGGGTCAACCTGGTCGTAGCGGTACACGTTCCAAAGGGTGTCACCGTCATCCAGCGTCAGGGTGTTGATGATGTAAGGCGCGTCATCCTTCTCGAGGATGAGGCCAGGGCGAAGTTGGGCAAGCTTGAGCATCACTGCACGCTTTCAGGAATCAAGCCACCGGTCTTGCTGGCGAGCTCGAAGTTGTCGGTGATGAACTGCTTGACCTTCCAAGCAGGCGTATGGCGGTCGAAGACGATGTTGGGGGCCGTGGTCCTCGAGGTAGACGACCTTCAGCCGGTCACCGTCGCCGAGGTCAACGACCTGCAGCCCGTCGGCGGTGTTCTGGCCGCATTGATGCGAGCCGCACTCGTTTTGCCACTGGGACCGAGTGGCAATGTCGTAGGTCCGCTTAGCGGGGCAGTGGAAGTGGACGATGCAGTCCACGTCTTGGTGCTTGCTGAAGACGATGCGCTGCGACTGGCCACCGACTGAGGGCTTGAAGCCATGTGCCACGACGGAGTCATGGCCAGAGCTCACGATCTTGACCATGCCGACCTTGGCCAGCTCGTTAAAGTTGGACTTGCGGATGCTAGTCAGCACCTCGGTGTCGCTGAGCTTGACGGCGAAGTGGCCGGCGGTCTTGCCGAGCACGGTCTTGCAGAAGTCCACGACCTCGCGGAGGTTGACAGGCACCAGCTCAGAGTTCCAGGGTACCGCATCGCCAGGCACGACCGTGCTGCGGGTGAAGGTGTTGGTCATGCGAGACAGCATGATCTCGACCAGCGTATTGAGAGCGTAGGTGCGGTCGGTGGTCGGTGTGTATTGGGTCTCTTCAGGCGCGATGATGACGTTGCGCCTCGTGATCGTATCGTTGGCCAGGACCAGGTTGAGCGAGTTGGTCTTCAGCAGCCTGAGGTCTGCCGCATACTGCTCACCTGGATTGGCGTCCGTCGTGGTCTTGAAGCCGACGACGAAGATGTCCTTGCGCGTCTTGCGGATCTTGCCGATGAGCTTAGGCGCCGGCCGAAGCGTCATCACTTGCTCCCCGGCATCCGTGCGAAGCCGTTCTGCTTGCCTGAGGCGACACGGCGTTCATCGACATGGCCGTCAAAGTCCACGAGCGCTGGGTTGAAGATGATGGCGCGGACATCAGGGTGGCGATGAGCTTGTCAAGCAGCTTGTCGACATCCTCATTGGTGACCAGCTTCGAGGTCGGGTCCGCCATCTTGGTCAGGTAAAGGTCAACGCCGTAGAAGCGTTGGCCCCTCTTCCTGACCTCGGCCCTGAGGGTTTCGGCTAGCGTACGCGCCGTCTCCCCGAAAGCAGAGGCGCAGAGGCTCAGGTGGTTTCGTACGTGGGAGAATGTCCCACCGCCAATCACGATGATCTTTGGCATCGCAATCCTCACAGTTAGTTAAGCTATGAGGATTGTAACCGCTAAAGCGGCTTGGTGTAAACCTATCTCGGCCGCTTTCGGCTGACCTTGCGCAGCTTTGGCTTGGCACTATTTTTCTCGGCAAGCTGTGTCAAGCCTGCTCGAATCTCAGCACGCAACTGTTCATTGATGCGCTTGTCATGCTCATAGCCGTCGCGGGCCTTGATGCTGATCGCCATCTCAAAACCTAGGATAGCGACCATGAAGATGAGGAATCCTATCTCCATGACAATCCGGCTCCTTGGACGAGCGGCAGCGTTGCGCCGAGCAGCTCTTGCAGGGTTGGGTGCAACGGGATGCCATGCCGTTGGCAGACGATTTCGACATTACCGTAGCGCCAGAACTCAGGCGCACAGCTGACATAGACCTTGTCGGAGGTAGCGAACAAGCCGAGCGCTACGCCGCCATGCTGGGCGACTTGGTCTTGGAGTCAAAGTGCATCAGCACCATGTTGGGTACTTGATGTGAGCTGTCAATGAGAGGCCTCGATGCGTCCTGCACGCAACCTTGCTCACCAAGAATGAGCCCAGCCTCGAGTCTATGTAGGCGGCCTCGATTGTATCATATGAGCTTAGCTCGTGAACCGTTAGCATCGGCGTTGAGCTTGAGCTTAGCGCGCATAAGCCGTCAAACAGCTCAACGTACGGCCCGCCGCTAAAGTTCAGTACGGTGCCGGTCAGGACGTTGCCGTCGGTGCTGCCAATCAGCGTCTGAGACATGCTCGCATCCGTGATGTGCACATTTGCCGAGGTGAGGGCGAGGAAACCCTTGATCGCCGTCGGTACGTGCCTAAACCTAAGAAGCAGCTTGTAAGCCGCTTCGTGGGAGAAGTCAAGCATCGATGCTGGTGTACCAGGCGGCTTTGAGGTAGGCTTGGGAGACAGCATCGATGATCTCCGCTTGGTCGATGAAGTGGCCCTGTCGTCCTACATTGATGAGCGCCTTGTGGCTGATCTTGGAGCGGCGGAAGGCGGTGATGAAGTCCTCTTGCTCCTCCTTGCGCTTGCCCCAGTCAAAGCCGAGGCCGTCATCGACGAGCCTTGCTTCGAGGTCCACGTCATGATTGACGAGCAGGACGAGCAGGGTGTTGTCAACGCCCTTGCCTTGCTCGAGGTCGAGCACGTAGCTGCCGTCATAGCCGCGATAGCGATGGGCATAGACCATCTCGCCGAGGTGGCCGCGGTCCATGATGACCCGAGCGTCCGAAGCGAGAAGCTTGAACATGCCACCGAAGGAATCGCGCTGGTAGAACTCGTGCGCCTTGCCCCGCCCGACTCGTAGCTCGTAGTAGGACAGCAGCTCAGGCTTGCTGTAATGCAGGCTGGTGAAGTGGCCGAGCCGTTGCTTAAGGTTGTCAACAAGCGTGCTTTTACCAAGCCTGTCCAAACCTTCACAAATTATGTTTTGCAGCATATTTTTCAACTCTTTTTAACTTACTATTGTCAATGACAATTGTTTGATCAGCCATCAACTTTATCAACTTAGCATATGAGATTTTATTCACATTCTCATCCGAGAGCAATTTTATTCTCTTCCCAGTAGCTCGTACTGCATCAAGTTTAGCTAGGACCTCTCTAGATCTGCTAAGCGATTTCGGTTTGATTTCGATGTACTCATCAGTTGCCGGTAGATAGAAATCAGGGAAGTATGATCGTTCTCTTCCGTCTATCATATATTTGAAACGATGATTTTTAGACTCTGCTGATATCCAAACTATGCTATTTGCTTCTAACATGAGCATCATTGATAACTCAAGCAAGCTGCGAAAATAGAAGTTTTTGTAGTGACCGCTAATACCACACCCGGCCTTCTTTGGTGTAGGTTGACCGTACATTGGATTGCCAGAACCGCTATTGCGAATTGACATGTTAAGTTTCATGTCAGCTGCTTTTTCTATTCCGAACAAATCCTCCCATTTTCCTCTGAGAGGTCTATCCGCGAATCCGCGTGATAATTTGCCACCAAAGTTTGGATTATTTTTCCCAGATCTTTTAGCTGTATACTCCGTTTTGATTCGTTTTGCCTTAGTCTCACCCACGATTTCTTCTAAGCGTTTATTTTTGGTTGCCAATCGCCCAGCCTCTCCAGCGATTGCATAATCCTCTTGTGTCTTGGTCTTGTTGGTTCTTCGTGTTGCACAAGGCTTACAAATATGGAATCCGTTCCATCGTTGTTCGCTGTTACGAATTTGATTGAATGTTCTAAGTTGTTCTATTGTGCAGTCATCACAAGCAACTTTCCATAGCCTAATAGCTCTGTCAAACTTTTGTGATGTATCAATAATCTCTAATAGCATAATACCTCCTACAAATATGTATCTGTAGAAGGCATTGACCGATTAGATATTTTATGCGTTGAACAACAGCCGACAAATTTCAGCGGCGTCTTCGAGATTGTACACCTTCCACGAGATTGCCTCATTTAGCATAGCATGCTCATGAATGTCTCGCGGTGCGGTACCAGGAGCGTAGACGGCTGGGTCTGGCGTTCCTGGCTCGTCAAAGATGGCGATCACAGGCTTGTTGCGGTCCCAAGCCCAAGCGATCTCCATGACGGTGCCAATGCTAACTCGTTGAGCACCCTGGAAGTTGACCACGACGGCGTCTGCGCTGCGCACATCAAAGGCGTCCCTGACCATGATCGCCTTGGCTGTGCTCATGCGATGCTGCATGTAGCTGTCGGCGATCATGCGGTCACCCTTGAGGTACTCCTTGCCCCGAAGCGGACTGTAGCACTGGACATTGGGAATCTCGAAGGCTTTGAACTTGTCACGCCAATTTTCGGACTCTCCCCAAGAACAGCCCGTAATCGGGCCTGCAAGGTAGATCTTATGCATTATTTCAGCCCATCAGCTGAATGCGGGAGGTCTGTTGGAGGTAGGCCTTCTCGATGTCCGCACGCGGCTCAAATAGGGCTGCCACCTGGTTACGGTCAATCGTGACCGTGGCGTCAGGAGCGGACAAAAGCCAAGGCATGAATCCCAAGCCGACACCATTTTCATTCTCTTGAATGCCGATGGCTCGCGGCGACTCGATGGTGACCGTGGTATCGGTCTCGGAGGCCAGGCGGCCGATGATTTCGTCACCTTGCGGGAACTTGATTGCGATGATCTTCATGATGTTATTTCCGATACTGTTAGGTTAAGAGTTGAGCCAGGCGGTGAAGTCGCCCGGCTTGGAATCCTTGCTGATGTTACCTAGCAGGTAGATTACCTCGCTAGCGTCACGGATGCGGGGTACTTCGATGGGCGTGAAGGCCGAGCCTGCATTGATTTCCTTCACCATGTCGAAGTGCCTCTCGTAGTAGTGGAACGAGTCGGCGATGTGGTGGTAAGAGCCCATCTGCAGGTCAGGGTAAGCGAAGTCACGCAGACAGACGTAGACCATCTCTTGAATCAACGAGAAAGCCGGCGCGTCATTGCCCATGCCGAAGACAGCGTCCTGACTGCGCATGTGCACGCTCATCTTTAGCTCGTTGTCGCGGATGCGGAAGTTGAGGGCGTAGGTGCAAGGAAAGTCCTTGGTCGCTGGGTTGAGCAGGTGGCTGCGATTGAGGATGGTCGCCGAGGCACGGCGAGAGTCCTTGTCGCGCTGCAGCTCAGCGATGATCGCCGAGAACTGGCTCTTGTGCGCCAACGGAACTCCGATGCTCAACGGCGTGCGCCACTGATCATCACCACGACCGAAGACGTGAGCGCCGTAGTGCGAGTTGATGGTGCCGTCGGGGTTGGGCAGCTCTTGCCAGAGAGAGGCGGCGTCCACGATGCTGAGGTCAAACGGGTCGGCCTTCAGGTACCAGAGAAGCTCTTTCTTGACGTAGCCAAGCTTCAGCTTGCGAGCGTCAAAGTTGGCGAAGCGAGCATAAGGCGGCAGCTCGTAAGCATAGTTCTCGACCTCGATGACCTTCTGGCCACGGGGTGAGCACTCTTGGCCGGCAGCGACATCAGCGTAGATCTTGCGGAATGCTTGTTCAATTTCAGACATAGATTTGATTGTATTCAGCTGTTGTAGAATGTGATGTTTGTTTTGAGCCTTTCAATAACCTGCTCAGGCTCTTGCAGCTTCAACGCCCGCTCATAAGCCAGTCGGCCGTGCTCAAGCGCCTTGCTCTTGAAGCCGATGTTCCAAGCTCCGAGCGCCGCATAGTCATACGGCAAGTAGCCCCATGCCTCTGGATCGCTGATGTAGGTACGGCCTTGCTCGCCGGTCTTCAGGGTTGCTTCGGCTGAGCTGTATAGCAGGTTGAAGTCCTTCAGCAAGTAGGCGACCTTGGCTAGCTCGTACCACGGCTCGCGGTCATTAGGTGCTTCAGCGCACGCCTTCAGCGCCCAGACCTTGGCGGCCTCATAGTCACCTCTGAACATGTGGCAGCGACTGATGAACCGCATCGATGCCGCGCGCTCGGAGGCCCACGTAGCCGACGGCAAGCTCAGGTGACGTTGCAGCTCTGTGATAGCCTTGTCGTAGTGGCCATAGTACATATACTCACGGCCCAGATAATGGCAGCTGCGGTCATCATGCGGCTCCTCCTTGACAGCTAGCTCGAGCAGCGGCAGGTAGGATGACCTGCTCTTGGACACGTCTGGGTAGTGGTGAAGCATGAACTCCTCCGACCACGCTTGCACCTCGGGCTCGTTGTAGAGCTGAAGGATTTCGTGCACAGGCTTGACCCAACGGTAGTTCTTGCGCTGGTGGATCTTGTCGTAGTAGAATGTGGTAGCCGGCGTATCGTCGGCGTTGTGGCTCCATGCGTACTTGTAACGTAGGCGTGTCGTGCCAGGCACCCAAGCCCTCTCCACGGCCGCCCGCCAGCCGGGTGTCAGGACCTCGTCAAGGTCGATACAGACGCAGATGTCGGTGCTTGCAGGCACCATAGCGAGCGAAGCGTTGCGCGGCGTGTCAAAGCGCCACGGAGAGAAGACGCCCGTCTTGACTATAGCGCCGCGTGCTCGGAGCTTTTTTACCGTGTCGTCTGTGGAGCCCGTGTCAAGCACGTAGACATCATCAGCCTCATTGACCAGGCAGTCCATGAAGCGGTTCACATGCTTGGACTCATTGAGGGCAATTGTATAAACAGAAACTTTCATTATTCGGTCCTTGGAAATTTACGTCCTAGATTATGCTTGTCTCGACCTTCATCGCGGCGGTTTTGGCGTGCTTCTGTTAGTTTTGCAATGTGCTCAGCACTGAAGGGCAATTTCTTCCCTATCCGAGATGTTGACATTTTGGCACGGGTTTCTGCGGATGCGGTTGTGCCTATTTTAGCTTGCCACATTTTCTCAGCATGCTCGGGGCTTTTAGGAATGCCTTTCATTGAAGCCGACATTCGTGCCCGCGTTTCAGCTGATCGTTTAACGCCGCGCTCACCGCCACCTTCACCACCGATTTTCAAATTCATGCATAGGTCATCGGCAATTAACGCATGTGTGACGATTTCGCGTTCACGTCGCTTTACTTCATCTAAGCTCTGGCAATACTCGAGGATGATCTTGGCATGTTGATCCGATCTATATTTTTCAATAGACCTACGGATCAACTTCCCAGAGCCCAAATAGCCATCTTCGAGCTTCTTGGTAGTATGCATGCCGATGTAATATCGACCTGTAACTAAACAAGTAGTTTTGTAGATGTAATGAAACACTACTTAGGTCTTCCGTTCTGCCTCTGAGGCTTTGAATGTTGCTGGATCGATGGCGGCGCCGAGCGCGTTCATCACCGACAAGTACTCATCGGCGCCGATCGAGCCCGCGTTATAGAGCTTGAGCAGCTCGCCGCCTGCATTGTAGACAAAGTTAGGTGGCTCCCAGTCCACCTTCTCTTCGAGCATCGCCTTGAACTCAGGCGTCCACACGTCCTCGCGCCGCATGTAGCCTTGGGTGGGTTGTTCACAGCGAAGAGCTGCATGCCAGGCGTTCTGTGCTGGCCTGGCATGCCGTTCAAGCATCTCAGCCCACAGCACGAAGCTTTCACGGATTCGCTTCAGCTTGGTTGAGCTTTCGAGCTCAACCAAGGCCTTGTCGATGTCGCCCTTGTGCTCATAGAGGCCTGCTTTACGCCAGCAGATGAACGCCTTGTCAGCCTCAGGCTGTTGGCCGCAAGTTTCAAGGGCTGCCAGAGCCTCATCAATTCGTCCGGCTGCAGCGAGGTCGCTCGATAAGAAGGACCACAGCTTCCAGTCGGTCGGGTCCTCTTTGACAGCCTGTTCGAGCAGCGGCAAGTAGGATGACCTGCTCTTGCTATTGTCAGGCTGTTGCTTCATCAGCAGGCCAGTGCGCCAGATCGCGCAAGCTTCATTGCTCGCTACCAGCTTCTCATGCACTGGGTGGAACCAGCGGTAGCCGAACCGGCTATGGATCCGCTCATGGAAGTGGTTCGAGACGTTCGGGGCTTCGTCAGGCTTGTCCCAGTTCCAGTGGGTCGAAAACGAGTGGTAGACCCGGTCGATGATTTTACCTTGCCAGAAGGTGTCCCACCACGCTTTGCGCAGGTCAGGCACGAATGAGCCTTCGAGAGTCTCATCGGCATCGATTGAGATGCACAAGTCGATGTCGCTCGGCATGAAGCTGAGCGCGGCGTTGCGCGCGTCATCAAAGCGCCAAGGAGAGACGCAAAGCTCGTGCACTTGCATCTCTGGGCCGAAGTCAGGCGACTCGGCATACGTATTGAGCCTGGCAAGCGTGTCATCGGTCGAGCCGGTGTCGCAAGCGATAACGACATTGCAGTCATCCAGGCTGTCTAAGCAACGATTGATGAACTCACCCTCGTTCTTGCAAATCAGGTAAGCGCCAATGCTAGGTCGAAGCGTGCCGTAGATATGCGATGCGTAGTAGAAGCCCACGCCGATCTCATTATCTTGCACAGCCCGTGATGACCACGGCCCAATGTGACCGCTCTTGACAGACTCGGGCATTAACGCCAGCTCTAGCTCCTTAAGGGTCAACCAGGTGTCAACGTGCGCTTCGTGCGGGTTGCCCAAGTACTCGCCTTGGGGGTAGTCGCCGATAGGCACCGACACAATCAGCATGCCACGTTCGCTGAGCAGCTGCTTCGCCATGTTGAGCACGTACAGCGCAACAGGTCGTGTCATGTGCTCAAGCACGTCACCGATGAAGATCAGGTCGAAGCGCTGAAGATGCTGCTGTTCGGTGAGCAGCCAAGCCATGGCTGACTGCGCGTCCTGGATTAGCAGCTGGTCATATAGCTCGTTGAGGCCAAACTGTTCGACATACGGCTCCCAGATTTCAACCCCTGTCCAAGCGATCTTTGGAAAGAGCTGGTTGACGAGCTTCGGGTAGGTCCCACTACCCGCACCAATGTCGAGAGCTTTGAGCTCTTCATTCTTGCGACGGCTTGCGAGCCGTTGGAGGACGGCTTTGATGATCGGCTTACCCGATTCTGAGCTATACGGCATGTGTATCCTATTCTATAGCTGTCAGCCCTCTATGCATAAATAGAGGGATTGACCGACAGACATTATATCTATGGCTGTCACATAGAAGCATTTTAAGAGGGTCTTCATGCAGGTACCGTACATTCAAGGCATTCTTAAGGGACAGACCGCCCTGCCTGGCAATGCGCGCCTGTTTCTTCAGATGGACGGAGCTTACGTTGACATCTACGTCACGGATCAAAAGCTCCTCGCTACGACCGCTCACAAGACTCGAAACTACCTGCTTGACGAGCCATATAACGTCTCGCACGCTTGGGGCCCGCTGCCGACAACAGGCAACGCATGGCTCTATTGGGACATCAACACCGCAACAGCCGCTGTCTCACGCGGCTTCACAACTACGGCGCCGCAGTATGGCCCGTTGATGCCGTTGACTGTTACGAACGGCCTCCACTACTTCAACACGACAGAAAAGGTCATGTACTACGGCTACGACGGCGCCTGGGTCCCTAAGATCCGAGTGTTTGCTGGCCACGTGCTGAACCTCGCCGTAGAGCCTTGGCCGTTTGCGTCACAGGTAGGTCTTGCCACTCCTTCTAGCGCCGGCTACATCGTGTACGGCCTGAGCGGCCGCGGCGTGCAAGACCCGCTTGACGGCACCTTCATCAACTCGGCCAACGGCTTCAAGGTCATAGTCGGCGGCTTCGACAACGTGGTCTCGCTCGATGCCGAGCAGGAGTACACGCTGGCCGCTGAGCCGATCCCAGCCGGCTCATTTGTCGCCATTCAAGCGCCAGGTGCACTCGTAGTCGCTGACCCTGACCTTGATCGGTGGGCGTCTGGCTATGTTCGGCAGGCAACAGGCACAGGTCTGCCTGCACATGTCGTGTCGAGCGGCGTGGTCATCAATGACCAGTTTGACTTCGATGATGAAGACATCGGCAAGCTGCTTTGGCTCGACTCAGGCGGCGCCGTTACGACCTCCCGGCCGTTCAATAGCATCGCGCAAGCCGTCGGCGTGGTACGAGGCCACAAGTCGCTGTTGCTCAGCTTCATGCTGGACAACATGTCTTCGGTTGTCGGTCCTACTGGCCCTGGTGGCGGCGATGCAGGCCCGACGGGCCCGCGCGGCCTTACCGGCCCGACCGGAGCCTTAGGGGGTGTAGGTTCTACCGGCCCAGCTGGAGCCGCTGGCCCGACAGGGGCAGACGGTTCTGCTGGGCCAACGGGTCCCGAAGGTCCGACTGGCCCAGCGCCGCAAACTACGACAACCGTCGGCATCACTACGCTTGTCAACGGTACGGCTACAGTCACAGCTACGATGGGCGACTCTGACCTTGTGTTTGTCAACCGGCTGTCAGACGGCGGCACCATCGGTTGCAGCTACTCAATCGTGAAGCTTGAAAACAGCTTCACGATTACCTCTCGAGACTATCTCGGTGCTGTTCAGGCGGCTGATACATCGCTGATCTCTTGGATGATCGTTCCACAATGACAACCTTCTCTCACCAATTCAACGTCACCGAAAACATCGGCCCGTACACCATGGTGGCGATGGATGCCACCGTCTCCAACGGTCTGAAGCGAGCGAGCCCAACTATCAAGGCGTTCGGCTTGCTTACGGTAGGTGTTGACGCCGGCACCGCTGACCTCGAAGTTATCCTTGACGGCCCTGTTACCAACTCGGGTTGGAGCTGGAACTTAACAAACGGCTCAGAGCTGTACATGGACAGCACCGGTAGCTTGACGCAAACGCGCCCAAGCATCGGCGCCTATCAAGCTGTTGCTACCATCATTGACTCGACAACGATCGTCGTCAGGCTTGACGCCGTGGCTTACGGCCCGACAGGCCCTCAAGGTTTCGTCGGCGGCTCAGGCGCAACAGGCCCGACCGGTTCAGCAGGAGCTCAAGGCACGGTAGGCCCGCGCGGCGTTCAAGGCACGGTAGGCCCAACGGGTGCTACGGGGCCAACAGGCAACACAGGTTCGGTCGGGCTTACAGGCTCAACGGGTCCTACGGGATCGCTTGGCCCGACCGGCTTGCAAGGTGTCACAGGCCCGACCGGCTTGATCGGCAACACAGGCTCGATAGGTCCTACTGGCGTGACTGGCCCGCAAGGCGTCACAGGTCCGCACGGTGTCACAGGCCCGACGGGTGCGCTCGGTCCCGTAGGTCAAAAAGGCCCGACAGGACCGAACGGCATCGTAGGCTCACAGGGCGCAACAGGTGCAACTGGCCCACGCGGTGTTACAGGGCCGCAAGGTCAAACTGGCCCGACCGGCAACACTGGCGCAACAGGCCCGACCGGCTTTGCAATCACGGGACCGACGGGACCGAACGGTGGTCCTCCAGGCCCGACGGGTCCTACCGGTTTCGGCTCGACCGGCCCCGTCGGTGATCCAGGCTCGCAAGGCCCGACCGGCATGACAGGACCGCTTGGCCCGACCGGCACGACGGGACCTACTGGCCCTGGCGTGACTGGCCCAACTGGCCCTGCTTCAACTGTCACAGGTCCGACCGGTGGCGGCGCTACCGGTCCAACAGGCGTTCGTGGTCCGACGGGCTTAGCAGGTCCTCAAGGTTACCCAGGCGATGTAGGTCCGACGGGTCCGACGGGCGTAGCAGGACCGACAGGCGCATTCGGTGGCCCAACCGGCCCGCAGGGTCTTGCGTTGACAGGCCCAACCGGCGCAACCGGCGCTGTCGGCGTCACCGGAGCTCGCGGCATGACAGGCCCGACAGGCGCGCTGGGCTTGCGCGGAACAACCGGCCCAACAGGTTCGGGAGCAACCGGCCCAACAGGTTCAGCTGGCGCCGGCGGCCCGACAGGCCCAGCGGTCACAGGCCCGACAGGTGTGGCTGGTTCAGCAGGTCCTACAGGTCCGACCGGTTCAGTTGGCTCAACGGGTCCGACAGGTTCACAAGGCGTCACTGGCCCAACGGGGGCTACAGGAATAGTAGGGCCTACGGGCGTGACGGGCCCGACAGGTATCAAGGGCCCAACCGGAGCCGTAGGTGACACAGGTCCTACGGGTGCAACGGGCGCAACGGGTGCTGACAGCTCAGTTACGGGTCCGACAGGAGCCACGGGAGATACAGGCCCGACCGGCCCGCAAGGCCCGACTGACCTCTACTTGCAGATTCCATGCGGCGACCTGACAAGCAACTTAACAGTTGCGGCAAATGTAGGTTACCGACCGTCGCCTCGTGCCTTTACGCTGATCGGCGCACGTGCGTTTGTCTTGATGGCTAGCACGTCGGGCGTAGTCACGGTCGATGTCAAGGTCAACGGCTCGTCAATCTTCAGCACCTTGCTGACTATTGACGCCAATGAGCGTAGCAGCCAATCGGCAGCAACCCCCGCGGCCTTATCGCTCGGATCGGTCCCAAGCGACGCTCTCGTGACGGTCGATGTTACAACAGCAGGCACCGGAGCCAAGGGCTTGGTGGTGACCTTGATCGGTTCATAAATAGCGGCTAGTTATGCAACTCAACTTTCGTCAAGGCATCGTTCGCGCTCGGTCTATCCTGTCCAAGCCCGACTTCCTCACCTACAACAACACCCATAGCACCGTAAACGTGAACATCACGTCGCCGTGGTTGATCGTGGCTGCCGCGTATCGTGACAAGGATTACCTCATCGAGGAGCGCGTGAACCAGTCCCAGTCATGGGGCCCGTTCAACTGGCTGCCTATTTGGGGCGCGCCTCCTTCGCTGATCACCTATCAGCTGTATTGGGACATCAACCTGGCTACAGGTCATGTGACCAAGGGCTACACGCCGTGGTCGGTCACCTACGGCCCGACAGCGCCTACAGGCCAACGTGTTGACCAGTGCTGGTTCAACACGAACGAGCACATCATGTACTACTGGGACTCGACGACCTGGAAGCAGTGCTGCCGCGTCTTCGCCGCTTCGTTTGGCCCGAGCACACAAGTCATCACGCACCGGAGCTTCGGCTCGCAGGTGGGCTTAAACGTCAACGTCACTGCGGGTTACATCACCTACGGCGAGGACCTGAAAGCGATCAGGCTTGACGACGGCACCCTGCTGACTTCGGCGACGAACATCGTCATCAACACTGGCCGCTACAGCTCGCCGGTCAACCTCGAGGCTGGCTCGACAGCGATGATCGCCCAAGAGCCGATTCCGGCCTTCGTGTGCGTCACCAACATCAACCTGTCAACCGCCGCACTCGCAAGCCCCGTTGACGCCATGAAGTGGCCGATCGGCATCTCTACGCATGAAGCCGCCGTCGGAGACGTGGTCGAGTACCTGCAGGACGGCATCCTTTACAATGACCAGTGGAACTGGGACTTCTCGCTCGGCAAGGACATCTTCTGCGGCGTGAACGGCGTGCTGTACCAGGGTCCGCCGTCCAACGCAACGCAGCTAGGCGAGCTAAAGGTCGGCACGATCCTCTCTGAGGTCTCGATTCAGCTTGACATTGACCGCTTCGGCGCCGCAGGCATGGGCGGTCAAGGCATGGGCCCGCTTGACCAAGACGTTGAGGTCATCGGCACTTCCGTCGGCGCGGTCGATGAGGGCTTTACCTTCACTCAAGGCTTGACATTCTCGCAGTTTGTGCTGCTAGTCTCGCAGCGTACCCTGCCTCCTGGCTATGTTGCGCCGTCAATGGGCATCACAGGCAACAGCATCCCTGACCCGGACCCGTCATCTCAGATTCCGCTGCTGAACAGCTATCAAATCGGTTCAATTACTGTGTCTGAGATCGGCACGTTCTTGGACATCGAGGTCAACCGAAGCTACAACCCAGGGGACGGTGGCCCTGAAAACGGCACTACGCTGTCAAAGAACTCGGTGCTGCTTGCAACTAGCTACCCGAACACCGACAATTTTATACAACAGACGCTCTCGCCTGTTGTCTATTCGGGTACGACGAGCTATAACGAGGGCGACTGCAAGCTCAACAACATGGGCGTTGAGGATTGCACTGGCCATATTCTTGCAGGTACAGCGCCCTCAAATTCCATCTCTTATGTAGGTAAATGGCTGGCATACTATGGCTCGCCATCTGAAGGCGCGCCGATGACCGGCGCCGACGTGCGAAACAACCTGACACCGACGTTTAGCTCAGACGTAAATGCTACGGTGGATTCAGCCGGTGTAGCCATCGGTGGGTCGATTCTTCCGAACTTTGTCATTACGATCCCGCCTGGCTCACCTAGCGTAACTTTTGCATACCCAGCGGACCGGCGAGCGGTTGCCTCCGTGCGTTATCAAGAGCTCGCTGACTCTGAAGTTAAGGGCAACTTTGTAGAAAGCTCGATGCAAGTGTACGGCAATAATGGGTACGGCCCCATAACCTACCGAGTCTACACCTATACCCCGGTTGAGCCCTTCTCGATCACGAACCACTACAGGGTCTTCATCTAATGGCTGCGCTTACTCTCTTTCCGCTCCAGTATAAGCGGCAGGACTCAGTTCCGATTGACATCGATAGCTCGTTTGCGACAACGGCTGAGCGGCTCGACTACCTGACTTCACCTCGCCGTTACGGTGGCCAGATCGTTGCAGACCTGGAGGAGGATGTAGCCTACATCATGAACGCCGCCCGGGACACGTGGATCCCTATCGGCTCGAGCCCTGTACGTTACAACGCCACCCGAGACACCATCGAATACCCGTCCGTAGTTGACAGCGGTACCTACTTTGACTTGTCGTCGCCCCGTATCCGCACGAAGGCCGTTAACTACGAGCTTGTCATCACGGATGTCTCTTACTTGTTCCGCTTTAACAGCACAGGTGGAGTCAATGCATCGCTGGTCATTCCTGATGACGCAACGGTTAACTTCCCCATCGGCACGACCGTGGTGGCGTCGCAAGTAGGCACTGACCCTACATTTATCACCCCAAAGAACGGCTCGGTTACCCTCAACTCGCCTGGCGGCACCCTCCAGATCGGCCAACGCTACGGCAAGGTCTCAGTCACGAAGGTAGGTGCCAACGAGTGGGATATCGAGGGCAACCTGTTCGGCTTCGGTGTTTCGGTCACTGGCTCGATCCTGGCTACAGGCCCGGCTGGTCCTGCCGGCGCCCGCGGCCCAACAGGACCGTCTTTGACAGGCCCAACTGGCGCTAAGGGCGCAACCGGGAATGCAGGTCCAACCGGCCTTAACGGCCTAAGCATCACCGGCCCAACCGGCGACTCAGTCACCGGCCCAACCGGCGCTGCTTCAAATGTCACCGGCCCAACAGGCCCGCTTGGCCCAACAGGAGCGTTCGGTGGTCCGACGGGTCCGACCGGCGCTAACGGCATGGGAGGTCCTGGCCCAACCGGTCCAGCAGGCGGGGCAACAGCCATCGCCTTTCGGAACTCTACATCGACAACTGAGAGCTTCTTGCTTGCTGACGCCGGTGGCTTAATCCGCATCAATGTGTCAGGTGCAGGTATCGTGTCGGTGCCACTCAACTCGACCGTGCCGTTCACGCTCGGGCAGTTTATCAGCGTTCGACAAGTCGGCACAGGTCAGATTACGCTTTCACCAGCAGGCGGTGTGACGCTCAACATCCCCGTTGGGTATGCGGGCGCGACGGGTCGCCGCGGCGCTGTCATCCTAGCGATGTACGTGGGTTCAGATACCTGGGACGTGACAGGAGACGTAGCGTGAACAATGGCTTTTCAAATGCTGTAGTTTCAGCCGAACTTCGGCTGTCTACCATGCCGCTCAACTTGGTGCTTAAGCAGACCAGCCTGACATATACGCCTCAAGCCGGTGACAGCTTGATCCTGCAGTTTTCCAACTCAAACTACACACCACCTACTGTATGACAGTTCGCCTTTATAAGTCAACAGATACTGGAGCGCCGGTCTTGAGCGGCACCGCCGGCGCGCTTGTCGCGCTGCTCGATGCTGTGCTTGTGAACGGTTACGGCTCGCAGCCTGGCGCTGGCTGGTCAAAAGCATTTGCAGGTACCAACACCGCTTCATATCGTGCAGCAACCGGCACCCGCTATTACTTGATGGTTGATGATTCAGCTACTTTTGTGACAGCCGCCTTTGCCGAGCTGCGCGGCTATGAGACAATGACTGACGCAACGGATGATGGCACGAATCCGTTTCCAAGCGTCGCTCAAGCAACAAACGGGCAGACCGTTAATAAAAGCTCAACAGTTAGCGCAACCGCGCGCCCGTGGATGGCCATCGTTCATGACCGCGCGTTTTACTTCATGTGCGGCAGCGCTAGCTCGTCGGCTGTCTATACACAAATCACCGGTTCTGGCTTGAACCAAGCGTTTGATATGTGGTTCTTTGGCGAGATCAAGAGTCACAAGCAGACTACGGACACGTACAATTGCTTCCTGCTGACCAACCTGACAAATACACTGTATCAAGGCTTAGGCTCTGAATCAACCTGGGGGACAACGATGTCCAATCACTGGATGGCGCGCAACTACAACGGTGCTAAGATCTCTCACCCTTGTGCATGCCAAGTCACCGGCATGGTCAACGGCATGACTATCATGGCACCTGACTCTACGGGCTTCTTGGGTTTCCCTGAGCAGGGTACGGGCGAAGTAGGTATTGTGGGCATTGAGCTTGCTGAGCAGTCTGAAAATTCTACCAATTTGGTGCAATGGCTGATTCGTGGCCGTTTGCCAGGAGGTTATGGTGGCCTGACATATGCTGCGTCGGTTATCAACGGTGGTCTTGAAAATTCAGGCTATATTTGGAACGGTACAGGCGCGTATGCAGGTCGCCAGTTTATAGGCCTTACGTTCTACTATACCAGCAGCAACGGTGTTGCCCCTTTCATCATCGAACTAACGGATAACTGGTACGCATAATGGCAACAACTTTCTATGACAGCGATGCCTCCGCGCCGACTCTGACAAGCAGCGCAGGTTCGTTCATCGCGCTGCTTGACGCATGCTTGGTCACAGGGTACGGTTCAAAAACAGGCCTTGGTTGGACCAAGGACTATTCAGGTACCAATGTTGCTGTTTACCGGGCACCAGGCGGTAACAGGCACTACATCCGAGTTGACGATACTGACACGCAAGTTGTACGCGTGGTAGGTTTTGAGTCAATGACCGGATTGAGCACAGGCTTTAACCAGTTCCCAACTGATGCGCAGGTATCGGGTGGCTTGTACTTGCGAAAGACCAGCGGCGGCACGTCGGGTTGGATCCTAGCGGGTAATGACCGTTGCTTCTACTTCTTCCCTGAGGTTGGAAATGCGTGGGCTGCAGGTTCTACAACCGGTTCATCATGCGGACAGTTCTTCTTTGGTGACTTTATTAGCTATCGTTCTGGTGACCAGTTCAACACAATGATCATCGGCTCAACTTCGAGCACCGCTGGCATGGGTAACTTTGCACAGCTAAACTCAAGCGGCTCACCGGCTGCAGGTCATCTTGGCCACTACATCTGCCGCGGCATCCTGCAGCTAAAGAGGTCAATCGGTTGCTATAAGTCAGCCATGCGGTACCTTGCCAGCAATAACTACTCGGACTTTGCCCTGGGCGTGTGGAACGGCTTTGTGACATCGTATCCTGATCCTGTCTCTGGAATGATCACGATGCAACGGATTCAAATTTCTGAACGTGGGTTGCAACAAAATCCTAACCTAGCCACGGACATAATTGTGGCGCGCGGCTACCTGCCTGGCTTGTGGGCTCCGCAACAGACTGGCTTCAACCACGGTGATACGTTCAATGGCACCGCTTCACAGACCTATCTCGTTGTCACCGCTTACACGCGCAACAACGCGCTAACTACAACTGTCACCGGGAAAGCCTTTCTCGAGACTAGCAATACCTGGTAAATAGCTTAGGAGATCATATGACTGTTCGCGTTTATCGCTCGTCCGACGCAGGTGCGCCGACCCTTTCCGGCACAACCGGTAGCCTTCTAGCCTTGCTAGATTCGGTCCTCATTAGCGGCTATGGCTCGTCTACTGGTTCTGGTTGGACCAAGCCGTATAGCGCTACCAATATCGCTGTTTACCGTACTGCAGGCGGCAATCAACGATACCTGCGCCTGGATGACTCAAACGCTACGCCAGCGCGTTTCCACGGCTATGAAACGATGTCAAGCGACTCAGTGGGAGTCAATAATTTTTCACAAGACCTAGGCACGTCATTCTCGCAAGCGGCTGGCTACCCGATCATGAAGAGCAGCACCGCTGATGCTACCGCTCGTGCGTGGGTAATCATTACATCGGCTACCGCGATGTACATGTTCATCGAGCCAACCTCGACCCCGACTACGTGGGAGGCTTCGACCAACACCACAAACTCGAGCAACGGGCAGTTCTTCTTCGGTGACTTCATTAGCTACCGTCCGGGCGACACATACAACACGGCTATCTTCGGGCCTGTGAACACAACGGCCGGTACCGGACAGTTCGGCTCTTGCTCAAACAGCATCTCCTCATCGGCAGCCAGCGGGCACTACATCTGCCGTGGCTACTTGGGCCAAGGTCAGGGCGGCGTTAAGTTCCACAAGGGGCTTCCAGGCCAGTATGCCAGCGTAACTACGATGGGCGCGTCTAGCTCGTCAAACACGTATCCCGACCCACTGACAGGCGGCATCTTACTAACGTCGGTTGAGCTTGCTGAGATTGTGGCAAGCAGCTACCATGTCGTGCGCGGGCGGATGCCAGGCATGTGGGCTCCGATCTCGTCTCTCGCCGGCTCGCACGGCGACATCATCACCGGCACCGGCGTAGTAGCTGGCAAGACCCTGCTTTGCGTTGTTGTGTACACAGGCAGCACAGCAGGTCGGTGCTTCATTGAAATCAGCGATACCTGGTAAGCCATGGCAGCTCTTTCATATGTCGGCACAACGTTTGACCAGCGAATCGCCGCGCAGGTCACGCAAGCTGGCGCTGTTCAAACAATCGGACGCGCCTTCACAAAGGGCTACACTGACCGAATCCCTGGCGCTTTTGGCGGTAGCTTGTGGACAGCTACAGGTTGGCCAGAGTTTGTTCTAGGCAATAACGCCAATCGGTCATCCTTTGACCTGTACCCAAATACTAAAGAGCTCCGCGGCTTCGTACAAAACGGGGCGGGTACCGGCATTGCACGCACGGTCATTGCAATCAGCCAAACAAATAACGCTGTCGTTGGCTCATCAGTTAGTGACCCGTCAACCGGTGCATTTACGTTGCAGCTTGTCTGTGCAAATGAAGCCAAGGTGACTGTCATCGCTATCCCAGCTGCCGGCGACATGCGTAACGTTGTAGCATATCGAGACATCGTTCCCGTCGTTCACGTATGACAACTCCGGAGAAGCTAGGCCCCTACTGGGTCAAGAAGCTAACCGGCGACATTCCGCCGATCCCATACCGCTTGCTCATCTTCAATGATGTCGGGCAGGTTAATGCTGAACGACCGGTTGCAGGCACATCATCTGATGCAACCGGCAACCTAAACCAGATCCAAGAGTTCTATAACGGCGGCACTGAGATCGGCGGCGTCTTTGGCCCGTCATGGGGCATCAGCTTCCCATACGGCTGGTACAAGTGCGTGTCAACCTCATGCTCGATCTCAACAGTGGGTCCAGCAGCACTGCTTTATGACCAGTTCAACTCGGTTGACGGCACGGATCCGACAACCAGCACCCTGACTACCTTCCCTGTGGTAACTGGGCTGTCACAGTGGGTAACAACCACAGGTGACGCCAAGAACGCTGGGAAAGTCATGTACAAGGCGCTCTTTGGCCCAGCGACGATAGATAACCTGCCTGTGCTGCTGGAATGTCATGCAACGCCTTCTAGAACGCCCTTCGTCACGTCATTCCCTTACTTCGTTACAATGACCGCGACAAACAGCGAGACCGCAGGTAACCCAGCCACCAGCTACGTGCGGTTCGGCTTGTACGGTTCATCATTGTCTGAGACAAAGCTAACGGTAGCTTCCGACGGGCTCGTTGAGATCAAGCAGGTCGGTGAGACGGGCAACAACAACCTGCCTCGCTTCCCGCTCACGCCAGGCACTAACAAGATCGGAATCTATGTCACGGCGTCAACCACTATCTCGATGGCGAACGGCGCTCAAGTAGGCCAGTCCGCTAATATCGGCAGCTCTGCCAACATGCACACAGCTTATGTCGAGATCTTGAACCCGAATGACGCAAAGTGCATCGACTCCATCGGCGTGTACTCGGGCGTCACCATTCAGCAAGCTCTCATGCTGACTCTCTGAGCAGGCCATCGGCTGTAGTAAATAGTCGATGACCGCGACTACCTACTACGCCGTAGATACAAACTCGGGCGGAACGTTCCCCGTTACCAGCCTTGCAGCCGCTAAGCGAGCCGAGTTCATGACGGCTCTCGCCACCTCCAAGGTGGAGACCTTTGAGTTCTCAATTGCGGGTAGCAGGCCGTCTGATGACTTCACGCTTTACCTCTTCGGCAGCACGTGCCAGCTGACACAAGCCGCGCCGATTGACGGCAACGTGCAAGGCATTAAGACCGTTGGGCAAGACTTCCCAGGTCGGTTCAACACGACCATTGACTCAGGTAGCGGTCTGCTTGAAGACGGTAAGTGGTGGCAGTCATCGGGTGAGTTCACGCTAAAGTTTACTAGCCACACCCAAGCCTTTGGCTTCTACGGAACTGACTTCGGCGACCTAGGAGCGGCCGGCGGCACGGTCAAGCTCAGCTTCTACAGCAACGGCTTCCCAGTTGACCTCAACGTTGAAGTAGGCCCTGATACCAGCGGGATCAACGCAACCCTGCTGTTCTTCGGCTACACGAACGATGTCCACCCGTTCAACGAGATTCGATTCACGGTTACACAAGGGCCTGGTACCACAGCTGGCAACGAGCAGCTCGTTGGCTTCGATGACATGGTATACGGCACGCTTGACAGCATCAAGCTGCCCTATAACGGCGTAGGCTCCTTTGTTAACGCTCCGACGCAGTGCATCACATCCTCACCGCCTGAGGACCAGAACGTAGCTTACATCAACGTGCCTGCAGGTTTCAAGGATCGTTGGTCGGTGTGGACCTGCCTTTCAGTAAGCAACGCAACGCCGATCATTAGCATCTACTCGGGTGTTAACGGCACTGGCACGTTGCTCGCCGGACCTAGCGGCGTAGCGGCAGGTCTCTTGAATGCGTTCTACCAAACTGTGTTTTACTTCTCGGGGGTTGCTCGCTCGATTAAGGTTACAACAGGCAAAGCCAGCTTCAACAATGAGGTCTTCTTTGACCACATGGAATTCGGCACACCGCCTGACTTGCCTGACGCTCCTATTCTCACGTTTAACTGGGAGCTAGGCGGCTTGTTGACAACAAGCAGTCAGTCTCAATGGGACGGTGTTAAGTACGGCATGGACTTTGAGGGCCTCATTCCAGGAGCTAATGCCTCTGCCGGCACCTATGCACCTGTCAGCGTGGGCTCGTTCTACGATAGCTTGTACCCCGGCACCGTCTTTACTAATGCGGTAGCTGTGCGCTCCAAGGCTACCGGCGGCACGGCCCAGTTCAACGTTCGCACGCTCGACTCACCGTCAGGCGCGGTGCTCAACTTAGGCAAAACGGCGCTGAAAGTTGCGACCGGTCAGGCGAGCATGACTATTGCGTTGCCGAGCACAAGCACCAAAGGTGCTATCTCGTTCTACTATGCATCAGCCTCTCCGGTTACTTTGATCGCTGGCGTCGGCACTAAAACATTGCCTGCTACAGGCACTTGCAGCTTGCCTGACGTTGACAATGTCTACTGCCAGTGGAAGCTTTGCAGGCTTGAGAGCGAAAACGCTACGATCAACTCGCTGACTATCTCAAGCGCTGATCCGAACATGATGGTCGATAACCTGACCAATGGCTACCCGATCCCGCTGTCAGGTGCGCTGCCGACAGTTGATAACCTGGTTGACGACTACTTCAACAATGGCACAGATTCGCGTGGCATTTCAGGCCCGCTAGTACCGTCTGGACCACCGTACCCGCACATTTACGGCGTGCAGGCTCCTAGCTGGGTTCGTGCATGCTATTCTGACGGCCCTGAGATTGCGCCTGACTTTTACTACAAGTCAGGCGAGGGCATCTACCCAGGCATCTACAGCTGGACCGCGCTGCAGAACCTTAGCAATGACCCAAAGTACATCAATGTAGTTGACGGCTTCATCAATGAATGCTCGCTGTTTGTGCTCATGGGTACAATTGTAGGCGTCTACTCAGGCTTGAACGGTACAGGTACATTACTGCAAAGTACACCCGACGTGCAGCACAGCTATACAGATGGAGGCTACACTAAGTTTACATTTGGGGGTTGGGCCCGTTCGATTGCCTTTGACACCGATCCCGCTATTGTTGATGGCTTGCGCTTTGGCTATTCATCAACAAACTCGATTATTCCCACTGTACCTTCGCCTGAAATTTTTGACTCAGATTCCACAAACATTGTAGAAGGTGTAAACCAACTAACCAATGACAGTGAAACACCGATCATTTTCCTACCCGACGGTTTAATCTATCGAGACACCCAATTCTCCCCATCGGCTAGCCATTGGATGCGCGAGCCAACGCCGTATTCAAACGTAGGTACGTTAGTACAGTTCTCATTTGACGGGCTAACAGACGGCGCAACCGCGTTCCCGAACAGCGGCACTTTAGGCGGTACCTGGAGCTCAACAGGTTCAAACTGTTCAGCGAGCACTAATGCTTCAAAGTGGGGCACGTCATCGCTCCACGTGACTCCGAACAACAGTGAGCATGCCATCAAGCTGATTTGGCCGACAATGTTCTACTTGCGATCGCAAGTAGGCACGCTTGAAGCTTGGGTGCGTCCTGAAGTAGGTGCTTCCGAGCCGTACGGTAAAACTGCCATCATGTATTGGATCTACGGCTATGGTAACACCAGCACGCCGTGGAACCAGGGTGCCAGCAGCACAGGCTCGGCTTACACACCAGGCATGGGCATCATCTACGCTCATGCTAGTACGACACCAGGTCAAACAGTGCTCGAAGCCTGGCTCAATCAACGCTTCATCGGCAGCATATCCGTTGCTAATAGCCAGTTCCACCATGTAGCATTTACATTGAATGCCGGGTCTGGTGGTCAGTTCATGACCTTCTTTGTTAACGGTGCGCAGGTTGCAACCGGCTCGGTTACCGGCGTTAACTACTCGAACCCTGACTTCTCGCTCGTTGTCGTTGGTCAGTCTGACCGAACAGGCACCTTCAGCTACTACCTGTCTGACGTGCGTTTGACTCGAGGCACGCAGCGTTACACCGGCGCTTACACCCTACCGACAGCAGCCTTCACCGCTCAGACCCCATATGAATTTGAGGGTCAAACCCGGTGGATCCGTGCTTACCCTGTTTCGTCAGCGGCCGGCGAGCAAGATCCCGCCAGCGGCTTTAATATCCCTGATGCATATGCAGGCGAGGAGCTTTACACCTGGCATAAGATGGACGTGCCTCGTTCATTTGGCATCAATCACCGATACAATAATCTCCTGACATTACGCTTTCAAATTGCAACAGACAGCGCCGGCGCAAACATCGTGGCCGAGTCGCTGGGTAACGGTGCGGCTAACTTGAAGGGTGTGGGTCACGCCATTGTCGGCGGCGCTCAGTTAATCTATCGCCAGACAACATTGTTGACTCAAGGTAAGTTCGAAGTCTTTACTGATCAGAGCACGTTTAGCGATGCGCGCAACGCACTGCGTAACAGGCATTTCAAGTTCCGTGAAGAGACTTTTGAAAGCTTCACATCGGGGTCGGCGACCCCGTTGGTTCTCAACTTTGTCGATGAGGCCGACGGTTCGCTGATCACCTGCACGGTTACAGGTTCAGCTGTCATCGCTAGCTCGTCGGCTACAGGCCAACGTAACACTACCGTTGCAGGCCAACGTTGGCTCTCGCTTAGCGGTCCAACGACCTTCACCTTTGACTCGCCAATTACAGCATTTGGCTGCTACACAACAGACATCGGTGACGGCGGCTATGTCAAGCTCTTGTTGACAGACACGACGGGCACGGTTAAGGAGGTCGTGCTGAAGCATAGCTTGGCTCAAGCTAGCGGGTTGCAGAACTACATCGGCTTCCACCACCCAGGCAACGAGTATGTTAGCGTAACGATCAGCAACACGACTACCTTCGGCGACATGGGCATCGATGACCTGTTTGTCGGCACTCGGAGCCAGCTGAATCAGCTGGTACAAACGCTTACTAGCCCATTCACCGCCTCAGCACTGTCACCAATTGGCAGCTCTCGTGCTAGCAACGGCGGTGCTTGGGTTGACCTGTACGGCAACAACAGCCACACAGCTCTTGTTGAAACAGGCGCTGGTACAGTTCAAGTTGACACCTCAAAGGTGGGCAACACGCGCTACGGCGTCTACCTTGATAAGGGCACATCAACGCCCGATGTCACGCTGTTTGTTAACTTCAACATCACGCCGCTGTTCTTTGTTCAACCTGATCTTGAGCTCGGAGTCATCGCTCGTAAGAACGGCAATGACTACTACCACTTGACCTATACGTACTATGCGGCGGGCGCGCCTGCCTTTGAACGCACGTATGATAACGGCGACTGGACTACTATGGTTACGTTGACCCACTACCCGTCGGGCGAGGTGCTCTTTGGGCCGTACTACTACAGCGACCCATCATTCGGTACCATCAGGTGGGACATTCAAGGTAACACTCATACGTTATACGTCGAGTCATTTTACGGCAACAACCCAGCGCTGCCTGGCGGCGTTAACTATGACGGCATCCTCTGCCAAATTGTCGACGACCGTAATTTGACAGGCACTCAGCATGGCTTCACCATCAAGCAACCTTCGCTATAACAGATATGACACTTACTACAATTAGCCAGTTTGACGTGTATGAGCGGCACGCCCCTCGTCCAGCCCTCATCGAGCCAGTGACAACCTGCTTTGCTGAAGGTGCAACACCCTCGCAAGCGCTGTTTGCTAACTTAAAGAGAACTATGCAGGCGGCCGCCGTCGCGGACTTTACCGCTGAGAACGGCCAGGTCGCGCCGCTGACAGCGAGCGCATCGGGCGCCGGCGGGGTGACGTTTGCCATTGCAGGAGCCGGCGCTGTAGCGGCTAACGGCTTTGTGAGCACAAGCGCTAGCACGACGTTCACGCCCGCTTACTCGACGGCGCTGGTCACTTACTTCGGTGAGACCGCAAGCCCAACACCAGGCGTGCCTGACGTGCTAGGGGGCCCGTACTTGGCAAAGCAGCGTTACCTTGCGGCTATCGGCTCGTCGATGAACTCGGCACCGCCCACAGTGGTCAACTTTGAAGGTCAAACTACGGGCGCCACCTCGCTGACGATTGACGTTGCAAACTACTACTCGACCCAATCTGGCACGGGTTTCACCCCAACCATCTATAGCCCAACAACATGCACGGTCACAGGCGCTACCGTTGCCGCAACTCAGACCCTTGGCAGGTTCAACGTGGACGGCGGCCTGGGCACCAACGGCAAGTACCTAGCATGTACATCGGGCACAGACGTCGTCTTCACCTTCGACTATGGTATTTCGGCTTTTGGCTTCTATGCTACGGACCTTGGCGACGTTGAAGGAGCCCTAATGCTTTACATGCTGCCTGATGATGGCGGCGCTGAAGAGTCTGTGGTGGCAAAGGCAACGGCAGGTACTAACGGCAACCTAGTCTTTTTTGGCTTCACCAACCCCACCAAGCGGTATACCCGAGTGCGTCTAGTCTGTGCCACACCCGTGGACATCTACGGCATTGATCAGGTGATCACTGCGTGCGGCATGATGGTGCTCAACCCGAACCCGATGAAGGCCTTCGGCTTGACACTGCTTGACTACGGCAAGACCGTAGGCACAACCTACTCGGCCCAAGTCGTGACGACCCAAGCCACTTACAACTTCACGCTGCCTGTCACCACGACTGGGGCTACAGGCAGCCGTGCGTTCTGGGGCTTCAAGTGCAACGGCGGCCACAAGATCACGTCGGTGACGGTCACGTCATCAACTTCTAGCGATGCGCCTACCTTTGATGACGTAATGATCGGCTTTCCCTACTACTCATAAATGCCGCTTTAGCGGCCTTCATATTAGAATAGCATATCATGACAAATATCGTCAAGCGAGACGCATTCAGCGTCACCTTTACCGGCGCGCCGGAGCTAGCCGCTCTCGAGTCGCACGTGCTCGCCGTTGACCTCGGCACCGAGCTCTTCAACGAAGCGGGCGGCACTGATCACCGGACCCACACGCTCATCGTCTGGCTCGAGGATGATGAGGCAAACCAGGTCATGGGAGCCATTCGCGCCTGGGTCAAAAAGGGCAACGCGCAGTTCACCTTGAGCATGAAGGTGCTGAAAGAAGGCGGCGGCGTCAAGGACCTCTACGTGTTTGAGCACGCAATGCTTAATGCCGTGCAGCACTCAATCTTTACTCGCGAGAGCCAAGACGAGCGTTTTGAGGTTCAACTGGGCAGCCATAAGTACATTAGCCACATCGGGAAGCTTAAGCAGCCAGAGGCTCGGGAGCTGTCAGCTAAGCTCCTACAGATCGCGTTCGTTAGCGTTGATCATCACATCACAGACAATATGCAATGATCACTGTTTTCTTAACAGCGCATGGCCAAGTGAGACTCGCGCATCTTTTGACGAGTTTCAGCTGAAACAGGCGGTCGCTTCTTTGCCATCATCGAAAGATGAGCACGATGTTCCGGCGTCATTGTCAACTTCACGGTTACTTCCATGAGTTCGGCTCTTTGTGTTAAGCATCATGTGAACTGCCAACAACATCTTGTTTTTGGCTTTACCTTGAGTCATCTTGATAAGCATCCTATGGCAAAGAAAATGTTCACAGGCTGTTAATTGAACCTTATTAGAGTCATCATCTAATCCTCCCAACGACAGTGGGATTACATGATGGTTTTCAACATATCCACTGTTTGATCGAGTCTTAGCACGATCAACAATTTTGTATACCAGATGGTATATTTGTTAAGCAGAAATATATGACTATATACCGATACGGCAGTATTGTCCCTCTTATCGGTGGGAACACGATTGCCGCGAGGAACGTGCTAGGTTATGATCCTGAAGCATTGCTGACCTACAAGGCCTTCGCCGACAATGAGAAGAACCTCCGCGCTTACATGCCGCAGGTTCCTTATGAGGTGCTGGATGACGGCGGCGACCAAGCTGCTCTCGCCGGTGCTGACTTCATCACGGCTCTCTGCCCGTGTGCCGGCCTGTCCACGCTGGGCACCGGCGATGCGACGATGCGTGAGAACGCCAACAGCTGGATGTTTGCCTCAGCGAAGCACGTGCTCGGCACGCTAAAGCCGAAGGTCTTTTGGGGCGAGAACGCTCCTGCGATGTATGAGAGCAAGCTCGGCGAGTCTGTCCGTGAGCGCCTCAAGCAGATCGCCGACGACAACGGCTACACGATGTCGTTCTACTTCACCAGCACCCACCTGCATGGAGTGCCGCAACGGCGTCACCGCACGTTCTACTTCTTCTGGCGCGAGCAAGGCCGCGTGCCGGTCATGCCGTACTACCACAAGCAGGCTCCAACCTGGGGCGAGTATATGGCTCAGATCCCGGCCGGCGCTACCCAGCATGATGACGACAAGGAACGCGCCTACAAGCAGCTGCGCTCCACTCGCTTCGCCAAGTTTGCCCACGCACGCTTCGGCGAAGGCTTCCCTGACGTGATCCGTGAGCGGATGCGTGAGCAGGGCAAGACGATGGTGACCGTTCAAGACTTTGTGTTGAAGGACCCGAAGGCTCCCGAGCGGCCAAAAGAGATGCGTGACTGGTATTCCGAGCCTGCGCAAGCTGCGGCTGACCCGCGCGCCGCGGCCTACTTTGACCGCATCCATCACAAGATGTTTGTTGAGGACAAGGGCATCTGGGACGACTCGCCGTCCATCTTCCTACCTGAGGTCAACTTCAACGCCCTGATCGGTCGGACCACCGATGCGGCTCACCCGTATGAGCACCGCTCGCTGACCATCCGTGAGTGCCTGCACATGATGGCCCTGCCAAACGACTTCAACCTCGTGACGAAGACCATCAACCACATCTGCCAGAATGTCCCAGTCTGCACGGCTTCGGACATGACTCGCGGTGTGGTTGACTACCTCGAAGGTCGGCTACCGTTTACCGACGGCGACGTGGTCTGGCAGAACAACTTCAAGCATACCGTTGATAAGATCAACGGCGAGAGCAAGCTGATTAGCTTCTGATGTCAACCTTCAGCATAAGCTCCTGGTCAATCGAAGTGGCTCCGCGTAAGCTTAAGGCTAATTGGACGAGCAGGTGCAAGATCTAAAGCAAGAGCAGCAAGAGCATGGCCTGGATCTCGAGGACGAAATTGCTAGGATCTTGAGCGAGGAAATTGCTCGAGCGGCAGCTGAAGCAATCGAGGAAGCTCTTGAAGAGATAGTAGCATTAGGGTACAAGGCAAAAGATGGCCCGATAGCCGACGGCTATTTCTATTGCCCTTATGTACCCTTGCTTGATATCAAGCCTAAGCACCACCCGTATACACCGCATGAGCCGCTCGCTAGTAAACTTGAAGGATGGGCCCGCGCCCCTCAACTCGGTCTATATCGGGCGGCCCGGGAAGTGGGGCAACCCGTTCATCCTTGGCCAGGACGGCACGAGGACGGTAGTCATCGAAAAGTACCGCACCTACCTGTTGAATAACCCAGAGCTCCTAGGACAGCTTGAAGAGCTTCGCGGCAAGTGGCTTGTTTGCCACTGTGCGCCTAAGGCATGCCACGGCGACGTGCTTCTAGAACTGCTTAACCCACCAAAACAGCTGCTAAACTATGAATAACGAAACCCTCGCTGAAGCCCTCGCCCTCAAGGAAGAGATTAACTGTCAATCGGTCAATATCCGCCGCCTTGATGAAGCTCTAGAATGCGCCAAGCGCCAACCTGAAGTCTTCGATCCGCAAATGTCAATCGACGTCAACTTCAACCTCGAGCTTGGCAAGGTGGGCAAGGAGTTCTTCATCGCTGCGCTCGAGAAGGTACGTACGCTGTATGAGCTGAAGCTCGGCCGTGCCAAGGAAGGCTTCAGGGACTTGTGATGAACGCTGAGCTGTTGAAGAAAGCCGTCGGCCTCCAAGGCCTCATCGATGACCTCGAGACCGAGATCAATAGCATGCGGAACATTCGGGACCGGAACAGTTACATGTACCCGCAGCAAGTCAAGATCGCCTACCTCGGCGATGAGGGGTACAACCGGGTCGTTGACCTGATGATCGAGATCATGACCGGTCGGCGCGAGCAAGCTCAAGCGGAATTTGACGTCCTTTGAAAGCTGACTAGTAAATACAAGTGTAGCTGCAAGCATTCTTGAGAAAAGCTGCTCACGCTAAGTGCAATGCAGACCGAAATGATTTACCCTCGCTGCAGCTACACCTAATTCTACCAGGCTAATTAGCCTCGCAAATGCCGCCGTGATTACAATATCATAGCGGCATTTTACTCTTCTAGCTACAGACAAATGACAAAGATAACGGTGATCAAACGCACTGGGGTGCGGGTACCGCTTCAGATTGAGAAGATCCAAAAGCAAGTAGCGATGGCCTGCGCAGGCATCGCGGACGTGTCCCAATCCTTGGTTGAGATGCGGGCCAACATTGAGCTCTTTGATGGCATTGAGACCACGACCATTGACGAGCTGCTGATCCGTTCAGCGGTCAACTTGATTACCGACCCGGTTGGGCATGTCAACTATCAGTACGTAGCAGGTCGGCTTCGGGTCTCGACCCTGCGCAAGGAGGTCTACGGCAGGTACACGCCGCCTAGCCTCTACGACATTGTGGTCACCAATGTTGCGGCCGGCGTCTACACCAAGGACCTCCTCGAGTGGTACACGAAGGAGGAGTGGGACCAGATCGGCTCCTTCATTGACCATGAGAAGGATGAGGACTACTCGTACGCGGCCATCGAGCAGCTTATCGACAAGTACTTGGTGCGCAACAGGGTGACCGGCAAGATGTACGAGACCCCGCAGGTCCGCTATGCAGTTGCGGGCGCTACGGCCTTCCACGCTGAAGCCAAGAACGTGCGGATGCGCTGGGTCAAGGACTACTACAACTGCGGCTCCGACGGCCTGTTCACGCTGGCCACGCCGGTGCTCGCCGGCCTCGGCACCCCGACCAAGCAGTTCAGCTCCTGCGTTCTCATCAAGTCCGACGACACTCTGAAGAGCATCTTTGCGGCGGGTGAAATGATGGCCGACTACGCCTCAAAGCGGGCAGGAATCGGCCTCGAAGTTGGTAGGATCCGCCCGTTGGGAGCCGCAATCCGAGGCGGTGAGATCAAGCACACTGGTCTGGTTCCGTTTCTCAAGAAGTGGTTCGCTGACCTCCGTTCATGCTCGCAAGGCGGCATCCGCAACGCTTCGGCTACGGTCACCTTCCCGATCTGGCACGCGCAGTTTGAAGACCTGATCGTCCTGAAGAACAACCAAGGCACCGACGAGACTCGTGTCCGCCACATGGACTACAGCGTTGCGCTGTCAGGCTTATTCTGGAAGCGCCTGTTGAGCCAAGGCACGATTACGCTGTTTGACCCGAGCCAAGTCCCCGAGCTGTATGAGGCCTTCTACTCGGACATCGACCTCTTCGACAAGCTGTACGTAGAGGCTGAACGTCGTACCGACATTACCAAGAAGGTGCTGACGGCTGACCAGGTTGTCCGCGCGCTCTTCATCAAGGAGCGCACCGACACCGGTCGCATCTACATGATGTTCGTCGACAACGTGCAGAAGCAAGGCCCGTTTGACACCACGCTCGACCCGATCTACCAGTCCAACCTCTGTCAAGAGATCCTGCTGCCGACTCGCGCCTTCCAACGCGTTGATGACCCGAACGGTCGGATCGCGCTGTGCACCTTGGGCTCGATCAACTGGGGTGCCTTCCGCAACCCGGAGGACATGAAGCGCGCTTGCCGCGTGCTGGTCCGCTCGCTTGACAACCTGCTCTCCTACCAGGACTTCCTGTCCGTCCAGTCTGAACTGTCCAACCTTGAGTTCAGGCCGTTAGGCGTCGGCATCACCAACTTGGCTTACTGGCACGCTAAGCGCAACTTCAAGTACGGTGATGATGAAGCCCTAGGCGAGGTCAAGCGTTGGATGGAGCAGCAGGTCTACTTCCTGACAGAAGCTTCCGTTGACCTGGCTGAAGAGCGCGGCGCATGCACTCGCTCACAGCATACCTACTACGGCCACGGCGTCTTCCCTTGGGAGCGTCGAGCTTTCGGCGTCAACGAGCTGACCGACTTCTCGCCTGAGATTGATTGGGAGCCGTTGCGCGACCGCATGCTACAGCACGGCGTGCGCTGTGCTACTAACAGCGCGGTGGCGCCGGTTGAGAGCTCCTCCGTGGTCATCAACTCAACCAACGGCGTTGAGATGCCGATGGCCCTCATCTCGATCAAGGAGTCCAAGGGCTCGCTGCTGATCCAGGTGGTGCCTGAGTACTCGAAGCTGAAGAACCGCTATCAGCTGATGTGGGAACAGACCGACTGCATCCAGTACCTCAAAACGGTGGCGGTCATTGCGGCTTACACCGATCAATCCATCAGCACCAACACGTTCTACAACCCGAAATTCTTCCGAAGCGATGACCCGAAGAAGGACCGCAAGGTCCCTGTTAACCTGGTCATCGGCAACCTGATGAAGGGCTACAAGTGGGGCTTGAAGACCTTCTACTACAGCCTGATTGACAAGCAAGGTGCCAAGGCTGACGCTGAGGTCGCCCCATCCATGACACCCACTCCCGAGCTAGAGCTCGAAGATGATTGCGAGACGTGCAAACTATGACATCCCTTCCTAAGCTAAAAGCGACTGTTACTTACATGTCGCGTCCGTCCATGGAATATGACGAGCAAGAGGTCATGATTCCTCCGACCGAGGCATCGCCTGATGGGCGTGTTATGAACCTGACCAATCCGCGATGGGCATTGGCGATTGCCGGCTTCGAAGACACCAATGAGGCCATCGCTGAGGCTTACGAGCATGACAACGTCTTTGACATGGAGGTTGACCTGGGTACGGGCGAGTGCTGGTACCTCCACTGCTGTTCGTTTGAGTCGCTTGACCTGCGGACGAAGTCCGACATCGCGATCTCGTTTGCTCACGCACGGCTACTGTGATCAGCTACTTCAAGAGCCTGCTTGAGGGCTGGAACACCAGGCAAGAGGCTCTCAGGCTCCAGCAGCTGCTCATTGATGCAGGCTACGAGGTCTCGAGCAAGCTGACTTGGTAGATCGCAAAGACCAACATCGGTGACATCACAAATGTTTGCGTGTTCGTGCTCATCAACGGCCCGATAAAGCCGTATGTGCAAACTCGCTACATGGTGCATGTCCCCTGACAACCATGAAAATGAGATTTGTATCAGTGTCGAGCCAGCGATCCTGACTCCCTTGACCCCCACCGACTACCTCTACACCGACACGCCTTCATTTGCTGACGCTAGCGATGTAGCCCGATTCTTCACCGACAATATCTTCGTATGAGCACTTACGACTTTTCTAAGCCAACAAACTACCTGAGCCGCCGGATGTTCCTTGACGGTCGCGTGACCGTTCAGCGCTTCGAGGAGGTTCGCTACCCAAAGATCGAGAAGTTCAATGACACGGCGGAGGGGTTTTTCTGGCGCCCGCAGGAAATCACCTTAATGAAGGACAAGACCGACTTTAAGGAGGCATCTGATGCCGTTCGGCACATCTTCACGAGTAACCTCCTTCGGCAAACAGCGCTCGATTCGATCCAGGGCCGAGGCCCAACTCAGGTCTTTACACCGATCGCTTCGATCCCTGAGCTTGAGCTGTTGTTCAACAACTGGGGTTTCTTCGAGGCGAACATCCACTCGAAGGCCTACAGCTGGATCATCCGTAACATCTACGGCCAGCCCAAGGATGAGTTCAACAAGATCCATGACACGGTCGAGATCGTGCAGATGGCTGCCAGGATCGGCGAGCACTATGATGAGCTTCATCGGCTTAATTCGCTGATCGCTACCGGCCAACATGTGCATGAAGAGCTGCATGTCGACGCCATCTGGATGGCCCTTAACGCCAGCTACGCGCTCGAGGCGATCCGTTTCATGGTTTCATTCGCAACCAGCCTCGGCATGGTTGAGAACAAGATCTTCATCGGCAACGGCAACATCATCAGCCTGATCCTGCAGGATGAGCTGCTGCACAAGGACTGGACCGCCTACATCATCAACCAATGCGTTAAGGATGATGACCGGTTCAAAGCCGCCAAGGAGCGCTGCAAGGACAAGGCCTACCAACTTTACCTCGACGTGATCGCTGAGGAGAAGGCTTGGGCTGACTACCTGTTCAAGAAGGGCGTGGTCATAGGCTTGAATGCACAGATCATGAAGGACTTCGTGGATTGGACAGCCATTGACGTGCTGAAGGCCATCGGCGTCAAGTACACCGCGGTGGTGCCGAAGAGCAACCCGCTGCCCTGGTTCAACAAGCACTCGAACACCTCGATGAAGCAGACCGCGCTGCAGGAGAACGAGTCCACCGCTTACGTCATCGGAGCCCTCGACGATGAGCTTGACCTCAGCACACTCCCGACTCTCTGACTACGAGCTTGAACTGCAGCGCGAGTACATGTCCGGGATAGTCCCGGTCAAGAGCCAGAAGCGCTGTGGCCCTCAAGCTGCAGCAGCTGCTAGTCGACTCAGGGATAGATACTTCCCTTAAGCAAATCGGCGCGTCAACACGAGCTCCGCTAAGCAGCAGGGCAACCTCATGCGTGTCAGTGTTAAGCTGCACACGAGTCGGCGACTACATCATCTCGGCGGCTGTGGTTTCAGACATCGCGGTTAACGCGCTAAACCTTCGCGAAGTTGAGCGGATAGCCGTAAAGGTCACCAGCTCAGGCTTTTTCAGGGTCGATCAGCCGATTCAAAACATCCTTGCTACCGTTGACCTAGCCCATACCTATATCATAGGCCACCTCCCTAAAACCCTAACCAACCATGTACACAGTCTACACCAAAGACGGCTGCCCCCAGTGCGACCGCGCAAAAGCCATGCTAACCTCCAAGAGCGAGCCGTTTCAAGCAGTTAAGATCGGAGCTGACATCACACTCGAAGCCTTCCGTCAGCTTTACCCAGCCGTTAAAGCCGTGCCGTTCATCGTCGCTGAAGACCGGTCGGTCGGCGGCTTTAATGAACTTAGCAGGTTGCTGGCCGATAAATAAGGGTACAACAATGCACGCATAGGCGTGCGAACCCTCACGCCTAGGAGCTCACATGTCCCTCACCGGAAAAGTTCACACCATCACGATCAACCGCACCGGCCCGTCTGGTTCACCAGTCATCACCCTGGTTTCGTTCTCCGCAGTCGACTTCATCCATGAGTCGGGCGCCGCTACCGCAACTTCGGTCACGAAGGACGACATCGCGATGACGATCAATGACACGTACACCGTCAAGATCGCTTACCCGAACGGCTCGGTGCCTGCAACCAGCACAACGCTGGCTAACCTGGTCACGGCCGCTTCAAGCGCTGTCACGACCAAGTACGGCGCTGGCGAACTCGCGTAAGCTGGTTCGGGTGATGCGCTACCCTTAAGTGCGAACTTAAAACCTAAAGGCCTGGTCAGTTGACCAGGCCTTTTACTTTGCTCGATAATAAATAGCAGCATGTCCCTCAATACCAACCTCGTAGAATACTGGCCGCTAACGACTAACAATCTGGTCGGTTCATTCGGAGGCAACACCTTCTCACAAGGTGGCGGCTTGACATGGGACTCGACAAATTCATGCTGGACCGTAACTTCAGCTACGAATCCGTACTTGCTGTGCACCACGATCACATTGGGCACGCCGTTTACTATAGCTGTACAGGCTTACGTTAACGGTGGTGCAAGCGGTGACTACACGTTCATCGGTTACACGACAAGCGCAGGTAACTATTGGCAGCTTTATCAAACCGGTAGCACAAACACAGCAAGCGCTAAGACGCGTAACGGTGGCACCGCGGATGAAGCGCTAAGCGCCGCTCTTTCTGGAGCTGTTTATAACAACACGGCGTGTGTATACGGCGGTGCTACAAGTCGTCAGGTATACCTGGGTGGCACGCTGTCATCCGCTAATACAACATCGGTTACACCTACGGGTAGCTCGAAGTACCTAACTATCGGCTCGATCTTTGACGGTACTACAGCGTCGGGCAATGTTAACACCGGCTGGCGTTTTAAGAATGTCGCTGTTTGGTCGCGTACGCTCACGCAAGCTGAGCTCGACGCATACTTTGCTGCGCCTGCTACAGTTCTCGGACCGACGATCAACAACCAGCCATCAAGCGTAACTGTAACAGCAGGCGTTACGGCTACATTTACTGTTACCGCGACCGCAAATGCAGGCTCGCTGACTTATCAATGGCAGTGCAGCGTCAATAGCGGTTCGAGCTGGTCAAATGTCTCAACAGGTACTGGTGGCACGACAGCCTCTTATACAACCGCTGCAGCGACCGTTACAGGTGGCAGCGCAAACAACGGCGACTGGTACCAGTGCGTAGTCACGGATAGCAACGGGTCGTCGACAACAACGGCTGCTACCTTGACAGTGGTTGTCGGCTTAAAGCCTGTTGTGCTTAAGAATGGTCGCTTGACCGTTATGCAAAGCGGAGACTTGATCGACCCGGCAGTCTTACCGTCTTCAAGCGGCGGTACAGGCATCAACGCTCGCGTGGCGTCAACAGCTAACCTGACCCTAACAGCTCCTGGCCCGACAATTGACGGTGTCATCATGGTGAGCGGTGACATGGTGCTGGTTAAGAATCAGACCACCGGCTCTCAAAACGGCGTCTACACTTACAACGGCTCAGCGTCAACGATGACGCGCATCTCAGGCCTGGATTCAAGCGCCGAAGCGATCACTGGCTTGCTGGTAACCGTGGCTGAAGGCACCGCAAACGCCACAACGGTGTGGATGCTAAGCACCTACCAGCCGATCACCCTTAACACCACGTCCCTCGCCTTCACGCAGATCAGCCAGAACGGCACAGTCATAATCTCGACTGATGTGACCGTTGACTTCGGCACGATCCCAACTTATGCTAAGCAGTTCTCAATCTCCCTTGCAGGCCTACAGGTTGGTCAGCGTGTGCAGTGTGTCACCTCAGGCTACACACCAATCGGCGTCTACTTTGACGAGCATGAGTTCGGCGTGCTGCAATGGGTCGGCAAGGTCGTAACCGCTGACACGCTGCTGCTGCTAGGCACGTCTACAAGCCCGATCAAAGGCCAACGCATCTGCCAAGTGACGGCGAAGGTCGGCACATCGCAAATGTTCATCACGTCGGGTCAACCGACGGTTCCTGACTTCACGCTCCAAGCGGCTAACATCATCTAAGAGGTTCCCATGTCCCAATATGCACAGTATGCGTCAACCGTTGCGGCCGCAGCCGTTGTCATCAGCGCCGCTAACACAGCCCGTGACGGCACAGGCACGATCGTAGACGTGCTAACCGGTGGTTCAAGCGGTACTCGCATTGATGACCTGACGGTCACGGCCCAAGGTACTACCACGGCCGGCGTAGTGCGCATCTTCGTTTCAGACGGCACGAACACGCGCTTGTGGAAGGAAATCCTGGTGCCGGCAAATACACCGTCAACGACCAACGCCACTTGGTCCTATAGCGTGTCTGACCTTGCGCTCATCATTAAGTCAGGCTGGAAGCTGCGCGCTAGCACTCACAACGCTGAGTCCTTCAACGTGCTTGTGACTCGGGCCGGTGACTTCTAATGAACAAGGGTGTGTTTGCGGGTGCAGGCGCAAGGCCTATTGTCGGCTTTGGCAAGCTGACTTACGGCATCGACTATCAGAACAAGGACTATGCACCCGTGATGGGTCAAAAGACCTATGTTACGAATGCACCTGCGGATCTTAAGAGGATCTATCCCAAGATCACGCTTAAACAGCACTTCACCCCGTTCTTGGTTGTCGACATCATTTGGACAGGGTCGTTGTGGGCGGCTATAAGCGCTACTCAATTTTCAACAACAACCGACTTTATCACGTGGTCATCGCCTGTTACACTGCCTGCAAATACAGGCTATGTTTGGCGTATGCTAGGCTATAACGGCTCGCAGTATGTCGTAATCGGCACAGCTATAGGAAAACGGTCACCCTTCGACACGCTTGGCGCCAGCGTCTATACAGCATATTCGACAGCCGGTACAACTTGGACTGCAGGTTCGACGCTGACTGGCTTTTGCGCTTCAACAGGCGCGCTTATAAGCGCTCTCTTGTGGGACGGCACAGCTTGGATCGCTAGCATCATGCAGCATGATTCATACCAAACTGATTATGGTGGCATGATTAGGTCGACTAACGGGTCAACTTGGACAACGGTGTTTAGCGGTCGTGACGTTAAGCATGTAAGCGGCACAAGCTCATTGCTTTTAGCAACTACCGTACCAGGTACTACCGAAATCTATAAGTCAACAGACCATGGCGTGACTTGGACTCGTGCCGGATATGCTTCTAGCGCTCACCCGTTCTGCTATGTTAACAGCACGTGGGTAGTCTCTACTCGAAATGGTAGGCTGATGTCATCGGCTAACGGCACGTCCTGGACAGGCACCTTTAATCTAGCCGCGGGAGATGATGACAACATATTGGCGTGTGCAAATTCGCCGGTGATGAGCCTAGGCAGCTATTGGTTAAGAGCCTTTGTCAACATTAGTGCACGATCAGGCTATGACGATGTGCCATGCCAAGGCGAAAACTTGCTTTCAGTTAGCGCTGGGCTAGATCAAGTTCCGGTAGTATATGACTTTTACGAAGTTCCGATGATTTTGAATGGAGTGTATGCTGCTAATAGCAGGGCATTCATGTATACTAAATACTCAGCGGATGATGAATTCATGACGGCTCCATTTATCGGTGAAGTTATCATCGATCCATCTACTATGCAGGTACCGTTAATTACTTGGGACCTCTTAACAGCTAACAACCTTTACGTGAAGGTCAGATGAATAAGGGTCAGCGAATCGGCTTTCGAGGCGACAAGAATCCAGCCGATGTAACCAACAGTGAAGTAGGTAAGCTTACCTACTCAATGCTAACGCATCCTGACGAGATCGACCTTAACCAAGGTGGGCAACCCGTTGACACGTCTAAGATGACGTTGCTGCAACAGCAGCGCTTCGGTGTAGTTAACTCTACACCCATGCTGTTTGTTCCTGGCACTGATGTCTTGACCCTTGCGCCGGGCGCAATTGTATGCATAGGTGGCCCTGCATACCTCCTAGTCACTTATGACGCCAGCGGCGCGAATTTGCTAGTTTGGAAAACCGCTGACTTTGTTAATTGGGAGACATCATCAATTGCGTGGGCTAGCACCCAGTTTGCAGGTAGCATTTTATGGACAGGTAGCGAGTACCTAATGTTCTGCTATGATTTTGTCAACACTCGCACATTTGGCTGCTATTCAGCGGACGGGTTGTCGGGTTGGACGCAATTCACAATTTCTATCACAGAAGCTTTGCTATCATATGGCAATGGCATCCAGTCAGCAGCTACTCAAACAAAGATCTTTACTACTTTGAAGAATGACAGCGGTGTAGTGGGAATACCGTTAGTAATCAATAAGCCATTGTCAGCATCGCCGACGATGACCAGGAACCCCATTGTAGGTCCGGTGGGCTTTAAAATAACAGGTACCGGCCCAACTTCAAAGGGGGTCATAGTTGACAATGCATATTACACAGAGGACATGTCAACCTTCACCAAGGTGCTCGAAAATGGATGGGTCGTAGAAGCTCTGCCTTACAATAAAAGCGGTCAGCTGTTCACGGCGTACAGGACATCAATGTCTTATACCCTCCAGATGCTAGTGTCAGCTGATGGGCTTAACTGGACTAAAGTGAGGCTGAATTCAATGAATTCAACCGTAGGCTTTTTTGGGACTAACAAGCTGTTTAAGACAACAGACTCAACCGGACGGGCGATTTACGTTATTGGTCCATACATGTCATACGACCTTAAAACATGGACTAGCTACGATAATGCAAGAGTTTTGCTAGGCATCGGCTATAATGAAACGTTCATGCTTAATGATAACCTTTATTCAATCTCAAATTCGTCTCATTCGGTTGTTATTAAGCACGACTTTTCATTGATCAAAAAAGACATCATGCCCACTGAATACTCGGGCGCTAAGCTGAGAATCAAATGACTCATAAGAGCCTTTACGGAGCAAATAAGAAGCGTAGCGTCAAGGGTGAAAGCAGTTATTTTGCTCTGCCTCCGCCGTCCAACAAGTTTAAGCGCACTGGCAGCTATGGCGACGGCATCTATAGCCTTACTGCATACAACGGCGGCATTCGCTTGCCAGGAGAACAGCTGCCATTTGACGCCCCTGGGATTTATAACAAAAAGGCCGAGGTTGTTACCTCCGTTGCCTTGCCGATAGCTGCGGGTGGCTATCAATGGAAGGTCGCTAACATAGACAGCTTAAAGATCTTAGCTGTGCCTTATAACCTCTATGGAAGCGATACGATCACTCAAGTTACATATTCGACGGACGGCGGTTCATCTTGGTCAATCGGTACTGTTTCTGATAAGCAGTATTCAGCTGTATGCGCTACAAGCGCCGCTTATTACATCCTCGCTACTACGGGTGAGATTTACACGTCTACAACAGGGGCTAGCTGGTCATATGTAGGTACAGTAACGGTACCTGACTTGTCTCAGACAACGTCCGAATTCATCTTTAAGGCTGGTACCTTTTATGTATTTGCGGCTGCTTACAACACAAATGCTACAGCAGTAATTGCGTCATCATCCGACTGCGTGTCTTGGTCATACGCATCTGATTCAACTATTAGCAAGGCATGGGCCTTTGCTGTCAATGACGCGGGAGTGCTTGCAGTAGCGGCAGTTCCCAGCTATAGCAGTTATCTCAACTATAACTACACGGCATTCTTCACAAATTCTACCGTTGGGGGTACATGGACTAGGCATAATTTGATTGGGTCAATCTATTTCCAAGCATCTGACTTCACAGGACCGCTTAAGTCATATGGCAACTCATTTTACATGCTTGCCACAAACGGCGCTGTATACATCACTAATGATAACTTCACAACGATCAAGAACTACGCAAATTTAGCGCAAGGCTTTGAAGCTAATGCATTGATGGCTTTGTCAAACAAATATGTGATCACAGGGTCTCTTAGCAATAGTACAGTTACAGGGATTTTGATTCGCGACTTAACGGAAAATCTTCAAGCTTCAGGCATTGAAGTTACACCGCTTAATGTCCAATATGAAGGCTTTATGTCCTTGTGCTTCAATGCTGTCACGCTCGATGACACGACGTTCGGTGTGTTCAATGCACCCTCTGTCGGCGTTGGCTTCTTTAAAAAGTTCACAATCGATAAGGCTAAGTCATATGCTGTGTTTCCATCACGCTTTGTGATGTTCCCTCAGCTTTCTGACTTTGCTGCCTCATACATCGCAATCGATGACAACGTAAACCCGGCAGACTATCCAGGGTATTCTACCATGGATTACAACCCAGGCTATGGCACTGCGCTTGAGGGCAAGTTTAAACAGTGCGACGGCTCATCGACATATAGCAATGCATCAGCTAGCTTGAAGGCGCTATTTCCTAAAGTCAATGTAACTTTTTGCGGGGTGGTCGAGCGCTCCGCACTCGGCGCAGTTCACCTAGGCTCTTGCTATACAGGCTCGACAATCGTGTTGGTAAACGTAAACACGAATACAAACGACATCAGTATTATCACGTCGACTGATGAAGGCGCTACATGGACAGTCGCGCAAACAATTGCGGGTGCCGGCGTTGCCTATGCTGACTTGAATTTACCGTCACAAAGTTGCCTCGCATATGACGGCTCGACATATTACTTGGCCGCAACAAACAGCATCAATCAAGGTGTCGTATACACGTTCACGTCTCCCTCCGGCGCCTTGACCGCGACATCACTCAACCCTACAAATTACCCTGGCGTGCAAAATTACCGGGTTGTATCGGTGTCGTCGTCTAGCACTGTGGCGCTTGGTCATAACGGGAGTGTTTACCAAACTACTAACCATGGTGCTTCCTGGACGCTTATTACAACCCTTACGGGTACGGTTAGCGCGGTCAATAACATCACGAAGATCGGCAGCGACTATTACGTGCTATGTTTGTATGGCATCTACAAGTCGTCAAACATGCTCTCGTTCACTGAGATTTCAGCGTCTACCGCTGCCGGATCAATCGCTTGCGAGTCACTTGTTTATCACATCCCTACAAACACGTGGATGACATATGACGTAAACCGATATACCGGCTACACCAGTACAGATAATATGACGACCTGGTCTGTGTCGCGGACGGGCTTGCGAGTGAACGCCCAATACACCATCGGCAACTACATAATGGAACCTTACGGCCGGTATGCAGTTTCGCCGAACGGTCCGACATATGCGTTAAACATGCCCTTAGTGGACGTGTTTAGGCAACCTATCACAGGCGGATACCCGCTTACCATCGGCTCTGGCAATCAGCTCATCCTTTGGAAGCAAAGTCTCTATCAGCCTATAGGCTTAACAACAACACCCTACATCCTGTCATTTGACACATCCGTAATGCAAATGCCCATGTCAGGCAACTCAACGGTTGATGAAGGCTTGGGATGCTGGATGCGCATCGTCGACTAGCATAAATAGCAACTAGAGGATCTCTTACATGGCAATCATCAACTCCCCATCCACTGGCCAAGGCGCCGAAGTTAGCAGCTCTGGCGAGCTGTCAGTAGCCCTGACCAACAACTCAAAGACTCGCATCTTCAGCGAGAACGATGACGGTACGATCCTGGGCACCGCGACGCTGCGTAGCCCTGAGACCTCGAATGACTATCGGCTGCGCATCGGCGTGGACACGATGCTGTTCACCGAGACGTTCAACGCAACCGCGCAAAATACGTCCAACTGGTCATACACCTTCAACACACTGACAGCGTCTTTGCCAGGCGCAGGCACGTTGAACTTCGGCACGGTTCAAGGCACGACCTCATCGCACGGCGCATACATGAAGACGTTCCAGTACTTCCCGGTGGTTGGCACCGCGCCGTTGTCGCTGGAATTTACCCAAGGGCTCTTCACCGCAACGCTCGTAGCCAATGAGAACGTCATGTTCGGCCTGGGTAACCCAACAGCTGCCACGACGGAACCGACAGACGGTGCTTGGATTCGGATTACTACCGTGGGCATGGTCGGTGAAGTAAGGTTTAACGGCACGACGACGACGACGTCAGTTATGCGCTCCCTCGCACAGCTCACGGTCAGTACGATGTTCAAGACAACGATCGTTGTCTCAGAGCACAGCGTATACTTCTGGTTGGATGACGTGCTAATCGGCACGTTGAATGTTCCAGCGGGCAACGGACAGCCCTTCATCGCTGGCTCGCTACCTGTATTCATGATGAAGTACAACACCGGTACGGTCTCAAACACGAACACGTGGCGTGTCTCGGACCTAACGGTGTCGCTGATGGACCTGGACACCAACCTGCCGTATGCTCATCAGCAAGCTCTTGCAGGCCTAATGGCCTACCAAGGTCAGAACGGTACGACTGTCGGTTCAACGCAAGCCACCGGCACGATTACTACCGGCTCGTCAACGAACCCAACAACGGCTGCCGGCTCGAACACCGCCGCCGCTTCGACGGGCTTGGGAGGCGTCACGGTCATCACGGCTGCTGCGGGCGCGAACACCGACTACATCGCAACAAGCTACCAGGTGCCAGCAGCGACGATCAACATTACGGGTCGTAACTTGATCATCACCGGCGTTCGCATCTCGTCAATCAACACGGGCGCTGCTGTTGTAACCACGCCGACTACTCTTCAGTGGGCGATCGGCTATGGCCATACCGCCGTGTCGATGCAAACCGCTGAGACTGGTTCATTCGCCACAGGTACAACGAAGACGCCCCGCCGCATCTTCCTCGGTTTCCAGTCGGTACCTATCGCTGCTGTTATCGGCGCTGTCTATGCGCCGGACCTCGTCATGGACTTTCAGTCCGCGCCGATCGTTGTCCACCCGGGTGAATTCATCAACACCCACTTCAAGCAGCTTGTGGGTACGGCTACCGCATCCCAGTCGATCACGTCTATCGTGACATTCACCGGCTACTGGGTCTAAGCAAGCGAGCCGGCAAAGTCCGCCGGCACGTAGTGGAAAAAGGTTCCCAGTAGCCGGTGCATGTTTGCTGGGAGCTCGTTCCGCCAATGTGGGTCTCGGGTACCTGCATAGAACACAGCGTCGCCTACGTTGAGCTTGGCAGCATGCGGCACTCCGTTGACTTCGATGAAGAGCGGCCACTCCTTAGGGTCAGCGCTTGACGGGTCGACACCTAAGATGACGGACGCGTTGTAAACGCACTGCGGCCTGTCAGTGTGCCGCGGCAGCACGGTACCTGCCTCATATGCTGCTGTAAAGCTATAGCTGGTCTTGATGTCAGCGTCAAGCACGTAGAGTGCAAGCTTGAGCGTAGCCTCATGGACCAGTCGCATCAACGGCGAGTCATTGACCGATGTACGCTTGATGCCAGGCATGTCAGGCCAGCGCTCATGGACTTCAGGTTGACGGTAGAAGTAGTCAGCTAGCTGAGCGCAGTAACCCGCAGGCACTATGCCTGGAACCTTGACATAGCCGTCAGCTTTAAGCTGGTCCTTGAGGTCCTCCCATCGCAGCTGTGGCACCTCGAGCAAACCCAGGACTGTTAGCCTGCGCATTAGCCGGTCATTATCGAGCCTATAGCCGGTCATCGACAAGATCAAGCGCTCATCCACCTCGCGCGGTAGCCATGCCTGCAGGTAGTGCTCGTATACCCACATGAGCGGAAAGCGCATTGTCTTGAGCAGCTCGTCATAGTCAACACGGTGCAGGCGCTCGCACGGGATAGGCTCGAGAATTGAACGTTGGATGATGTAGGTCTTAAGCATGGAAGTATTTACAAAGCGGCTAATGCCGAATACAATCCAAGGTATGAAGCGAAAGAAGCATCAGTTAACAAGCAAGCAACAGGCGCTGCATGACTCCAATGAACAGATGCTGGCTAAGTGGGCGAGCGTACCTAAGTTTGCGCGCACGCCGGCTCCAGTCAAAGTCGCGCCGGTCAAGGCTCCTGAGACTGTCATCCGGCAAACCCCGAAGCCCCAGAGCCTTGTCACGCCTGGCGGAAGTACGGCGCTGAAGCCTGTGCCGGTCTACACCGGCAACAAGATGCTTGGCATTGCAACCATGCACAAGTCAAATGAAAGCCCCCCTACGTCGGTCGCCAACCTATGCACCCTTGCTCACGCGAGCTTTGGGCTAGGCTCGTGACCAAGCGAGAGCCCAACGAGTATGTCATCGTGCATCACGTCACTGACCTGCCCAACCACTTGCAGCTCGAAGTTGAGCGCAGGTCAACAACGCTCGGCATCTGGTTCGAGCGCATCATAATAACATCATGACACAGACACTCTTCTTCACGTCCGACACCCACTTCGGACACGCCAACGTCATCAAGTACTCGAAGCGCCCTTTCGGTAACGTCAACGAGATGAACGAAGCGTTGATCGAAAAATGGAATGCTCGGGTCAAGCCGAATGACATCGTTTGGCATCTGGGCGACTTTGCCTTCCTCCCAGCTGTCAAGGCTGAGAACATCCTGTGCCGGCTCAACGGCAAGAAGCGCTTGATCCTCGGCAACCACGACTCGGTCATCGAGGATAACAAGCAGCTGCACGCTTACTTCGAGCTGATCGAGAAGAAGCGCGTGATCAACATTCCTGACCAGGGCGTGGGCAAGTACAACCGTCAGCAGATCACGCTCAACCACACGCCTGAGCTGACCTGGGAGTCCGGCCACCACGGAGCCTGGATGCTGCACGGCCACTGTCATGGCACGACCATTCACCCCTGGGGCGGCAAGATCCAGGACATCGGCGTGGACGCGCCAGGCATGAACTATGCGCCCATCTCCTATGAGGAGCTCAAGGCTCTAATGGCGCCCCGGGCTTTCTCAAAGCACCACGGGGACTGAGATGACAGGCGTGAGCCCGTCTCGGGGGCGCCTCCGTTACAGAAGTGATTTACACCAGCGCCTTCCTGGTGTACAATCCGTACAATACTAACGGAGGCTGACATGGAAGTTTACGCTGTGGGCGGCTCAGTCCGTGACGAGCTGCTGGGCTTGACACCTTCGGACCATGACTACGTGGTCACCGGCGCCACCGAGGCCGAGATGTTGAAGCTCGGCTTTGAGAAGGTCGGCGCCGACTTTCCGGTGTTCTTGCACCCACAGAACGGCGACCAATGGGCGCTGGCTCGAATCGAACGCAAGGTGGCTGTTGGCTATCACGGCTTCGAGGTTGACGCCGCGCCCACCGTCACGATTGAGGATGACCTGGCCCGCCGTGACTTGACCATCAACTCGATGGCCAAGCACACGAAGACAGGGGAGCTGGTTGACCCTTACAGTGGCAGGCGTGACCTACAAGTCAAGGTGTTGAGGCACACGAGCAAAGCCTTTTGCGAGGATCCGCTCCGTGTCCTGCGGCTGGCCCGCTTCGCTGGCAAGTTTCCGGACTTTGACATCGCCGTCGAAACTATCGAGCTGTGCGAGGACATGATCAAGCACGGCCAGCTGAACGAGCTGTCCCAAGAGCGGATCTGGGCTGAGCTGGTCAAAGCCTTGGAGACGCCGGACCCGATGCGTTTCTTCAGGGTGCTCTATGTCATGAAGGCCTTCGGCCGTGTCAAAGGCCTTGCTGCTTTACGCACGATGGACGCCGACTTCACCCAAGCTTTGCTCAACAAGACTCGAGAGCCTGACTTAGTGCTGGCTTGGCTGATCAAGCATGGTGGTGCCGTCAACCGTATCACCGAGGCCGCTGCACGCGGCCTGCCTGGCGGGACCGTCAAGGCCTTTGACGTGATCACTCGCAAATGGGATCGCTCAAATCCTGTCAGCCTGCTCGATGACATGCAGCAAACCGGAGCCACCCGTGGCCTGTGGGCGCAAGTGCGTCGAGCCATGGTGTTCACAGATCCTGTTGAGCTCGAGCTCCTGGAGCAAGGCGTTAAGGCAGTCAACGGCGTGCTGGCCGAGCCGTTCCTGGGCCTGCCTGGCAAGGAGATCGGCCTGGCTCTCAAGCATGCTCGCATCGAAGCCTTGACCAAGGTCTATCATCATGGCTGATGAGAAGGACGAGAACACCCTCGTCATCCCGATTCAAAGGCCGCGTGACCCGATCGCGCGTGACCTGCTAACGCCCAAGTACCGGCAGCGCATCCAACGGCAGCGCAAGGGTAAGGGCTCATTCGAACGCAAGAAGGCAATTCCAGATGACGACTCTCTCACCTGACTAGCTCAAGACCATCTTGAGCAGACCGGCTACTCAGAGGAGGTGCTTAAGCTAGCGCCTGATACCCAGCTCTCGAAGCTCAAAGCCGACGGTATGCTGGACAGCCTCGATGCGGTTGAGCTGGTCATGGCTGTCGAAGACGAGTTTCGTATCGAGCTCAGCGACGATGACATCGAGAATGTGAAGACCGTCGGCGACTACGTCAAGCTGATCAACGAGGCAATGGGTACGCTGCGGGAGCGGGGGTGCCGTACAACCAAGAGCACGGTCACTTTTACGACCGAGCTCACCTATCGGCAACACGAAAAGCTGCAAGCTAAAGGTGGTGAAGCATGGCTCAAGAAGACACTCAACAAGTGAGCTCGGATTCCTGGTGCGACTTCGGCATCGAGCAGGGCAGCGGCGTCCCGAAGGGTGACAAGTTCAAGGAGCAGCTGCGCATGCTCCAAGCCAAGCATCATCCGATCAAGCAGGCTCCTCGGTTCACCCGTGTCGTAGGTCGCTACAACCTCCTCCGCAACGAGGACTCTGCAGCCTTAGCTGTCTCATTTGACGCGGGCGCTGGCCTCATGGCCATCTCTGTCACGGTCACCCCGGACAGCGAGGACGACTACGGCGGCTCTGACCCATTCGAAGCGATGAAGGTCATCGAGCGCGTAGGGAAGAGCTACTTCATCGACACTGGCGCGAAGAGCGTCAGAAGAAGGTTGACACCTTCTGGCGCAACGAAGTTAAGCTCCGGCAAGCTTACTACAAAGAACGTGCGGTCAAAGCTCAAGCTGCGGCCGCTCGTGCTTCGCTCGGCGCACCGTGCCTACAACGACTACTTGGACTCTCTCGAATGAAAACAGACGCACTCGGTGACCGGGTCAAAGCCTACGAGGGCTTGGCTAATGAGCGCTCCTTCTTTCGTCCGGGAGTCTCGCTTGTCCAAGACTGGGAGTGGGTTGTCGCGCGCGTTGACGGCCGTACATTCAGCACCTTCACAAAGGGCATGCAGAAGCCCGTCGACTCCTGGATCCTCGAAGCCATGATTCAGGCTACGGCCGGTACCTTCACAAAGATGCGGCCGCGCTTGGCCTATGTGCAGTCTGATGAAGCCACCTTCTGCTGGCATCGTGACAAGCTCGAGTTCAACATGCGTGAGCAGAAGAACGTGAGCCTGCTGTCGGCGACCTTCACTGGCCGATTCCTCGATACCCTGATGCGGACTGACCCGACTCGCTACTTGGAGCTCAACGAGCCGCCGGCCTTTGACTGCCGCATGTGGGAGGTGCCCACGGAGCTGGACGTGTTGGACGCTTTTACCTGGCGTGAGAAGGACGCGGTCAAGAACGCTGTGAGCACCGCAGCCCGTGTCGTTGCGCCTGAGCGTGAGCTGCATGGCATCAGCATGCAAGACCGTCGTGAGCTGCTCAAGGAGCGAGGCTTCGACTGGGAGAGCCTGCCACCTACCTACACTAACGGCGCCTACCTGCGGCATGTCTCCTTCCTCAAGCCGCTGGACGAGGAGGTTCGACAGCGCATCCCTTTGGCCAAGCGTCCGGCCGCCGGCGAGCCTGTGACCAGGCATGAGGTCCGCGTTGATACTCAATGGCTCAGCATCCACCAGCTAGACAACGTGGCCGAGTTCTTCAACGGTGGTGAGCCGAAATTGAGGCCACTCTAAGTGTTTACAACTTGCTCGATAGGGTGTACTATTATACCTATCGGCAAGTTGAATACTTATGAACATGAAAGTTACCGGCAACCTCGTCTTCGAGCCTGACCGCGGCGCGGACTTCCGCAAGACCGGCAAGCTCAAGACCTTGATCCTGGACCTCCCAGGGAAGAAGCACCGTGAGCTGGCTCGCTACTATGCCAAGCTCATAGAGCTTGAGCATGGCCCATGGTGCAACCTGCTTGAGCCAATGTTCGGCACCCACATCACGGTGGTCCGCGGCAACGGTGACCGCTTTGACGAAGAGCGGTGCAAGCAGGTTGTCAACAGCCAAATCACGGTCGAGCTCGACCCAACTACCCTGCAACGCACACCATGGTCCGGCAAGAATCCCGCCTTCTGGTACATGAAGGTGGTGTCGCCTGAGCTGACTAACTTACGCAAGCTGCTGCAAGTCAAGCCGATCTTCAGCTATGACGCTCACTTGACCGTGGCACGCGAAAGCCTGGACTTCTACATGCACACCGAACCGCCTCGCTACCCTGTAGCTGTGGCGCTCGCTGCGGCTGAGCTCATCCCAGGCGTTGTGCGCAGTCGCAAGAAGGGCGAGGCTCGGCAAAGCGGCAATGAAGCCTTGAAGGATGAGCTCCTTCGCTTTGCACAACGCGCTCATCGTGACCCATTCTGCAACGGTGAAGCCTTGCAAGCGCTTGTGTATGAGCACGTCAAAGTTCCCACCGCCGACTGGCAGCGCGAGCTGCTCAACCTGTTCTGTTCAGTTAGGACATCATGAAAAAATTCTTCACCGTCGAGGATGACCTGCTATCCGCACCTCGCGGCTTCATCATCCACGGCTGCAATGACAAGGGTGTCATGGGGTCAGGCGTCGCCGCCGGCGTGCGTAACCGCTACCCTGGCGCCTACGCCGTCTACAAGCAAACCGAGCAGCTGCTCGGTTTGAAGATCGGCACCTGCTCGTTCTATCAGCACAACCCAGAGCTGTTCATCGTCAACGCCGTCACCCAAACGCTGGGCGGCCCGAACCCGCTCGACATGCAGGGCTTGGCTGAATGCTTCAGCAAGACGCTGTATATGATGAGCATGCACGAGTACTGCAGCGGCATCTCCGCAGGCAGCCTGCCGCTGCTGTTCCCAATGATCGGCGCCGGGCGGGCGGGCGGGGACTGGAATGAGATCAGCGATGTCATCGTCAAGGTCACTAGCTCCACCAGCTTGGCTTTGGCGGTCAACCGCCAGCTGATTCTGTACACGGTCAAGGCAGAGCCTGCCGACTGCCGTTAAAGGAGGTCACATGTTCGTGCTACCCATTGAAGGCCCACCTCATAGCGAGTCACCCATTGCAGCAAAGCACAAGATCGAAGAGCTTGAGGCTCAGGTGCGCCTGCTGACTCGCCAGCTCGAGGACGCAAGGCTCGATTGCCTCGCAGCAAAGCGCGGCTTGGTGCTGGCTGTCAAGTGGCCGGCCAAGGTGTCATCGCCTGCGCGGACAATCTTTGTCCCGCCGAACGAGGAGCGCGAAGGCTTTGTTCGAGGCTGGAACTCGGCGCTCGAAGCATGTCGGCATGGCGTTCATGAAAGCTCCCGTGTCCAGTGGGTCAACGACTGCAATCGGACGATCATCGAAGGACTGCTCTTCTTGGCCAGCAACCCGCGGCCTACTGGAGGCCAGGAGCGGTTCAATGCTGAGCACCTACGGCAGCTTGCCGGTGAGTTGCAAGCCGTGGTGAAGCAGACGCTTCCTTGAGGAGGTAAATAGGTGGCACAACCTAACCGTTGGGAACATATGACTCCAGAAGAAACCAAAGCCGCCCTGCGCAACTTCATCAACGCTACCATCAAGGGTGACCCTGAAGGCAACGCACAATCGATCATCAGCAACGTGCTACAGTCCAAGATGAAAGCCCGCATCATGGGCACGGCAGGGCCTGAGACCATCGATACGGCCACGCCTGTTGTCGACGACACCGCCGGAGCTGAGTAATGCTTGTAGCACTCGTGAAGAATGACAAGATCAAGCTGCTCGGCCAAGACGGCGTGCACGTGGTCAGCTCCTACACGAGCCTCAAGACCCAGCCCGCGGTGTATGTCAAGGAGCCGTTGCCTGACGGCTCTCGTGCCGCTTTCTTTGCAGACGTGGTTGAAATCAACGGCGTCAAGGTCCAGTATGACGAGAGCTCGAAGCTCCTCGAAGCGCTGGGCCCGCTGAAGCGCTCCTTTAACCTGCCACAGCCAGGCGACACCGTTGTCTACACCTTGGTCGAGACCGACTATGACGAAGAACGGGTTGAGGCTGAGGTTAAGGACCTTCGCTTGCACGCACGAGGTAACGCGACCAAGTCGCTGCAGGTCAAGCTCGTCGGCTCAGACACGGCTCTCGAGCTGACTGATATCGTTGACATCAAGCGAAAAGTAGGCAATGACGTCTTCAACCGCGCCAAGTTCCAGCACACCTACGTCGACTACCTCAGCTACGGCTCGAGAGATTCGGACAAGCGCTCTTAAGCTTCAACAGCTGCTGATCGAAGACCCTGAATTGAACACGAAGACGGTGTTGCTTTCGCTGCTAGCATTATGCCATCCCACTCGATTACGACTGACACTGGGAAATGCTTGTTAGCTCGTTGAGGCCGAAGGTAGATATCATGCTTCGAGCCGTAGTAGCTGTGCAGATTGCTGCTTAAGCTTCAACCCAAATGCCTCGGGCAAGAAAAGCTGCATCGCGGCTTCAGGCGCTAAGCCTAAGATCCGGCTGTTTGTAGCATGATGACCAGACCTGGCCATGAAATGAGTGAGCGTTATGCCAAATGAGCTCGTCAACAAGGTTGGGCAGGGTGACATGCATCCCACCCATGCTATTCATCTTAGCGTCAAGGTCAGCGCCGTACTCGTTGTCGATGATTAGCTGTTGAAGCTTCAGCGAATCTACACGAATGTCATGGGCAGGCTTTGGCGCTTCGAGCAGGTGTCCTAGCTTCATCCGCGACCTCGCCGGCTGATCTTGCCTTCGATGTGCTTGATGACATCGGCTACGTCAGACAGCTCGTCGCCGTCTTCATCGACAAAGCACTGGGTATCTTCATTCCACTTCATATGGAGCGACTTCTCGTCACGCTCGCCGTTGTAGACAACTTCAAGCGTGAGGACCCGATCGTTTAGAAACACGCTGGTCTCAGTCACGTCACGCACGTCACGCAAAGCCGTGCGAAGTCGCTACCGTCGCCGATGTACGACTCTGTGCCGTTGTGCTCCATCCCACTTCAGTCGGCTGGATGAATACCTTGCAGTTAAGGAAAGCATGCTTAATAGTGAGGGTGATGTACTCGTCCCTCCACCTCGCGCTCGCCTTTAGCTTGACATCGGCGTCATGCACGTGCTCGAGCACTAGCTGCTGAAACTTGAGCGACTCGCTTACGCAGGCTACCGTCTTCAAGCAAGGCTTGCAGCTTCATTCCTCTTCGACCTCGATGTCCGACGGTGGCAAGTCGGCCGCCCGTTGGTTATCGTCATTCGGTACGAGCACAGGGATGCCTGCGATCTTCAACAGGTTGCGACCGATCAAAGCGTCATACTTCATGTCAGCACGAGAGGTGACTGAGAACTCAACCTGGTTGTAGCGGACACCCCGCAGGATGATGTCAAGCTTGATCAACGGCCGAGTTGACTTACCGTGAGCGTTCCGGATCTTGACATGACGGTCAACCGACACGCGGTAGGTGATGCCGTCGCGCTTGAACTTGACCCAGCCGCCAGTTTCACCCACGTCTTCGGCGTGCAGTGAACAGAACGCCGCACCGGTGTCCACTCGTGCATGCATGCCTTGGTCCGCAAGCCGGACGATGACCAGCTGCTCAGTGTCGCCAAGCGGTTGGTCACCGTTGACATTCGGGGTTACTTGCACCGGCGCGTCATTGTGCGGCACGTCGAGGGAACCCTCAATGCCGTTAGGAACCGCTGGTTCGATCTCAGGAGCGATCTTCGGCTCAGAGACGGGAATACCGTCGTATATGCCGTCGACCACCGCCGGTTCGCCTGAGCCCGGGACGAACGGAGCATCATGCTTGCCTGACAGCTTAACCAAGCCCTTGATCACAGCCTCAGGCAGGTTCTTGTCCTCCCAGTTCTTCTGGATGGCTTCGAGGCCTGGCGAGCCGTTGACTTCGAGCACGATTAGCTGGCCATTGTGCTGGATATAGTCGATCGCGCAGAAGCGGGCGCCAAACAGCTCAACGATCTTGCGAGCGAGCGCCAGCTCCTCCTCGTTAGGCTCGTACTTCTCAGTCTCGGAGCCCAAGTGCGAGTTGGTGCGAAACTCGTCCTTCTCCTTCGGCTGACCACGACGGTTAGCCGCCAGCAGGTCATCGCCGATCATGATGATGCGAAGGGACTCCTTGTGCTCGATGAACTCCTGCAGCATCACCTCGGAGCCGCTGTTGGCGAGGAACGCCTGAGCGACTGAGACGAGGGAGGACTTCGAGTCGACCTTCATAACGCCGATGCCGTGCGTGCCGCGCAGCGTCTTGATGATCATCGGGAACTTCAGCTGACCGTCCTCCTCAACCTGCTTCAAGGTGAGGTCGAGCATGTCAAGCGAGCCGATGACTGTGCTGTACGGTGTCTGGATTCCGGCGGAGTTCAAGGCGACCTGCGAACCTAGCTTGTCATTACACAGACCCATGGCTTCGGGCGTGTTGACCATGTACGCGCCGTCGGCCACAAGCCGGTTAAGCACGTTCAGCTTGTACATGATGTGGTGCTCGTTAAGGCGCGGGATGCATGCAAACGGCGGCTTCAGCTCGGCCAGCTTGTCGTCATCCACCTTGTACATGACCTTGGACTTACCCGTGGTCTCGACGATGAAGGTGTGGCGAATGTCGATGATAGTGCATTCATAGCCTAATTTTTCAGCTTCAGCTTTTAGCTGAACAGGGACAAAGTTTTTAGGCTCCGCCGTAAGAAGGTAAATAGGTAGCATGAATAACTTTCTATCAAACAAATATACTGCACTCTATAATAAGCTAGTCGATCGAGCTTTGAATAGAGAATCAATGACCCAATACGTTGAAAAACATCATATTCTTCCTAAAGCCTTAGGTGGCACCGATCTTAAGTCAAATATTGTCAAGTTAACAGCACGAGAACATTTTATTTGTCACGTGTTACTTGTTAAAATGACTCAAGGCGATGACAAGCGAAGGATGGCGTTTGCTCTTTCTATGATGTGTAAATCAACGCTGAAACATCAAAGATATTTACCAAGATCGAGCCGATGGTTTGAGTCCATCAGAGAACAGAGTGTTTTACTAAGAAGAGGTTTAAAACATAAGTCCCATTCTAGCGGCTGGAAGCAATCAGATGAGACAAAGAAGAAAATTTCATTAGCTCACAAAGGCAAAGTAATGACTATGCATACCAGAGAGCTGCTTTCTAAAGCTCATACTGGTAAAACTCTGTCATCTGAACACAAAGCAGCAATAAAGAAGACAGCGCTAGCTACAGGATATTCTCATCCGAAGGAGCTCATTGATCAAATTGCTAAAGCCAATACGGGCCAAAAACGGTCTAATGAAACTAAGCAAAAACTACGAGAGTTTCGTGCTAAGCAAGTCATTGCTCTTAAAGAGTGGACGTTACAACGACCTGACGGCGAATTTATCACGGTAACGAGGTTAAAAGAGTTTTGTCAGGTTAATAAGCTTGGTCTATCAAAACTGCTTCAAACACAGCAAACAAAAAAGCCAGTAGAAGTTGGCTATTCTGTTGGCTGGATGATCATAAGTACTAACGGTGGGCACAAGAGCTAGCCTTGCGGGCCGTAAGTGTAGGACTGTACTTCGGCCGCAATGTCAGCATCGTCTTGGCTGTTGTTAGAGCCAGTTACGGCGCGCCACTCATCCTCTCGGCTCTCATACACGTAGAGCTGCCAACCGTCATGCTCGAGAATCAGCTCCAGCTTAGGCTCCAAGCCCATAGTGAAGTAGGTGATGAACAGGCATAGCTTCCCGTTGTCATGCTTTCCAAGCTTGATGTCAAACTTGCCTTGAAGATGGTCAAGCAGATATTGCTGCAGCTTGAGCAGCCGCCCACGGCTAACGTCCTCGACCAGCTGAGCTAGCTTCATTCGACGATGCCCTTGATGTACTCAATCAGGCTTTCAGCCGTCGTGAACTTGTCGATCAGCTCTTGCTGGATTGTTAGCAGGAGGGTACGTGCTTCCCTTTCAGGTAGCTTCTCCTCTAACAAGCCCGCGAGCTTCACTTCAGCGCGCCTCGCTTGACCAGCTGCTCATACTCAGTCAGCGTGATCACGACGCACTTGGCGCCGGTCCACACCTCGCGGTTCTCAGGCAGGTTGTAGAGGGAGGTCAACGTGTGAAAGCCGTTGTCATCGGGGTCGAGCAGCTTGCTCAGCTGCAGAGCCAGGCTGCTGTCAAACATGTTGAACGCACGCCGCAGGTGCAAGCGGTCAATGGCCTTGATGTCGTCAGGCTTGAGCTTGTTGACCACGCTGCGAGCCTGGTCCAGCTTGTCGACAAGCTTCAAAAACTGGACAGCGCTCTCAGGCTCGCCCCACGGGCCAAAGTCCGGGTCCGCCTTCTTGACAACCTCATGCAGGCTCTTGAGCCAACCGCAAAGGGCTTCGTTGTCAACCTTCTCGACCTCGAGCTTGGCGTGAGCCTTCGTGAAGCTGCGGTAGAAGCTGGTGCCGCTGGTTGTGTGGACTCGTGCGCCGTCGAATGGGATCAGCAAGCAGACTTGACCGGTACCACGGCTCTCTGCAAGAGCCTTGCTGGTCCAGCCTCGAATAGCGTTCAAGCGTGAGGTCCAACCGCGCCACGAGCTAAGCATGCCCGTCAGCTCGTCGATAATGAACTTGGACTTGCGGGCTGAACGCGCGGGGTCAACGACGAAGAACGGGTCCTTAGTCTCGACCTTGGTGTAGATCGGTTGACGCTTGATAGCGTCATAGGCGTTGCGCGCTGGGCCACGGAGGAGCGTGACCAGCTCCTCTTCGTTCATGTCCGTCTTGATGCGCTTGACGCTACCTGAAAGCTCAACTAGCTTCATTACTTGCTCAGCTTAGACAGTGGGTGGACCTTGATGCTGTTCTGCGGCACTCCAGCGTTAGCCTTGATCCGGTCTAGCATGCTTTCACGCACGCTAAGGTCAACCGTGGGCTCGACCATTGCAGGCACCGTTTGCGAAGCAGGTTCAGGAGCTAACGATGCTACAGGCTGTACCATCGAAGTCTGGCCAGTAGCCTTGTCAGTGACAAGCTCAGCCGAGAGGTTGTCAAGCTCAGCTTTCATGATGCCGACCTCCTTCTCAAGCTGATCAACGATTGCCGAGCGGTTCTCATGGCTGCTAACGATGTTGAACAGCGAGCGCAGGTGCGAGATCATCGTCACCCAGTAGCCCACGGCTCCGATCATCTCTTCGTGAGTGCCGGTAAACGGCGGTGTCACGAGAGCATGCATGCTCTCTTTTAGCTTATCAATGTCAGTGGTCATGTGCAGCTCCAGATGGGCTATTTAGTTAGATGGGCAGCTCAGCGTAGAACTTGTCAGTACGAGCGAGCAGGTCGAGAATCATCTGCTCGTCAAGCCGCTTCTTGAAGACGAGCGGAAGCTTGTTCTCGACGCCCATCATGATGACGAGCTTCTCGATATTGGTGCCGTACATTTCATTGTGAGCCAAGGCGTAGAACGCTGTCTGGATCCAGTAGTCACCGATGTCAGAGGCGTCCTTGATTCGAGTCGAGGTCTTGTAGTCGACGATGCTGAGCTCGCCTTGGTGCTCAGCGACCATGTCACAGCGTCCCGCTACCTTGAAGGTGTTCGAGTAGAGGACCATCTCTTGACCTACCACAGCGCCCACTTTGGTCAGCTCGAGCTTCATGCTGTTGAAGACACGGACATGATCATCGGGGAACTCAGCCTTGCGGATGTCCTCGCCTCGTACGTGACGCTCCAACATGGTGTGGACGTTTGTACCCCTGTCCGTAGCCAGCTTTGACTTCCTAGCGGCCTCTGATTCGCCCACACGTGCCTTCCAAGTGCCAAGCCAAGCCTTGGTCTCTTCAGTCGGCGTGTGACCTAGCACCGTAGTAATGCTAGGGTAGAGCCCGATCTCGCCTAGGTCGTAGAACCGCCGACCTAAGACTTGCTCGGTCTTGTAGTCCACGTAGTTGTAGCGGTTCAGGTCGAGGATCATTCTTGGTCCGGCTTGTCGCTCTTGGCGTTGTCAGCGTCACCCTGCAGCACCTGACCGCCTGCATCGAGGAAGGCGGAGATGTCCGGCGGAGCCAGCTGGATCTTGGTGTCGGTGCCCATCAGCTTGACTACAGCTGAGCTGCCGCGCGGCGAGAAGGTGGCAAACTTGCCTGAACCCAGCTGCACCGACATGGTCTGCTTGTTGTTGAGGGCCTTCATAGCGCGTTCGAGGCTCTCGCCCGCCAGCTCCAACGTGCCGCCTGGGAAGCTCATATGCAGCGCGTCACCTTCTGACTTAAAGGCGATGCCTGAGTCCGTTGCGTCGAGGTTGACGGGTGGCTTAGCAGGCTCGGGAGCTGCGGTCGCCTGCTCCTCCTCTTCGCTGGTCTCCTCGGCAGGCTCTTCAGCCGGCTCCTCATCCTTCTTCGGCTCGTCGAAGCTCATGTCAGCCTCAGACAGGTCAAGCTTATCAAGCTCGAGCTTGACGGCTTGCAGCAGGCGTTTAACATTGCTGCTCAGCGAGCCGAACGAGCTCCGTGCTTCTAGCATCAGGCGCTTGAAGGCTTGCGACATGATGATGCGGTCAGCCATGGCAGCCTTCGGGTCATCGGCGACTCGTAACAGCGTAGCCAGCAGCTCGCCCATCTCAACGTAGGTGAACGCTTCTGTCACAAGCTGTGCGCCGGCAGCGTCAACGCTGTTTGCGACGAGGATCGCCTTTTCAAGCAGGTTGAGCTTGGTGCGCAAGCCGTTAGTCATGCGGCCCACAATGCGTGAGCTCGAACGGGCCACCAACGACTTGAACTGTTGGTTGGTCATGACCCGTTCGGCGTAGCTCTTGTCATTGGTGCCGTCGGCAAGCTTGAAGATGCCGCTGACCGCTTCCCAGTACATACCAGCCGTCGTGTCAGGGTTCAGCTCTTCTTTGACTGGCTTCGGCGCAGGCTTGGAGGACTTGACAGGCTCCTTGAAGACAGGCTTCTTAGACGACGGTTCTACCGGCTCGTCCTTCGGCATGTGCTTGGCCATCTGCTTCGGCGCCTTGTCGTGCACCTTCGGCTCTACATTCTCAGCAGGCGCGTCTTCGAGGTCCTTGTCATGCTTATTGCTGCGGTCATCGAGCGCTTGCTGCTTGATGAAGGTCTTCAGCGTGCTGCGCATGGTCGGCGTGTGGGCTAGCTCGAGGGCCGTGTCCTTGATGCCGCGGAGGATCGCGCTACGGTATGGGCTCTTGTCGAGCGCCAGCTCAGGAACGCCCAGGTGCAGGATCGCCTGATAGATCAGGTGCTGGTTGACCGTGGACAGCTGGTTGGCGATGCTGTGGTGGTTCGCTTCGGCCAGCAGGTCTGCCGTCAGCTCCTCGCCGTAGGAGAGCTCCTCGTTGGCTTGCTTCTCTTTAGCCTTGTTGTCCTTCGAGTAGACTTTCGAATTCATGACTTCAGAGCCATCAGTCTCATCAGTTGCTTCAGGGTCAGCGTCCTCAGCGTCATCGCCTTCGGTGTCCTCTGAGTCTTCAGGCCACTCCACGTCGATGATCTCGATGTCCTTGGAGATCTCGTTCAAGGCCTCCTCGATGTCATCGATCTCGCCGAGCATAGCGGCCATCTCTTGCTGAAACTTGTCAGCGTCCTCAACCTTGACGTAGACTTTGACAATCTGACCGTCATCGGTTTCGAGGCCAAAAGCCACTGTGTCGACCTCATCTTTGGTCGCCGCATGCGTGATCTGGTTTTTGACATTGCGTTCAATGTCAGCGTCCTCATTGAGGAAGCCAAACTCGCCCATCAGTTGCTTGATCATGTCAGTCATTGTCTGTCCTCTTCTTAACCTTGAAGCCAGCAGGCGCCTTGAACCTGATGGCTTTGAACTTCCGCTTGCGCTTCTTGATCAGCTTGTCGGTAGCGTCGGCGCCCTTGGTGCCCTTTACTTGGGTACTGGACTTGTTTTGGTAGCCGTACTGGCTACCTGCATCAACACCCGCGGGCTTGATGATGTTGTTCGTGTTGCCGAAGATCGGCATGCTAGCGTTGCCAAAGCCTGAAACGCTCACAACCTCGCCATCCTCGTTGAGAGTGAGGCGGCATTCGCCGAGCCTACGGAAGGAGACAACTTTCATCGCGAGGGCTTTCAGGTCATTGAGCATCGTAGAGCCTGCCAGCTCCCGCATGCGTGCTAGCAGGTTTGACTTTGGGTCAGCCTGCATCAGGTAGAGGAATGAGTCGCCGACGGCTTTGCGCTTGCCTGCTTCGCTCAGCGAATCCCACTTTTGCATGGCGCGCACAACGTGGCCGTAGTAGGAGCTCTTAAGCTCGAAACGGTGGGCCATCACGACTAGGGAGGCTGTAGTTTCGGCCCAATCGATGCTCTTCGGGTCGGTTAGCGGTACATGCATCACCTTCTGGATGCGCGAGTGCAGGATACGGCCTGACTCCTTGGCGAGGAGGTCGGCGTGGCCGAACGCCATCAGCTTTTGCACCTGCGGGTCTGTTGGGTAGAACAGCACTCGCCCCCAAAAGTTGAGGTCGCTCATGCCTGTCTCAAACTTGGTTAGCTTGCTGTGACCTGGGTCTCGCACAAGCTGCATCCCCTTCAAGTCATGCAAGCGTGCCATGAGCAAGGCAGCAAGGTAGTTAGCGAAGAACGCATTCTTGACCGTGTCCGAGTCAGCGCCGCGCAAGCGTTGCATCTGAGCTGTCACTCTTCCTCCCCTGGCTTCTGCTCGCCTTCAGCGCCTTCTTCCTCAGGCGCTTCAGCTTGCTCCTCTTCAGGAGGCAGGTCTTCGTCAGTAGGCTCGTCCTTGAGCTCGTCCTGCTCGTCATCAGGCGGCGGAGGCACGGCGACCTTTTGCGGGTTCTTCGGATACATCACGTCAAGGGCGTCCTTGAGGTAGAACTCGAAGAGGTCCGTAAAGCCGTTTGCTGACCTGATGGCCCGCAGGCTTTGGTTGACGGTCATGAAGCCTTCAGCGAAGGTCATGAGCGTCCGGCGCCGAATCTCCGGGGTGTACTTGACTGTCTTGCCGGTCGGCAACTGAAGCTCGAGCTCGTCAACCGTGCTCTTGAACTCGTCCAACTCGTCTTCGAGCTCTGACATGCAATGAGTCATGACTGCGGCCATCTTGCGCTTGATCGCCATGAAGTTGAGCGACTTAACGGTCTCTTGCAGCTTCTTCAGGGTCTCTTGGCGGGTGTCAGCCTTGAAGGGCTCGAGGGCTCGCTTAGCCTGGCCAGGCATCTCGAGGTCAGGGATGCTGAAGAGGCGCATGCACCGAACCTTGGCATCGCCGATGATGCCGCCGCGCGACTCGAGGGAGAGGTCCTCGTTTGAGGTCGTGATTCGGCCGACGATCCGGTTGCGCACTTGATAGAAGAACTTGTTGACGGCTGTGAAGTCGTCACGGTCTACGATCTTGAAGCGTTCGCTGGTCTCTTTGTCGGTGAAGATCAAGCCTTCGATACTCATGAAGCCTGCGTCATCGGACTTGCCGCTGCGCAGGCTAGGCTTCTGCTTTCGTACCAAGTTCTCAAGAAACTCGTTCTTGATCGGGATCATGTAGTCGGTGCGAATCTTCTCATTGAGAGCCTTGCGCACCTCGCCGAGCTTCTGTCCCTTGTCCTTGGTCACCTCATAGTTGGTCATGTCGATGCCGATGTCTTCGGCGCCGCCGCAGGGCTGCTCGAGGAACTTCTCAAGCGAGTCGAGCATGTCCTTGTAGCGAACCTTGGCGATCTCTTCAGGCGGCACAACGTCCGAGCGAGAGAACGACCACTTCATCGGGCGAGGAATCTTGACAAAGTTGATACCGTCGGTGGTGTCCGCTGCATCGATATTCGTGTTGACAACTTGGCCGTCAAGCGCTTCGGTCAAGCGCTTCGCCAGCGTATAGTCAAGCTTGTGCGTTGGGTCATCGCCTGGCACAGGCTCGAGGAAGGCGACATAGGACATGCCGCCACGGCCGTAGATGACCGTGTTAGGCTGATCGCCGTAGATGACCTCGCAGCTGATAGCCATACCAGGCTTGAGCACCTTCATGATGGTGTCTTTGGCTTCTTCGAGCGCCGCATGCGCCGTCTTGAAGCCGTCATATGCCGGGCGCTTCGGGAAGTCAGCGACCTTGTAGAACCGGTCGCCGCCCTTCTGCTCGCGCGAGGTATAGAACCGACCTTGCACATCAACACCTAAGACTAGGTTGGCGCCGTCTAGCTTTTGGACACAGCGAAGCTTCGGAAGCTCTTTAAGCATCCGAAGGAACGTCTCGATCGGCAGGTCCTCGAGGTGAGTGATGCCGTAAGCGTCCTCCTTGAGGAGGACCTTAGCGCGAGTTACGAGGGTCTTGAATGTATGTTTCATGGCGGCTAGCGGCTATTTATTGGCCGAAAGCTTGCCATGCTGCAACGTTCAGGTCCCGCGCTTCCGGTTGATGCTCGGGCGCTTTACGGCGGGGCCAGGAATGGCCGGGTCATTGGCCGGCTGGGGTGGCTGCGGGACCGTGCCCGAGGCCACGGCTGCGGCTGCGGCCAACCGGTCGACCTCCTCAGGGCTCAGAGCCGGCAGGTCCTTGATTAGGTCGCGGAACATGTTGCCCATACTAGCGAGAGCATGCTGTGACACGAGTAGCGCCTTTTTGTGGCCGCGGATAGTGTCCTCGGTCTCAAGATAGACCGTCAGGAGCTCGCGCATGTCCTGGTTGAGGGTTGAAACGGCGTATGTGTTGCCGTCGAGGTTGAAAGTGGTGATCTCGTCAAGCTTGGCCATGTGGCTCTCCTATGGGGTATGAGGTAGTATTTAGGTGCCGAAAATCAGCAACATGGAGCAAGTAAACAGGGCAAAGTAGCCCATGAATACTCGCTCCTTGCGTGTTTGATTAGTTAGCGCTGACGACAGCAGGGACAACCCTGAACTGAGACAGATGAGGGCAAACATGAAGTTAGCGACGTTCATACTTTGAAGATGTCATCGAGGTTGCTAGGCAGGCCTAAGCCGTGCTTAGGAGTGGGCCGTGGAAGGCTTCCCAGCCCTGATGAGCCGGCGTCCTCCCAGGGCGGCGGTTCGCTAGCAGGTGAAGGAGCGGCCCCGCCAGGCTTCCTGAACTTGCTGAGCGAGTCAGCGAGCGTGACAGGCGGCTCGTCCTCCTCGAGGTTAGACAGCCGTAGGGAGACCGGGTCAAACTTCATGATGAAGTAACTACCCACGCCTGCTGATGACCGTGTCTTCAGCATCTTGAAGACCATCTCGTTGCGCGCCTTCATCTGGGGGGTCTGGATGATTGCAACCAGGTTGTCGGTGGTGTTGATCTTCGAGATGCCGCCTGCGATGTGAGCTTGATTCAACTCATCGAGCGATTCGATCTGTTGCGCGCCACGGTTCAGCTGCGAAGCCGTGATCATCATGAGGTTGTTCTCATCGGCGATGGCGCGCAGCTCTTCAGCTACGTACTTGTCCTTGATGAACTGGTTCTCAACCGATACCTTCTCGTTGGAGGCCATCAGGTCAAGGTAGTCGACGACCACGAAGTCGGGGATTCGCTTGTGAATGAGCTCGTACTCCTTGAGGTAAGCCTTGAGGTGGTTAGCGTTGGTAGCTGACTCGGGCAGGCGCTTGATCATTAGCGTGCCTTGGGCCCGCTCTTGGGCCTTCCGCACCTGGATGCTGGTCTTCGTGATGTCGGTGAGGATCGCGCCTTGGCTGATGCCAGTGAACATCGAGTCGAAACGCTTCGACACCATCTCCTCGGACAGCTCGAGCGAGAAGTAGATGCCGTGCATCCCCTGCATCATTAGGTTGCGGGCGACGTTGGACATGGTCAACGACTTGCCCACACCTGACGGCGCCGCAAAGATGATCATGCCCTTCCGAGGCAGGCCGCCGCCAAGCGCTTCGTCGAGCCTACGGTACAGCGTAGGTACCGGCTTGCTTTGAGTCTGCAGCAGGTTGAGACGAGCCTCTGGGTCAGCGAAGTAGTCGGTGCCTAGGTTACGCTGCAGGCTGATGGTGATGGCGTCTCGAATGAGGCGCTCGATCTCAGCCAGCTTCTGGTCTTTCAGCAGGTCAACGCTGGCATAGATGGCGTGCTCAATCGCCTTGTCACGGCAAAAGGTCTCGAGCTCGGTCTCTGCGTACTTAGCCTCGCTCGGAATGCCCTGTACCGCAGGGAGGGTGAGGCCTTGCTCAGCATAAAGCTGCGCTTGTGACGGAAGGCCCTTGTATTGCTCATAGTAGGCCTTGATGAAGGTGACCGCGCTCTTCAGCGATGGGTCAAAGTACTTCGGGTCGATGATGTGGTTCGTGCGGGTGAACAGCGTCGAGTCGTTCACCAGGTAGCTGAGGAGCAAACGCTCCTTTTCAACGGTCATGTTTCTGCTTTCGTTTTGGGTCTGTCCGGTCGCACTTCATGCGTAGTAGCACCTCTCCCGCAATGCCCGAGGCGTTAGTGGAGGCGAGGTGATTAAGCAGCCAAAGCCGCCCAAACCGCATTCTGCACCGGTTAGCGTCATCGAGCCCGTCGGGCATGACTGCTATGCTCCAGCCTTCTTTGAGGGCCGCGACGCCTAGGTCATACCCGACTTTGTTCTTGTCGGTGACGAACACTATCTTGCGGCCGTGGGAGGCCGCCTTCCGTAGCTCTTGAAACTTCCACTCGCTTGCGTGGCTGTCAGAGAGCGCCACCGCGGAGCCGATGCTTAACGCATCAAGCGCACCTTCAGTGACATACAGGTTACCTGACCCGGTCTGCAGCTCATCATAGTTGAAGATGAGCTTCTCCTTGTCGGAGGCCGGCGGGTTGTAGTACCGTGGATCCATTGTATCAATAAGCGCTCGCGCTTGCCAATATATGAGCCTGTCACGGTGGTAATAGGGGATGATGACTCGCCCTGCAAGCTTTGGGCTATCGCTAACGAGGTAGCCGTAGGCCGCTGGGTCAAGCGCCCGCTCCTGCAGGTAGAGGCGAGCGATCTCACACCAAGGAGAGTCATCAGACATCACAGGTACCGCTCCGGGTGGCGCTTCGAAGGTCTTGGGCGGCGACCAGGTCGGCTTTGCTTGCTGGAGTGCTGCGGGTGAGAATCCCTGCCGCTCGATGAACGCTTTGCCGATAGCTTTGGAGAGCTCCTCCTCGGCGACGCCGAAGGACTGCAGCAGGTTGCGGAACTTCTCAGACGGAGTGCTGTAGGCGGTCGAGTCAAACTTGGTGTCGAGCCCACAGTTGAAGCAATGGTACCCGATGACGCCGCTCTCGAACTTGAAGCCGCCGCGAGTCTTGTAGTCATTGCAAGCCGCACAGATGCAAGGCTCAAACCCTTTCGGGGAGCGCTTGCCTAGCCGCACATATTGCCTGATAAGGGATTCCAACTCCATCCGAGTATTGTATTCTTGGGCGGCCTACTTAGGCATTTTGTAAATATGAGATGGAGCTACTACAGTCATTGCTTGAATCATCGTCTAAAGAACAGCTGCTAAAGCTTCAACAGCGGTTCATTGATGACGCGCCTGACAGCGTCAAGGTTAAGATCGTGCCGGTTGACAAGGCATTCAAACACTGGGCTAGGTCAGACCATGATGAAGACGCTCAACGACGAGTAAGGGAGCTTGGCTTTGACGCGATTGTTCAAGTTCAACTTGGGCATCACCTCAGAAGTTACTTACCCTTACGCGATAAATCGCTGTATAGCGTCTCAAACAGTCGTGTGGAGGTCGCTTCTTATGACGAAGCTCTGGCGCGGCTCATCGACGGATCAACACCGATTAAGAGCTGGTAATGAAGCTACAAGCATTGTTTGAGAACGAGCAGCGCCGCATCCTGTTGACGCTCCAGCAGAACATCATTGATAGCCTTGACGACGTGACTGTAAAAATTACTAGGCTTTCCAGCATCGAAGCTGGCGCTCTTAACGCAGCACGCCATCGTATCAACCCTGTGTTCTTCGATGCGAATGCGGCTGTGCTGGCAATTAGCAAGCCAGCCGTCTCCTCAGCCTATGTTATGCTTTGGCCGTCAGCGCAGCCTGATCGAATGCTGTGCATTCGCACAGGTAACGGCGATGTTCAGTGGCTGGCCGCAATCTACAAGCAGGACTCGGTGCTTGAATGGGTCATAGCTTGTATGCAGCAGCGGCTGTCATGACCTTGCGGGTATAAGGATGTGTGGCAGCGTTGACCTGCTGTACGCCTCCTTCACCTAGGTTGTAAGCGGCGATCCCCTTTGCCGCATTCTTGTTGACTCCCATCATTAGCAGGTACTTGCTTGTGACGCTAGCGTTGAACCGGTCATCTAAGATCAGCCGGGCCTTCAGTTCTTCATCGCTGCGGGTGTCAAAGTCGTTCCAGAGGTCGGAGAAGCGCTTCATGACGGCTTTTGCGGCGCCGATTGAGACTTGCCCAACGCCATAGAAGGTGCTGCTACCCTGCTTAACAACACGGTGCTTGCTCTCTCCAAGCTTGCTCTCAACCTTTAGCACGCCGACGACGTACTTTGGCTCCTTATGACCGTCAGCGGTCGCGACTTGCATTGTGTACTCAGCGAGAGTTTGATCAGCCACAAGCGTGGCTGCAGGGCACTCGACATTGTCTGCGTGAGCGGTAAGGGCGAAGATTAGAGCAAAGAAGCATAGAAGCTGTTTCATGATGATGTCTCCATGGTCAGTTTGCTAAGACGCCAAAGATGACTCCGCCGTGAAGCGAAGAGCTTTGAAGATTAGCTGATGAGCCAAGCTACATGCAGCACGTGCCGCAACTTGGGAAGAATGACAGAGGGGTGGCGCCCTCTGATCTGCTATGCCGATCCGGACGCGGCGCGTACCTAGGATCGCTATGTGCACAAGCCGTGAGCCGGACACCCGTCAGGTGCCTGAATCCTCCGCTCGAGTTCGAGCTGTGGAGGCGGCTCACCAAGCTTGCGCTTGTTTGCAGCCCGAAGGCTGCGGACCTGTATTTACAGGTGACTGGTCGAGTCAACGACGCCGGATGTCGTGTCCGTGAATGCGGAGCCGACAACGACGTTGCCTTCAGGCCGGAGGTCGGCGTCGAAGAGCGAGCCGCCACCTTGACCCATCAGGGAGTCGATGTGACCTGCAGCCTTCTTGGTCCGGGTCATCTGGTGGAAGTAATCGAGGGCGTTCTTACCGTTCGACAGGCGCTCTTGGCTGAGCAGGTCCCACAGCTCGTACTTGTCGGCGTGGCCCGACATCAGCACCTTCTTCAGGCGGCCGCGGTCAACTTGGTCGATCAGGCCGATGTCGATGTACGACAGCGAGCCGTTCGGCCACTCCTTGATGACAGCGACTTCGCGGAATTGACCGCTGTCGTTCACGTCAACGTAGAAGACGTGCTTGAGGCGCGTCGGATGCATGATGATCCCGCCCTTGTTGGCGTTCGGATCCTTAGCCGGTTCGGCTGTCTTCGTAACTTGCTTGTCGGTTGCCATGGTGTTCCCGTGTGATATGTGATCGAGCTATGCTCGATTTTATTTACCGCCCAATATTTATGCAAACACCGTGAGGATGATGTTTACGACTCGAGTTTTGGTAAATATCCTCTTCACTCAAAATCCTCGTCTGTCCATGCCTCTCCCTCTCGCCGAGCAACAGCGAGCAGGAGGAAGAAGAACACAAGCCAGACAGGAAAGAGAACAGCTGACCAGGCTTTTCTAAGGATGCTCATGCTTGCCTTTAGAATGCGAGAAGGCCGTCACCTTCAGGCTCAGCCGGCTTCTCGACGAGAACCGTGTGAGCCTTAGGCTTGTCACCCTTGAGGTAGCGTTGGTTGTTCATGAACATGTCGATGAATTTGTTGGCCTCTTCGGCCACCTTGTTCAGCTTGTACTTGCCCAAGAACCGCAAGAAGTGAAAGTGCGAGTAAGAGGCGAGAGCCGCTGGATCTGACTGCATGATGACGCCTTTTAACAGCTTCAGCCTGATGTCATCGGGCTGCTTCGTTAGGTCCATGAGAACCTCGTTGTGCTTGTAGAGGTCGCCGACACGGTGCTCGGTTAAGTTCTCGTCCTTCCACGTAGCGTTCATGAAGTTCAGCCGTGTGTAATCGTCGCTGTAAGCCTCACGGATCTTCTTCTCAAAGACGCGTGGATACGCTGACGGCACGTTGTCGCCGCTGTCTCCGCGAACGCACTTAAGGAAGAGCCAGTAGTCGATGTCGGGCTCGTAGTCCTTGTCGCCTGGCTGGTTGCGCTCTTTGCCGTTGTCAGGGTTGACAAGCTTGACATTCGGCAGCTTGGTGAGCTGTGTGAAGTCCTTGTCTCCTGACACGATCGTGATGCGGTTCTCGGGCGAAGCGTTGATCTGACAGTAGGCGGCGATTACGTCATCACCTTCCATATCCTGCACGCTGATGCAGCAGATAGAGGTGTGCTCCTTCATCGTCTCCTTGAAGGCGTCGATGAGCTTGTAGAAGTGGGCCATCTCGGGGTCGGGAATCCGATTGGCCTTGTACTGCCGCCGGATCATCGTATGCTCCGCCGTGTACTTCTTCCGCCAGTTGCCGCCACCTTCAAAGCTGAAGACCAAGAAGTCCGGCTTGAACTTCTTGTACCACTTGTAGATGCTCATAATAGCTATGTGCATAGACAAGCCAACTAAGTCGTCTATGCTGGCGCTATAATTAGCTGGACCACCTTGATGTTTTTGCATCGCGGCGACCCTGAAGAGGATGTTTGAAACGTCAATGACTAATGAATGCATAAAAACCCTACCGTACGTCTACATGCTTACACATAAGCAGACAGGTCAATTCTATATTGGTTACCGAGAAGCTAACATTTTGCCAGCCGATCAAGACCTGCCACTATACAAGTCATCAAAGTATGTTAGAGGTCTAGGATTTGAAAACTTTGACTTGGGTAATTATTGCTGAGTTTTGGGCAGCAACTGATGCATATGATTTTGAACAACAGCTCATTCTAGAGCACCGCCGTGACAAGCTGATCATCAATCGTCATGTCATATTCAACGGCAGCTTAAGGTTTATGCCTAAACGCGGCGGCAGGGTTTTTCAACTATAACACGACAAAGACTTTCTAATGCTCTCAAAGGCCGAACCTTCTCGGAGGAACATAAGAAAAACATTGGTGCATCTAGTTCTGGTAGACGGCATACATTTCAAACCCGGCTTGCTATTAGCGTAACTCAGCTCGGAAGGAAACGTGATCCCATCACCGATGAAACTAGGCAACGAATGACAATCAGCCGTCGAACAAGAATTGAAGTTCCTAAACGTGGAACCGAATGCATCGTCGACGGAGTACATTACATCAGCGTTTCAGCAGCAGCCAAAGCGTTAGGATGGTCAAGAAAACGAATCCGTGACCATCTGCATGCTTAGCTCTTGCTCGATGAGCCGTTGTAAGTCAGCGTGCGAACACCGATGACCATGACCCACGCGTCCAGGAAGGGCAGGTGGTGCCAAGCGGGCGGCAGGGTCATGAAGTAGTCAGGCGCCAGCGCGTTCCACGCGAGCCAAAACGGCAACGCTGCGAAGGCGCTCTGCACGAGCACGATGAGGATGATCGAAACGATCGAGCCGACAATGTCGATGAACTTATCCACGCTTAGCCCCTCGAGCCGCTGACGCCGACCATGGTTTCAGGCACAGGCTTGCCGACCGGCGTAATGTCGAAGTAGTACTCTTGCCCCTGCTTGAACATCGTTGCAGCAGGCTTGCTGTTGTCGATGGCGATCTGCATGTAGCCCGACGGGGTAGCGTCGGAGAACGCCTTGTTCTCGTTGTTGGGGTCATTGCTGTAGACAGCGTTGAAGTGGAAGACGGTCGAGCTGCCGAAGTTAGGCAGCACGGCTGAGCAGATGAACTTTGCACGTACGGTCATGATGAGTCCTAAGTAAGAGTTAGCCACGCTTCCTGCGGGCGGCACGGCTGCGGATGTCCTTCTCGAACATCTTCAGCACGTCAGGGTCCATGCTGTCGAGGATAGCGGTCACGTCCTTCGAGGAAGGCTTCGTGTCCTTGCCTCCTTCGGCGCGAGCGAGCGCTTCAGGTGGGATCGGCGCGTTGTCCATGACCAGGTCATCGTCAACGTCACGAGCCGCATTGGCCGTCACGGTCGCCAGGTAGACACGCACAAGCTCGTCTTCGGTGGCGCCTTCAATGCCTGCATTTTGCAGCATGCGGATGAAGGCGTCATTCCACTCGAGCTTGATGCTTACCCGGCCGTCAGCCGTGATGTCACCATGCACAACGTCGAGGCGAGGAGCCTCACGCTCATGGTTGTACCGACCAACCCAAAGGGTGACCACGTCGGCGTCGGTTTTGACGCCGTGGATCTGGTCCTTCAGCTCCTCGCGAAGACCCTGCACGAATGCGGCGTTGTAGTCCAACACCTGCAGGGTCTTGCCGTCATCGGTAGTCACCGACCAAGGGGCCTTAGTCAGGATGTACTTGTGGATGAACGCCTTCAGCCAGCTCATGCTTGCGGCAGCGTGAAGAAGTTGTAGCCAGCGACGTCGACGAACAGCATGCCGCCCGAGCCGATCTTCAGCTTAACGTCATCGCCTGCGGTCTTGGCGGCTTCACGCAGCAGGGACAGCAGGGACTTGCTGGTGTACTTGAAGACGAAGCTGCCGGCCTTTTGACCGTTGACTGGCGATGCTGCCTTCTCGACCTCGAAGGTGTACACGTCCTTGGTCGAATCCACGAGCTCGATGGAGACCACGGAGCCGTCCTTGGAGGCGATGGTGATGCCGTCGGTCGCCATGGCCGAGTCGGCTTGAGCGATCAGCGGAATCTGCTTGACCGAGATGAGGACCTCATAAGCCGGCGTGTCGTTGATCGCCTTGGGGATCTTGACAGCGTCAGAGGCCGAGCAGCGGAACTGGGTCTTGGAGCGGCCGGCGGCCAGCTCGAGCATGCTGATGTCGGTGCCGGAGCCCGCGGTAGCCGTGATGCCGACGTTGCCCTGGGCTTTGGCCAAGTTGAGCCGATCCTTCAAGGCCTTGATGCGGCTGACGGCCAAGGTCTTGCCCTCGAGGTCGGGCACTTGCTGGTCGGTGACAACGCCGACGGTGCGCTTCTCGTCGATGGCGCGGATCTTGCCTGGCTCGACGATTACCTTTTCGATGCCGATGGTGTTCAGCGTGGTGAGGAGGTTATCAACTGACGCGATGGTTTGTGCTGAGAGTTTCATATGTGGATTATGTCGCGAAGATGTGCGAGCGGATTGATTGTATCTTATGCCTATCAGGGAGGCATATTTACTGGGTGCTAATCACCGTGGCTTCCAGGCCTACCGACGGCGAGAACGTGCCGGCTGCTTCGACAGCGATCTTGAGAGCGCGTTCAGCGGTCTGTGCGGTGAACACGCCGCCGATCTTGTTGTAAGTATGCATAGCGCCGTGAGCATATTCACAGCCTGAGCCGACGGCGCTGTAACCCAGCTTGCTGCGAAGCACGCTCCAGTCATCCTGCAGCTCCCACAGCTGGCCACGCAGGCCGATTAGCGCGTTGCCGCCCCTTTCATAGCCGCCGTCCTTGAGGGCCGCCCGCAGCTGGGGCACCATGACGGTGATCAACCAACGGTAAACCTCATCATCATTGGCCGGGATAACCGGGTTGCCTAGCGCATGCTCGACCAGCTGACCAAACCGATAGCTGGTTGTGAAGCCAAAGACCAGCTCGCCTTTGGCGAAAACCTTGGGCTGCGTGTGCACGACCTTGTTGTTCCAACCGGTGCCTTGGATGTCACCAGCCAGGTAAACCTTGCCGTCTGCTTCAAGTCCTACTATGCATGTCATGTGTTAAAAGTCCAGGAGGTTGTTGATGAGCTGAGATTGGTAGGTAGGGACCTCCCAGTTCATCGGGGTGAAGATGAGTTCGAGCTTATTGTCCACGAGCTTTTGCTCCATTAGCTTTCGGTCTACCTGAAAATTGCGGGTAAACCAAAGGGGCAAGTCCTCAGTTTCTGAGGTAAAGGAGATGCTCTTGAAGCCGAAAGCGTTATCTAGGAGCCACAGGGTTTTGATCTTATCCCCTGACTTAATAGGGACCCCGTCTAGCACCTTAAAATGCTCCAGCATGTAGTTGTGGTTGACAGCGTTGCGGGCGTTTGGCGCAATCTTGACCTTACTCAAGCCGTTGCGTTCGAGCCTGTCCCACAGCGTCCACGCTTCGTCGAGGTTGTTGACCGAGGTGACCATCGCGATATCAAGCGGGTTGATCTGGTCAGTGACCGTAGTAGTGCCAAGCGAGTTCCGGAAGTCGATGACCACCTTGTCGATCTCGCTCTTGGACCGTTCATTGAGCAGCTTCATCACCACGTCCGTCAGCATGTGACGGATGACGGTCGGCGTTGACGAGAGGCGGATGTCCGATCCCATGGTCTTCAGCTCGTCCTCGTCGCCCGGGTTGATGCGCTTGCCTTCCTTGTCGACGACCAGCATCATGTACTTCTTCTTGGCCTGAATCAGGCCGGTCCGGCACACGAGCTCACGGTTGGCCTTGATCAAAGTCTCGAAGCCTGGCTGACAGTTGAAACCTGAGACCATGAACGGCGGGAAGGCGTCATTGATGTCATCAGCGATAGCGTTCGCTGCCTCAACCAGCACGTCAACGTCATCGATGCCCTTGACGATGCTCTCGTATGTGAAGTAGACCGAGTCGGTGTCGCCATAGATGGGGCCGGCACCAGGCGTGATGATGATCGAGTATGCGTTTTGCCCCCAGCGCAAGTTATGCTTGCCGTCGGTCCCTGTCTTCGAGTCCTTTTTCGAGTGCGGGTCAAAGGTCTTCAGCATCAGCGGAGCTTGACCTGTAGGCGCCAGGCTCTTCGACACCGTGTTGATCATCGTGTTGGTGATCTGTCGACCGCTGTAGGTGACCGAGGCGCCGATGCGTGGGTCGCCGAAGCGGCAGTACTCATTCAGCATAGCGCCGTAGGTGGAGTTGAGCAGCACCTTGCGCACGCCTTGAAGCATGTCGTAGTAGCCTGCTAGGCGCTTCGCCTCGATGACCTCAGGGTCCTTCTCCGTCTTGCCTTCGGCGAGCAGCTTGTCAGCTAGCTTGCCGTACTTCTTCTTCTCAGCCTGCATCTCCTTCCGACCGAAGAACCAGGAGGTCAGCACCTCAGGGACCAGGCCTTGGCCGTTACCCTGATCGAGGATCGTGCCGTAAGCCGAGACCGCGCACTTGTTCTCCTTGCAGTAGTCGACGACGACATTGGCAGGCAGCGCGAGCACTTGCGGGTCATGATCGAACTTAACATCGAGCATGAAGTCCTTGAATGGGCTTTCAGGGTCGAGAGCCACGGCGGACCACACGCGCCAGCCGTACTCGTTGGCGTCATAGACCGCGTCATCTTGCGGCGTTGTGATGTTCTCGGTTCGATTGCCGTAGCGGACATTGGTATCTGTCGCCCCGTTGCCGTCAAGGTCCTTGTAGTACGTCCAGACGGCACGGGTGGTGGTTGCGTTGCGGTGCACGACCACGTCAACCCGGTACTTCTTCGAAACGATGTGAGTGCTAACGCCTCTGGGCAGCTTGACCTCAACCCAGCCATTGTCGAGGTCCGACGGGCCGATGATCTGCCCTACGAGCTTCTCGAGGGACAGGTTGAGCGAGCGAATGGTGCTTGGGTACAAGGAGTTGATGTCACAAGCGCCGATCCACCGGTAGAAGCCGACGTTCGGCGTGACCACGATAGCGCCTTCAACCGGGTCGCCTTCAGGGCGCACGTTGCGGTCATTGACGATGCGCTGCAGCGTGTTGTGCGCATAGTTCATGATGGCCGTGTCGATCAGCTGCACCGAGCCGAAGACCGAGTCAAAGTTGACTGAGGCCATGTGCACCATCTGGTTAGCCAGCTCAATGTAGCGGAACTTCGCATCGAGCCTAACCAGCAGAGTCACGTCATGGATGTTGTAGGTGACGAACTTAACGAAGTCATTGTTGTACAGCTCAGCAAGCGTGCCGTCGAACTCAACCTTGTCCTCCTTCAGCTCCTCAAGCGACACGTTGCTCAGGGAGTAGGACTGACGCTTGGTCAGGTCAAACTTTTGGAAGAGACGGAGGTAGTCGAGGTGGACCCGGCTAATCAGGTCGATGACAGGGTCCTTCTCCTTCGAGTGCTTAAACCTTGCCTTCTCAGTCCACCGAGGACTCGGGCCACCTTCTAACGCTAGCCTATCAAGCACGTGCTTGCCCATGACAAGCTCGATCCGCTTGGCGATGTACGGGAGGTCATAGAACTCGGAGTTCCAGCCCGACAGCACGTCACAAGGTTGGAGGAAGTCGAGCATCAGCTCGAGCAGCTCAACCTCATTGGTGACCAGGATGACCTCGCTCAGCTCAGCAGGCAGCTTGTCATCTGGGCCCCAGCTCTTCGGCGGCACGGCGACCGTGCACATCCGGCCGTTGACGCACAGGGTGAAAGCGTTGATCGGCGCGTAGGGATTGGCAGGGCCCGCATAGCCAATGTCTGGGTTATAGTCAACTTCGATGTCAAGGAGGCCGATAGTCAGCTCAGGTGCAGGCTTCGTCGAGTAGATATCCATTAGGATCCGCTCGAGCGGATTGACATCGGACTCAAACAGCGTCAAGCGTCGAAGCTGAGCATCGGCAATAGCTTCGTCGAAGTCGCTCGATGACGAGCAGTTCACCTTCTTGAGGTGCACGCCCGAAGTCGAGATGAACGGCCCTGCGTCATCTCGTCTGTAAAAATAATAGGGAGGATCGTAGAGCTTACGAACACGCTGCCCGCTGGCTAGCTTTTCCCAGACAAGCACCTTTGCTTGTCGTTTGTCATAATACGTGGAGACGAAGCTCAAGTATTCCCTTTCGTGATGACGCCTGTTTCATCGGCGTCGTAAGCGGCTTCAAACTCTGTCTTGCCGCTCCACTCAATAGGGGTGCCGTCCTCAAACATTCGGAAAACGTCACCCTTCTTGATTTCAATCATTCTAACACGGACCCACAAAGAGTCCTCTTTTCTTTCGACGATTCTCAGCTCTTGGGTCATGCTAAATCCAGAATGAAAAAAGCCGCTAATAAAAGCGGCCTTGAGGGGCGAGGGCAGTTAGTGGGCGTTTACGGCCATAACACCGCAAAAGATCACCTACCCGACGATCAGGAAGAAGACGCCCATTGCTCGGCCGTCTTCACCCTTCGCGTTCGAGTTCTTCATGTGCTCTAGGCCAACAAGCAGCCCAAAGCCAGCCAGAACGCTAAACAGCAAGTACAAGACGGCCGTCATGGCTCAGTCCGCGACCTTGAACCAGGCTTGGGGCACGGTCATGTAGGTCTTGTTGTCCTTGTCGAACTTCAAGACGCCCAGGGCATGCAGGCGGCCGGCGACCGAATAGGCTGTCCGACCGCATGCAGCGCCGATCTGCTCGGGCGTGCCGCCGGTAGCGTAGGCCAGCAGCAGCGTCCGGTCACCGTCATTGTCCCAGCGATCATCGTGATGCTTGGGCTTGACTGAAACCTTGGTCTCGTGCTTTACATAGCTGGCAAGCGTCAGGGCAGTCGCCGTCTTGCCGGTCTTCAGGTCGCCGAGCTGGCCAACGATGGCCTTGACGGTCCGACCGAGCTTCTTGGCCATGTCAGCCGGCGTCTCGTTTGCAACGATCAGCTTGGCAAAAGCCTTCAGGTCGGCGGGTGACCAGGCCTTGCGGGTCGAGCCTGCAGCGTAGTTGGCGCCGCCGTTGACGGCGGATGCTGGCTGCGGCTTGTTGCCGGTGGGGAAGGGCCATGCTCTAGGTGGGAGTGCGCTCATGATGTGTGCTCCCCTTATTCCGAGGTGATGCCAAGGCCGACGGCCAGATCCTTGGCCTCTTCCAGCTTCTTGATCTTAGCGTCGATGCTGCCGTTATCCAGGCGCTCGCGCACCAGTTCGCCCAGCACTTGCGATGGGATGGCGAGAGCGGATTCGGCTTCGCCCTTGATGTCCTTGATCGCTTCGCGCTCGGACTTGATCTTGCCCTCACAGAGGACGATCTCGTCGATGAAGCCGAGCAGCTGCTTCTTGGTCACTTCGTTGGCCATCACGCTGGCCAAGGAGAATTCGGGCTTCTTGCCTGTCAGGTCTTTTGTCATTTATGAATGGTCTCGATGAAGCCGTAACGATACGGCAAGATGGATTCTATTCAAAATGCACCTAAACCGCATTTATTCAAATGCAATTTGCCTTAGTGCACCACGGAGGAGTTGATGTCGATGTACATCTTGCCTTCAGGTACCTCGATGTAGTCCTCGAACTCATGGATGATGTAGCGAAAGATCATCGCGTGCTCATCATTGATGATCGGCGGCGCCTCTTCATCAAACTCTTCGGTCGTGTATGTCATTCGCACGACCTCGTCATCGCCCCAAGTGTCGAGGTAGTCGGTGAACTCTGGGTTCTCCTTCTTGAACTTTTCAAGGTCCTCGGCGGAATTCGAGTGCATCGGGTTGGTCTCGTTGATAGACGTGACCGCGTTTTTCGACTTGCTGATCTTCAGCAGCTCAACCTTGCGGTTAAGGTCGGTGTGGAGCGCCTCGAGGCAGGCAGCCGAATCATTGAAGAGACGGCTGTTGACATTCAGCTCGGTGATGTCATCACCTGCGATGTCTACGATTGTACCTTTAAGGTGCTCGCGGATATGAGGATTTTCGAGGTTGATCTCGAAGCTGTAGTAGTAGTTACGCACTGTGGCCTCCTGCAAGCTGCTCGAGACTATTTATGCGGGTCCGATGATGAAGGCTTTTTCGTTCCGCTCTACTAGCAGGTTGACAATGTCTGCAGCCTGAGTGCTAACAGCGACCGCTGGCATCGCTGTCAACGCTAACGGTCGAGCTTGAGGCTGAAGCGTCGCTCCGTCAATGACTAGCTCCATACTGCCGGTCTCTCCATTAACAGCAAAGCTCACAGAGAACCCTTCAGCCGTCAACGTTGTTGTGGGCACGGTGGCTGTCAGGCGCTTGTCTTCAAACGCATAGGGTGCGCGGGCAAGCAGGAAGCTACCGGTGCTTGAGATGACGTAAGTGGTGCCGTTCTCATCAGCCGCTTCGAAGCGTACCAAGCCGTAGGTCCGGGTTCGATCAAGAGCGCCTAGGTCGATGCAATAGAGCGGAGTATGGGCGCCGACGCGTAACGTGTTGCCCCAAGCACCTGTGGACCGTGTAGCATCAAGCTGAGGCAGGATACTGAATGCAAGCTTGAGAGCTTGGTCCTCATTGAAGAACTGGGTCAGCGACTTGTAGACAAAGACTTCGATGAGAAGAGAAGGGCCTTCAAGCTGAGGAGAGAAGGTAATCGTGCCTGCCGCAGCCGAGTACAGCGTCGAGTCAAGCAGCGCGCCGTTGACAAGTACGCGCACGTTGCTGGTGCTGTCAAAAGTCAGGAGGTTTCGGTTGGCGGAGTCATCCTTGCCCTGCACATACACGCAGCTGTCAGTTCGGCTGTAGGTGTAGCGCTTGTACTCAAGAGCCGCCGGCGTCAGCTCGAAAAGCACGGCCTTTACTTCGAGCGCCGCAGGTTGTACGGCATCGCTAGCACAGCGAGCGAGCACGCGCTCGAAGCCTACCGAGTCGTTGATGTAGAAGAGGCGCTGGGAGCCGCTAAGCTTTGACCTGACAAGCGAGAGAGTTAAGCCTCCACCGCTAAAGGATGCGAGGCTTACTTTGTCAAGGGGCTTCTCCGCGGCCGCGGCCACCCGGGCGGTGCCGCGCTTAACCCGATCGAGGAGGCCGATGACGGTTGGGGTGTTGACAGGCCTGAGGCCGAACCTAGTGCCTGCCAAGGATAGCTTGCCAGCGCACTGGTCGGTGATGACACAGCGTAAGGGGTCTGGCCGAGTTGGGTCCGCCAGCCGTTCAATGCTGCGATCGCACGTGTCACACGTGTACTTATAGATGCGGTTGTTGAGGGCCATGACATATTTATCATAGCGCTAACTGCTATATACATAATAACTTCTAACGCATACTTATGAACTACAGCATCATCTATCAAAATTTGATCAAGCGAGGACAACAGCGTAAATCTTCAGACGTTGAAGGTGAGCGTCATCACATTGTACCAAGATGCATGGGTGGTAGTGATGCGAAAGTAAACTTGGTCAAGCTTCCTTACAGAGAGCATTTGTTCGCACATCGACTGTTGTGCCGCATTTATCCAATGCATCATGGATTAGCTCAAGCAGTAGCTCGCATTCAACGAAAGTATAAAGTGACTGGCAAGGAGCAATACAAATTATACGAAGCCGATCGCCGACGGGTGGCTGTGATGCTAAGCCTTGTTCACAAAGGTAAGACGTTATCAGACGAGCATAAGGCTCGTATCAGTCAATTTCATAAAGGTCGTAAGCAGCCTTCGCGTGCTGCGGAACATTCTCAAAAGCTTGGTGAAGCTCACAGAGGAATTCCATGTCCTCAACATGTCAAGGACGCAGTTGCTAGGGCAGCTACCGGTAGAATTAAGTCAGAAGAAGAGCGCGCTAAGATAAGCGCTGCTCAAAAAGGAAAAGTTGTGGCTCCAAATGCTCGCGCCCTCATGAGTGTTAGCTCAAAAGGGCGCGTATGGGTGCACAATGAAGAGAAAACTAAGCGCGTCAAACAAGATGAGCTAGAGCTGTATCTTGCTAATGGCTTCAGTTTAGGACGATGCTGATACAGCAAGTCCTGTCAAGAAATAATCTCGGATTTGCCTTAGAGATTCCAACGTGTAAATGATATCCTCTAAGGCATCATGTTTCCCGCGCGGCGGCAGGCCTACCGCGTCAAACAGATCATCGGACTTGGTCATCCCCAACATGACCAAGCCAAAGGCGGCCGTGTCGAGCTTGATGGGGTCATACTTGAAAGCAAAGCCGATCGAGTCAAACAGCTGGTCAAGGAAAGCGATGTCAAAGTGCGGGCGGTGGCCGAGAACAACGACATTCTCGGTGCCCATGTACTTGTGGACCATCAGAGCTAGCTGCTCTGCGGCTTCGGCTTGCGTGACGCCGTGCTTGCTGAGGTAGTCACGAGTCAGGCCGTGGATTTTCTCAGCGGTGTCCTCCCACGCGTACTTCGGGTCATACTTGATCTCGCAGTACAGCGTGTCAACAACAGTCAGCCGCTCGATGTCGAAGATCAGCGCGCCGAAGGAGACGCCTTGATGCCGTTCGGCATAGTGCGGGAGGGAGTACCCGGTGGTCTCGAAGTCAATCGCGAGCCCGAACTTGGGGATAGGATGTGATGCCATAAAATTAGGAGGGGCGACCGAAGCCGCCCCGTAGAGGTTACCGAGCGCGGGGCGCCTGGTCGTCGTCAGCCCGAATGGTCTGCGCGAGCGCATTGCAAACATTGGCGACACGATCGAAGAGCTTGCCCGAAAGATACGGCGGGCAGCCTTCGAGCTCACGCACCGCATAGCAGAACTCAACTTCGAATTCATGCCGGCGGGTGCCGTGGCTGTTGTTCGCTCCAAGCCTTCCGATTAAGCGCGCAAACTTCTCGCGCAGTGACCGGAGAGCCTCATCTTGGTTGAACGTAGGTTGGGAGGACTGCATGAAAGCCTAGGGTCAATATCTCAGAGTGATGAGCTCATCGTATCAACGAGCACAAAATCATTATACACTATTTTGCCGCCGACCTACAAATTGTCACCATGCCAAGCAATCATCGAGTTGTACTGACCAACTTTATTACACTTTGAACAGACGTACTTAGGTCGGTTTAAAGCCGCTTGCGCGTACTTTGGAGAATCTTTTGGAAGGCCTTTGCCGCCTGCACCTCCAGCGGCTGCTCGACGCGATCGCTCAACGGTGTATGCTTTGTCATCAAGACATGCTTTATATGAACTACAACGTCAGGAGATACCGAACCGTGGGTTGTCTGATCCTCGCAAAGCATTGCGGCGCCGGCTTTCACGTGCTTCTTCGGATATTGGACCGGCACCGCCGCCGCGGCCACCTTTACACTGGTTCCATCCCATGAAGTTGTCAGGCCTGAGCTCTTCCTCTTTGGCATAGGCTTCTGCAGCTGTAGAATAGCTAAACAGTAGATGTATGCTCTCGGAAGTCAAGCCTAGGGCCCGAATAGCTTTGCCGATGATTCGGTTACCACGTTGATGATCCTTGAAACGCTCGACGAGCTCTTGCTTAGTCACGCCAATATAGCCTCTTGTAAGGCTATTGTCTCGAGGATCAACAATGTGGTAGACGTAGTACATTAGCTAGAAGATAGCAAGCTTCCAGGACCCTTGATCAAACGGCCTGGGCCTTCAGTGACCCTTCGCGTCGGAGCTGCTGGATCCAGCTCTAAGTAGTTGAGCATATCTTCGATTAGCGGATTTCGTACGGTAGCAGCGCCGCCGAAGTCAACGACGCTGATGTGCTCGTTGCGACCAACCAATCGATCTGCTGCCCATTTAAGACCATTCGGCACCTTCAGGTCAGATTGAGCCGTATCACCAGTGATCACCATCTTCGAGTCATAGCCCAAGCGCGTCAAGAACATCATCATTTGCTCTTGAGTGCAGTTCTGCGCTTCGTCAAGCAGCACAAAGGACTCGTTGATTGACCGACCGCGCATGTACGCCAGCGGAATGATCTCAACTTGACCGTTGTTGAGGAGCTCCTTTGCCTTGGTCGGGCCCACATGGTCCTCGATCGCGTCGAGCAGCGGGAGGATGTACGGGTGGATCTTCTCAAGCATGTCGCCGGGGAGGTAGCCGATATCCTCCGTAGCAACGATCGGACGGGTCAGGATGATACGACGAACGTCACCTTCAAGCAGTGCTTTCAGGGCATAGTACGCAGCGATGTAGGTCTTACCCGTGCCAGCTTTGCCGAAGCAAAATGTCACCGTTGACTCCTGCAGCATATCAGCATAATGCTGCTGGGCCGAATTCTTCAGGGTCAGCTTGTTGACATAGGTGCCAGGCTTCTTGACGGTAGACTCATCGTTATAGCGTTTACGGCTCATTGTTGTTGTTCCAAGGGTTTTGAGGTTAAGCGGCGGATGCCGTCTGGGATGGAAGTAAAAACGGCTCCGAAGGCGGGTTAAGCCTTAGGAGCCGTTGAGGGAAATGACAGCAAAAGAGAATTAGTCGTTAGCTTCGCGCTTTGTTGCCCACTGAATCCACAGCAGGGTTTCTTGAGTCGGGTTGACGTAGCTGTACAGGAGGTCTTGGTCCTTGATTTCCGCAAGCTCTAGCATCTTCTTCGCCAGCTCAACCTGCTCTTCAGGCTTCATGCCGCGCAGTTGCGCGAGCAGCTCGCCGGAAGTTGAGAGGAACGGGTCGTAGAAGTTGTTGGTCTTATACAAGTAGCCGTTCTTGAAGAACTCGATCAAGCGAGCCAGCACGATGAACTGCATGGTCTCACGAGCCTGGCCGCCCTTGATGATGTTTTGCAGTGACATGAGCACGTTCGGGTCTACACGACCTTCAGCGATCAAACGCTTGCCTTGGTACAGGTTGTTGAGCTTCATTAGGTGGTTACCTTCTGAAGCTATTTACCACCCTAATTGATTTCAATCTGGAAAGAGAATTGATCCTGCTTCCATTCAAGCAGTTTTACGATGGCACCCTCTGCCATGGCAGAGCTGCGTCGATACTTCATTGAGCCGTACTGCTCATCGCCTTTACGAGGGCCATAGCATACGACTACGATGCAGTCATCAACGCGATCATAGATGGTGAGGATCAAGGTCTGAACAACCATTGGGTTTGAGTCCTCAAACTTGGCTTGGAAGCAAGCAACAGCCGGTATAGCCGATGCGAGCTTCATTTCATCATCAATCCCGATCTGCTGAAACTTCAAGAAGAGTTGACGGCACTCGCTCTTAAACCCACTCTTCATAGCCTGCATCGATTAGCTCCTGCTCTAAGCGAAGAACACCTGCTCGATTGCGTAACGCAACCTTCAGGCGGGGGATGAAGAAGTCCTTTAGCTCCTCAACCTGCTTCTCATCAAGGATCTCAGGCGCGCAGGTGAATGCGAGACTTTGGAGCTGAGGGAAGAACGCCAGTCTAGGCAAGCATGTGGGCTTTTCAAGGTAGCCCAAGTTGATAGTTTCTGCCGCGCTGCCCGCAGCGTGCTTGGGGTCAACACGCTGGGCAAGCTGCTCATTGAGCACCAACGCAGAAACTCGACGAGGACAGCCGTTCCAGCTAGGGATAGCTGATGATGAGACGTTAATGAAGTCGACGACTTCAGGAAATCCCTCAAAGGAGATGATGTCAGGGTTGGTCCAGACAGCGCCGCTGACAATCTTGAAGTTGACAGGGAGACGGTTGTAGGGCTTCAGGCGTTGAGGCAATGCCTGAGCGTTGACATTACCCGCTAATGAGACACGTCCATCATCACCAACTGTGTGATTGGTGTAGGTGAGGAAAAAGGGACTGCCGCTCTTAGCATCGAAGGCAAGCTGCTTCTCAACCCAAGCAGCAACTGCTGCTGGGTCTGAGAGGTTATCGACGGCCGCTATTAGCTCAACAGGCGGCGCATCATGCGAGGACGGAAGGGGCATCTGGTGGCGTTTCCCAGGGATCCCGAATGATATCACATAACCCTAGCTCCAACGCCTCTTGTGCGGTGATCCAGCGGTCTGTGGGCGACAGTAGAATGTCCTTAACTTGCTGCTCTGTCATCTTGGTCCGCTTGACGAAGTGGTCAACGAACCGCTTGTGCATGATGTCTTGAGTCTTGCGCATCGCGATGAAGTCATGGTACGTGCCCTCGACGCCTTCACTGAAGTGGTGCGTCATGATGAACGCGTTCCGTGACATGATCCGCTTACCTGGCGTGCCTGAGACAAACATCAAGGCGGCCATCGAGCAGATTGCACCGATGCCGACGGTCTGAATCTCCAAACGGCTTACTTCCATGGCATCGATAGCCGCAAAGCCCGCATGCACGTCGCCGCCGTATGAGTTGATCAGCAGAGACAAGGTCGTGTCCGTGCTAAAGACGAAGTTGGACTTGATCAAGAACTCGACCAGGTCTCGCGATGAATCTTGAGTCACGTCATCGAAGTACATGTATGTGGCGTAAGATGCCAGCGAGAACATGTCAATCGGCGACACGCATGCCATCGAAGCCAGGTCCGAAGTAGCGAGCTCCTCGGCCGCTGCTTTCTTCATTCGACGTTGGGAGATTTTCATTTAAGCTCGTTGATTGATGGGTTACCTGTCAACCGAGAGGAAGATTGTATCATGGTCTCGCACCTTTGATCCGATCTTTCCGTGCTCGATTGTAATATGGTAGAGCAATGTCTCGTGCTCTACGCCCTTCTCAAGGGCGGTGAGGCAAAGCCTCACAGAGCGTGCGTCACGCTTGACGCAGAAGTCGGTTCGAGCCTGGCCCGACTTCTCATGGATGAACACCTCGGACCACGTGTCGATGACGGTCTTGAACGTGTCAGCTGCAGCGTCAAACAGCTTTTCGCGCGCCACTGCACGGTCAGCGTCGCTCAGCAACAGCGGTAGCTTAACTGTTGGGCTTACCTGCTTGACTCGGCCTGTTTCAGCCGTAGTATAGAGCTTGGTAGAAACATCGCTGACAGCAATGTCAGTCAACGCTTTAGGGTTCTTGAAGACAGCATCCTCAGCTTGCGCCTTGTCTACAGAGAGCTTGAGCGACCGGGTGGCTTGCTTCCAGGCCCTTAGCAGCTCCCGCTGCAAGTCCTTGGTCACGTGATGCTTGACGTTATCGAAGCGATGAAGGGCAAGCACACTGCGCGCCTTCAAGCCTTCGGTGATGATAAAAGTTGCTAAGCCGCTCACTCAGCTATTTATGCGGACCAGGAATGTTTGCTTCATTGATGTATCGAAGCACGTCCTCTGGCGTAGTTGAGGTGTACTCGACCGCGTAATCCTTGTCAACGTCGTCGACGTGAGCCATGGGTGCACCTTTACTTGGTACATGTGCCCATAGTGCACAAAGATCAGCGCCCACAGAGGCTTATTGTTGACAGTCTTGAGCTTGACATCACCTGATGTCCGTGAAGAAGGCATCTTCTATACAAAGGATCATAGTAAGGAGATCGCTATTCACACATGTGATGCTGCGTTGGGACATGCAAAGGACATGTAGCGACAACTCAGTTTTGCACAGATTCCTCCGCAATCCTAAATAGCCTCATATGACATATCGTTCGCCTTTCATCATCCAGCAAGGCTTCCTCACACCTGAAGAAGTAGCACGTATCGCCGACCAAACACGAGTCGTCGAGCCAGACAAGGACTCAGAAGGGCGGCCTCTACCTATGGCTCGTGCCCATAAGGCGTCGGAGGACCTGATCTACAACAAGTTCAAGCCGCTGATTCCGCTCATCGAAGAGCACTACGACATCAAGCACAAGGCCACCGAGACCATTCAGTTCCAGCAGTTTCCGACCTCAAATGCGAAGCTGGCAGAAGCCCCGCACTGTGACAACGCGGTTTACAAGCGGAAGAAGTGGGCACGAGTTTCAGGCCGTGACCTCTCCTGCATCATCTGGTTGAAAGACTACCAGGACACCCCTCCCTTCAACCTCAAGCAGCACGTCTACGGCGGGAAGCTTGAGTTCCCCGTCTATAACTTTAGCTTCCAGCCTCAGGCTGGCACGCTTGTCATCTTCCCCTCTTGCGAGCGGTTCATCCAAGCCACGACCTCAGTGCTCGTCGGCGAGCTGCAGCTCGCAAAGTTCTACGTGCACTCGCAAGGCCTTTGGCTTTACAACCCGGCTAACTTCCCAGGCGACTTCAGAAGTTGGTTCAACGACGTGGTCTGACCTATGCTAGGCTTCAACGTAACACCCGAAGGCGGTATATCCTTAAGCGGGGCTTCAACTTCTACCCAACAGCCGAGTGGGGTACTTCCCGCGGCTTCAGGTTCTCCCTGGGTAAGAAGCTCATCTTCGTGCGTTGGAGCGTCAAGCTAAGCAAGCTTATCGTGAGGTTCGGATGAAGCTGGCTGAAATCTTATCCAAGGCTGACTTGCTAAAGGCTCAACAGGACTTCATCGACACGTTTCCGGATGGCTGGAGCTTCAAGATCACAAATGATGGTAAGCTTGAAGCATCGGTAGAGGATGATACCACTCCGATGTATGCCACAGAGGATGAGATCGGGCTGCCTGATCAAAGCGTCAAGTCAGCACCTCGAGCTCGAGCTGAAATTGAGGCCGACTACAAGAAACGGAAGATTGACGTCAAGGTTACCGGCGGCAAGGTGGTGCGCGGATATCTTGAGGACGCGCAGCTTGAGTTCCCCTCTTATACTGCCGCATTCGAGTACTACGTGCGAGACTACGGCGGCGACTATGCCTGGAACCAATACGGTAACTCATTCGTAGCCGATGATATCTGGGCTCGCATTAATGAGCTGACCGCATCATGAAGCTCGATCGCCTGACAAGAAGCGACTGCTCAAGATGCAGCAAGACTTCATCGACACGTTCCCTGACGACTGGGACTTCAAGCTCCAGAGCGACGGTGGCCTGAAGGTCACAAAGGCCAATGACGGTCCTTGCTACCAACTAGACAAGATCTTCTACAACCCTTACAACACGCGCATCTCCCAAGACGAGTGGGAGGAGGTCATTCGGAAACGTTTTGAAGAGGTCATGGAACAGCATGACCTTCCAGCCATCGATGTGACCTTTGAAAATGTCCACCCTGCCATCACTATCTGCGAGGCCAATGTTCAGTATAAGTCATATGCTGATGCATTTTATGTAGCAATTCTCGAAGAAGGTAGTTGGGACGCCTGGGGGTAATGAGCCTGGGGATTTCGGTGCTGATAACATCTTGGAATTCATCGAGCGACAAATCAAAAACGGAAACATCAAACATGACAATTGACCTCTTTGAACAAGCACTCAGCCGCGCCATGCTCTATGAGGTAGGCGGCTTCTGGAACCTCGAGACGCCGGGTGTGCGAGAAGGCCTGATCAAGACCCAAGCCCAACGTAAGGCCGTAGGCTATACGAATGACCCGGATGACCACGGCGGTGAGACCAAGTTCGGCGTTGCTAAGGCGGCCAACCCAGACCTCAACATCGCAGCGCTAGACTGGGAAGGCGCTAAGCGTGTCTACATGAAGCGCTACTGGCTGCCAGGCGACTGTCAAGACATGCCTAAGCTGGTAGCCCTAATGCACTTTGACGGGTGCGTCAACCACGGCGTTGGGCGGGCCGCAACCATGCTGCAAAAGGCTGTCGGCGCTACGCCAGACGGTGACATTGGGCCAGCCACCCTCAACAAGGTCAAGGCGCTCGACCAGCTGGTCGTCTGCAACAAGATCGCTGAAGCTCGTACCGCTTTCTATCGGTCAATTGTAGAGCACAACCCTGTGCAAGCGAAGTATTTGAACGGTTGGCTGCGCCGGATTAATGAAACTCTACAGTACGTCAAGATTCAAGCATCAAAGGGATAAAATATATGACCACCGTCAAGCACCCGCTAAGCGCAGGCATCCTGCACCCACTACAAGTCAATCGGTTTCGTGCTGTCTTCAAGACCCCCGAAGGTGAAGCATTGCCGTACGGTGACCCGTTGACCGCTCAGCTAGTTCGTACGTCTGAGTTTGGCCTCTACAAAGGCATTGCGGTGGTCATTGAAGAGGACATCACCGGCCATGCGGGTCGTGCGGTGCAACAGCTTACCAAGCTGTCTAACTTCACGCTCGACATTGAGTACTTAGACGGCAATAACACAGTGATCAAGACCGCATCCTTCATCGGCTGTAAGGTTAGCAACACGCTGTATAGCGGCCTAGACTATGCAGGTGGGAAAAGCTCAGTTGGCGAGGTACTTCGCCTCTCTGTGCCGCGCTGGGAGGGTAAGAAGTTTGACGAGCTGGCAGCTGAGCATCCTACAGCTGCCACGCTGATCGCCTTTCTCAAGGGAGCACAGCTTGAAGTGATCGCCGATCGTGACGGCAAGCGTGGCATCGCAGAGGTCACTTTGACTATCAACTACGGCGACTTGGCTGTCACTTGGGCCGATCTCGGCTAAATATTGACATCATGTTTCAGCTGCTTGAATCGCTCTTAGAATTTCTCGACTCGAAGGGTGGTGTCCCTACCGAGCAAGACCTGACGAACGTCAGGGCTTACAAGGACCTGGTCAGCACGTGGCCAAAGCTCGAGAAGCAGCTGAAGCTTGCTTGGAACGGCGATGCACGTGAGATGAGCCGGGACGGCCACAAGACAGCCGAAGGCGAGAACGTCTACATCTTCCCAAAGTTGCTGAAGGTCTCCAGCCTTGAGAAGTATGACCCCGACTTTAAGCTGACGATGCCAGCGAAGCGGTGCATCGCTGAGCTGTTCACGCTCTTCTGCGATAAGTTCAAGATCGCCAACCGGCGCAACACGAACTGGATGGAGCGTTAAGGCTTCTTAGCCTTGTTGGCCTCTTCGGCTTCCTTCACCTGCTTGACATACAGCTCGGCGATTCGCCGCAACTGAGACTCAAGCAGCACCGCCCGCATCTCTGAGTCAAACATCCACCGCGCTACAGCCCGGTCATCCTTGCGTAGCTCATCGGCCGTAAGCGCAGGGACAGGGGCAGGAACGGTCAGCAGCTCTTGCGGAATTGGCGTGACTACGCGCTCGATGCGCACCATCACAGGTTGCTCAGGCTTGGGCGTGCAGCAACCTGTCAACGCGAGCAGGAGGACTAATGTCAGGGCTCTCATCACTTCGCTCCTTGGTCACGTGCTTGCTGGATCGCCGTCACCGCGTCGACGATGTTCGGTGGCACAGGCGAGGCCTGCTTGGTAGCGATGCGCTTGCGGGCGTCCGCAAGGCCAGCCTTAGCGACTGACAAGTCAGTCTTGACGCCTTCAAGGGCTTTGATGGCTAATGCTTGATCAGCCTGCAGCTTTGCCAGCTCAGCCAAGTTTGAGTCATTGACCGCCATCGCTGTCTGAAGACTTAGCTTCAACGTGGCATTGTCAGCCTGCACGCGCTGAACGATGGCTACCTCGTCATCGAGCTTGCTTTGAAGGCTGTGCACCTTGAACCAGACGCCACCGCTAATTAAAGCCGCAATTAGTCCGAAGAGCACAAATCGGTTGCCGAGAAGGGAGAGGAGGAAAGGCATATATGTATGTGTTAAGAGCCGCCTGTCAGTGACAGGCGGTGATGCGAGCTTACTCGCCGTCCTTCTTCGTGGCAGCGCGGGACTCTTCACGAGCACCCTTGATCTCGTCAGAGATCTTAGCGTCCGAGTTGAAGCCAGCATCGATTGCGAAGCCTGTAACAAAGCCTGTGTACAGGGTTGCCCAGAAGCTCATGTCAGCGTTGACGATGTCGCCTGCAAGGGCTCCGATCATCGCGAAGAGGAAGACGATGACCGTGTAAAGGGTAGCTGCCAGGTTTTCCTTGCCGTACCAGTCAAACAAGCCGACGTCGGTCTCCTTGCGTAGGTACTTCTTCAGATAGTGGGCGAAGCCGCCAAACATGCCACAGGCAATGAAGGCGATTTGATTGGTGTAAGGTGTGATATCCATGCCGCTATTTAGCTGAAAGCGGCTTCTTTGTACGATACCAGCCTAGGGTTCTGCCGCTGGCTTGAGCCGCCGCGATCATGGCGTCATTGGTGACATGCACGCCTGAGTAGAGCGCTGCCGCACCCTTGCGAATTGCTTGCTGCTCAACGAAGTGGATGAGCTGCTTGTAGATGCCTTGTTTGCGGTGCTCTTCAGCCACCGCAGAGAACAGCACCCACGCCGCACGCTTAGGAGGGTCATAGCTCCAGACCGACGCGCCGATCACCTGGTCACCCAACAGCGCATAGGCTACCAGAGAACCGTTCGTGAACGGCAAGTCATAGTCTGCGTGGCCTGCCTTGACGAGAGCGAGGTACTCCTCGAGCACGAAGACGAAGGCCTTCGAATGCGCAAGCGAGTCCTCGCTGACAACTTTAAGGAGCTGCATAGAGCCTTGCCTCGCCGCTCTTAAGGCCTTCGATGAAGGTCTCGAGCGTCACGATGATCTTCTGGTCTAGCGGCTTGAACTGACGCGTCACGATGTTCATCAAGGCTTGCCCCTCTGACACCAGGTCATTAGCGTTCTCAAAGCCTGTATATTTCATCGCTTGCACCAGCTCAGGGAACTGCTCGACATACATGCATGGCTTGATGAAGTAGCTAAAGCAGGTCCATGATTGGGCGATGCCAGGCTTGATCGAGTCAAATGACGAGTAGACAGCTTGATGAGCCAACCGCAAACCCTTGACAGCCGGGTGGTCAAGGTAAGAGAGGATCAATTCAGGCGAGTACATGAAGAACTTCGTGCAGCCCTCGATCCCGTACTTGATCAGGTGCTGTTGAATCGGCGTAGGGCCGAAGGAGGTAACAATCGGGTCACCTTCTAAGCTCGAACCCTTTGACAGGACCATGTCGCCGCCAGCCATGATGAAGGCGTGGGTGTCCTTGAATAGCTCGATCAAGTAAAGCTGGGCTAGCACTCGAGCATTGGTCAAGCAGTGCTCAGCGGCAAGCTGTTGGCCTCGCCCGTCATAGAACTTTTGCAGGTCTAGGTCAATCAGCAATGGCTTGAGGTCAAACTTTCGACAGAACTCAAATGCTTGCTTGATGTCATGCTCGTTACGGATCCCACCCTTCGGACCCCGTATGTGCATGATGACCGGCTCAAACAGAATCTTGCGGTCCAGAAGCGAGAGGCAAACCGCTTGCGAGTCCCCGCCGCCGCTCAAGCCCACACGAATAGGCTTGGTGAATTGGTTAGCAAGGTCCTCTACGGTGTTACCGCACTCTTCGCGAAACGACCTGACCTCACGAGTGACACCCGCTACCTCAACGGCGAACTTACCGTCGACGATTGGGTCATTGTGCCACTGGCCATTCCACCCCCACTTGTAGTGGTTATCCTTGCTGTATTGCATGCTTCTTCCAGTAGCTGTGACGCTTGCTGCCTGGCGTCCACGGCAGCTTAACGTTAAAGTTGTATGCAACCCACGAAACAAAGGTGTTGCAGTTGTTGGCAAAGAGGTGAAACCCCGTAGTTACCTTTGGGTAGTCATTGACTACGTCGAGCACGTCTAACAGCGCCGCGTCGCGTACGGTAGCCAGCAGCCTAGGCTTGTGGCCAAACCAGCGTTGGCCGGCATGCCTGTCAGAGGCGAGCACTACCTGCTCAAGAGGTGCGACTGGCCGCCGAATGTATGACCTAAATGAGACCTCTTGGTAGTCTAGCGTCTCAGCGCTGCTTACTTCAAAGACTGTATGCACGCCGTTTCGCACATAAGCCACATATGAATGCTGTCCACCCAGTCTTCCCTTCAAGCCAAACGTGCGCGCACGCATGAAGTGCAAGCCGTCAGGCAGCTCCAGCTCGATGTTCACAGCTTGGTCTTGCCAGCGGCCGAAGAGCGTGTCATGGAGAAGGGCTATCATGAGGAGACATCTTGTAGTAGTTGACGTGCTGCCTATCATAAGCCGCCTGCCAGCTTCCACGGTCGGTGTCCCAGTCACCCGTCGGTACAGGGTCATGGATGAAGTGCCCGTGACGGTCCTCACCCTGCACCCACAATGTCGACTCGGGTGCGAAGTTAGCAATCGGCTTAACATGGCCCGCGGCGAAGATCATACCGCACGCCAGGCGCGGCTCTGAGCTTGTGTTCGACGACGAGCCATGAACTATGTAAGGCGAATGCATCGTAATGTGGCCTGCTGGCACCTCCGCTGACATGAGGCGCCGCGGGCGCTTGCCAGTCTCAGGCTCAACAGCCGTCTGACCGCGCATCAGGAGGTTCGACTCGCTCCGCACGTCATGGTGCTCAAGCTGCTTCTTATCCTTGTGCGAGCGTAGCCGGTACCTGATCGCGCCGCTCTCGCAGGTCACGTCGTTGAACGCCAGCCAGACCGTGACCGCATCCTTCGGCGCGAAGTTCCAGTAGGTTGCGTCTTGGTGGTAGGACACGATCTTGCCGTCATTGGGCTCCTTGACCCAGAACAGGGTGTCCCAGCAGTGGAAGTCATCGCCCAGCACCGCCCCGACATAGTGCCTAATCGCCGCTGACTTGACAATCTCAGCCATCCACGGGAAGAGCACCTGGCTCTTGCAGCGGTAGTCGGAGGCCATCAAATTGCGGTCAGAGATCTCAGCAAGCAGGTGCTGACGGTAGACCGCAACCTGCTCATCCGTGAAGACGCGCAGCGGCCAAACAGCTCCGATCTCGTCAAACTCTCGCTTAACAGCTTCTGGGTTCAGGAGGTAGAGGTCGGTCATTGTCGAATTGCTCGGATCCACAGCATTGATGGGTCAAACTCATACCACCGCTTCGTGCCGAAGTCAGGATTGCTGGCGTCGCCGTGATGGTTGTTGTGCAAGGCTTGCCCCCAAGTGATGAGGCTTAACAGCGGGCGGTTGACCGAGAAGTCCTTGGTCTGATAGTTACGGTACGTGCCGATGCCGCCCGTGTGACCGAGCACATTGACAGCGGCCTCTTGGTGGATAGCCCAGACCTGAGCGAGCGTCAAAGCCAATAACGGGACCGGCGAAGCGATGAGCCAAAGCAGGGCGAAGAAGGCCCACGTGCCCCAGAGAACTGAGTGGTAGTAGGTCACCTGCCACTGCCATGTAGGCTCACGGAGGAAGTCAATGCCTGAACGCAACGAGACCTTGTTGACGATGTCCTTGTCAAAGGCATAGCCTTGGTACGCGGTCCACAGGCTATGAGCGTGCGGCGAGTGGAGGTCCTTCTCGGTGTCGGAGTAGCGGTGATGGACGCCCCGATGGAGCGCAACCCAGAACAGCGCATGGCCATGACAAGCAAGCAAGCCGAAGAACAGCATCGCCTGCTCCCACGCCTTGCTGGTCTTGAACGACCGATGTGAGAAGAAGCGGTGCAAGCCGACAGCTACACCCAAGCCGCTAATCAAGCAGTAGAAGCCGAACGTCATAAGCAAAGTTGACGCTGGCAAGCCATAGCGCCACAGCAAGGCTACCGCAATCACGTGAGGCGGCAGCCAAACTTTCCAAAAGTGCGAGCTCGTAAGCATATCCCTCATTCTGCTACCTCTATGTTCTCTAGCTCCGCCCAGACCTCCTTGATCGGGCGAGAGAAGTCATCCATCCAGATTGTACCGTACCGCTCTTGACATAGCATTTTCCAACGCTGATTGATCGGCACGACTACGTCAAGCATGTTTTCAAAGCCAGTATACTTTTGCCGAGCTTCGAGCGTCGGGAACGCCCCTTGATAGTACTTGACCTTGAGCATCTCTGAGCTCCAGATCTGCGGCCGCCACATGTTAGCCACCAGGAGCTGCATGGTCGGCGTCCTGATGAAGGCATTGGTCAGGTTTGTGTCGATCCACCCGTTCGGCTTCGAGTTAATGCCGTAATAGGTCAGGAACTTGGTCACTGAATAGTGGCGCTCGCTGTAGTACAGGTTCCACACGCGCTCGGGACCGCTGTCATCAGCGACCAGGCCTGGCTCGTCATAGCAATGGATGAACACGCGGTCAGGCGAGTTCAGGTCCAGCATCATCTTCAGCTGCCCGGTGTAAGCGAGCTCGGTGGTTTGACAGTTGGCCGCAATCTCGAACTGCTCGTCGCTGCCGTACCAGCTCTTGAGGTCGAAGAAGTGCTCATACGGCGTGACGTCCCGACGAGCGCACCAACGCCTAGCCCAGTAGAGGTCATGATTGTTTGCGCCGTTATTCATGATCGTCGGCGTAAACTTGACTCCAGCGGTCCACAGGCTCTCACAGATCCACTCGCTGTCAAGGCCGCCGCTGAAGAGGACCATCAGCTCCTTGTCAGGATATGTAGCAGCGAGGTCCTTCGCTGCGGCCAAGGACTCTTGTCTCAACGACATCGGCGGGCGAGTCGGGCGCTCGAACCAGACCTGGTAGCACTGCTCATTGTTGGTGCGCGGAATGTCGGCTACGCCGTCATACCCTTTGTAGATGCGTGATGTCATGGCTGATATGCTTTATGAGATGGTAGCCTGGGTCACAAGCTTGAGGCGTGTCAACAGCAAAGTTAGCGGAGCCTGGAAAGGCGTGGTGGGTGTTGTGGAGGGTTTGCCCCCAAGTCAGCCACGCAAGCCACCGAATGTTCCGGCTATTGTCCTTGGTCAGGTGGTCAGCCTTGCCGAATCGCCTGTCATGACAGAAGCTGTTGATGATCGCCTCTTGATGGATACTTATCATCCCCGCGATAGCGGCTCCCGCTGCAATAGCACGAGTCGGTTCGAAACAGGCTAGGATGGCGAGCAAAGCCCACCAGCTCCACAGCAAGGTCGTGTACCGGCGATGTGCAAGTTTGCACCACTTGTCTTTGATTAGGTCGCTCGCAAGCGACATGGACACGTCAGTAGGCTTGATCGAGAAGATCCAGCCCATGTATGCGTGCCAGAACCCTTTTGTCGGCGTGTGGATGTCAGGTAGCTTGTCTGAGTTTGGGTGATGCAACCGATGTAAAGCGACCCAGAAGATGACAGAGCCTTGGCCCGCCAGCGAGCCGCCGATAAGCATGACATAGCGCCAGAACGCGTTCGTGGTAAACGCTCGATGCGTGAAGTATCGGTGAAACCCGACGCTCACGCCTAAGCCTGAGAACCACAGATTGAGGGCCAAGAAGGAAGCGAGAAGTCCCCAAGACATGCTATGAACGGCATAAAATAGACCGGCAAGGCCTACAGCGTGCGCGGGTAGGTGTATCCTAGTGACGTGCGGATTAGGCGACATAGGAACGGCGGATTAGCAGCGGGATGGCAAGCACAGTCTCATGCATGACATGCTCCCAGAGGATCGGGTCAGCTACCTTCTTGTACGGCTCGACCGCGCATACGTCCTCGATGGTGTACTTGCGCAAGTCCTCCGTGCCGTCTCGCCAGAAGGACCGGTAGGCTCGTGCCCACTTCGCAGGGAAAGCGTAGTAGAACTTCGTGACGTTTAAAGATTCATAAAATTTCAAGCACTCCGACAAGCACTCTCTTAGCTCTTTGGGGTCACCGTCAGAGACCATCAAGTCGAGCACCCAGAAGTCAACGTGCGCGTAGGCGCAGATGAAGGCTGTCAACCGGTCACCGTCAAACTTGCCTACAGCGTAGTGCGGTGCATGCTGGTAACGGGCGTGCACGCTGAGCAGTGGAGCTGTCGTGATTGCGGTCACCGCAGCGCCGGCGTGAGTTGTCTTAGTGGCGCGCAGCTTACGCATGGCTCGCCAGTCAGAAGGTAGCAGCTGTCTAAGCACGTGTGTAGACCGCTCCGTTGAACCGAGGGGCGACACGAGAGAAGACCGTGCGGTAGACAGGGTGGTCAATCATCATGCCAGGGGTAACAGACAGCACGTGAGTCCAACCCGCCGGCGGCTCAACGCCTTCCTTCAAGAAGATTTGCGTGGGCAGAGCGAGCTTGTCAGCGACCAGGTCAAGGTGCGCGATGCTGCCGAACCAGTGATGAATGTAGGCTCCGCCCTTCTCATGCATGATCGTATAGAGCGCCGCGGCTACAGTCATGTCAGTCCCTGTGTCGGTAACCTCATAGATGCCGGTCGTGTCGGTCGGGGTCAGGAAGTACTGTGTCAGCTGAGTGTGCGTCGCGAGCAGTGGATCATGCTGCATCAGGTACCGTTGGATTCGGCGATGGTCAAGACGAGTGAGGGTTTTGGCTTCGTACATAGCTTAGAATGGGTGAATGACGGTCTTCATCTTGAGCATATTTAGCTCAACAAAGCTCCCCACGTATCGACTGTGGTTGAGGGCTACCAGCTGGAGCAAAGCTGTAATGAGCCAGGCTACCTGCAAGTTGTGAAACGCCAGCGGCAGGCTGTAGTTAGCCGTGTCAAGGTAGCTCTCGTTGAGACGAACGAATGTGCGTACGTTTAGTTTCGTCCAGGGAAAGCACATTGGGCCAAGCCAGAGCCTCATACGATTGCAGATGACCGGCAGATACGTCTTGCCCGGCATGTCAGGGAGGTCAAGGTAAGAGTCAGCGAAGACCAACGTAAGCTTGGCGTCATCAGCCGGATACATCCCGTTCTCTTCGAGGCCGTCAGCTACCAGCTGACCGACGCTGTTCTTAGTCAGGTCGATGAAATTGTACGTGACGTGCTTGAGCTGTTCTTGCACGTCGGCCCAGGCGGCCCCGTGGAGCTCCCAGCCTGCCATGCTCGGATGTGGGTCAAAGGCAAGAAAGCCTCGAGCGTTGTACGCTTCGAGCAGCTCCATCTCGTCATCGTCGAGGTCAGTAACGTCAATGCCGACTACCAAGCGGTCGAGGAACTTTTGCCTGTCAAGCGGCTCAACATGCTTGACGTTTTCGCTTACGAGCAAAGCCTCGCCGACACCTGTGCTTTTCAAGAGCCACTGAGGCTTCAATTTGATGATCATATGCTATGTGATGAAAGAGGGGCCGAATTCGGCCCATCTTGTTTACTCAAACGAGCCAGAACCGTTGACGTAACCGTCGATACCCTGGTTGTACATGGTAGAGGTGATAGTAGCCGTGGTCCATGCGTGATGATCATTGCCGTTAGTAACGGCAAAGTCGTGAGCGTTACCGCACATGTAGAAGTACATGGTGATAGTTCCTGCTGAATTCATCGTTGCCGTGATGATGTTAGCGCGACCTGAGTAGCTGATCGGATACAGGTGACCCGTTACGGATGCATCTGCATGTACCGGAATCGAGTTGTTGCCCGTGCCTGGATCGTAGTCATATGCAATGCCACCGTCAGTACCGAAATGCACGGTTCCGTTAGGAGCGAGCGTGACGGTGTCACCTGTGTAGAGGTTTTGGATATTGACAGTGTTAACACCCGATGCCAAGCTGATCCTAGCAGCTTCGCCGTAGAACGTGCTTTGGTAGTAGGCATTGATGTGGACCACGCCGCCCGGAACGCCAGACACGCTAACGCTCGCTGACCGTGGTTGCAGGAGCGAGAGCGCGTTAAGCGTCAGCGTGCCAGTTCCTGTTGTCGCGTACGTGAAGTCTACAACGCCAACGCCGCTCGAGTTCATCGAGACCGTAGTAGCTGTAATGCCTGACGGACCGCTCAAGCCAGAGCCAGGAGCCAGGTTGACGTTGACAGGCAAGCTCGTAGCGTTCGGCGTGCCCGTGAAGGTCAGGTGGAAGACCACGTTTGTGCCAAGCGTGGTCGAAGTCGGCGTAGCAGACATAGCCGTGAAGCCTGTCAACGTAGGTGCCGGGCTTGGAACTGGAGTTCCTGGCGACGGAGTCGGCGTTGGCGTGCCCTTGCCTGGTGGGCTTGGAGACGGGGTAGGCGTCGGTGTCGGCGTTGGGCTAGGCGCCGGAGCGTTGACTGTGATGTTGGCCGATTGGGTTGCGCCCACGGTCATGTTGGTGCCGCTATTGACAACGGCCTGCACGGTCTTGACGCCCGCTGCTGAGCTGCCAATTGTGTACGTGATGTGGCCGACACCGCTCGAGATGATCAGTGATTGCGAGACCGAACCACCAAACGTTCCGGTTAAGCCGCCCGTTGTGTTGTTGAGCGTGATGCCGGTCGTGACTGACTGGTCAACCGCAGACGTGAAGGTCAGGGTCAGGGTCGAGCTAGAGCCGGTGGTAACGCTCGACGGCGCGAACGAAGCACCAGAGAAGATGATGGCCGGCGACGGGCCTGGAGTCGGGGTAGGCGTAGGCGATGGGCCCGGAGTCGGGGTAGGCGATGGCGACGGCGACGGACCGGCTGTCGGGTGAGGCCACACTACAACCCAGTTGCCGCTGATTGTGTAGAGCAGCATCTGATTGTCAGTGCTGTTGTACCAAAGCTGACCGGTGGTCGGGTGCGGCGGAGCGCTTGAGCTGGCAAAGTGCTCAAGCAGCCTGATCAGGTTCTCCTGCACGCGCTCACCCCAGTTCGGCGCTGCTTTGCCTGTCAAGGCTAAGGACGTGGATGAGGTATCAATGCTGCCTGCTGGCAGCGTAAACGGAGTCTTTAACGAGTCATTAGACCAGTTAAGCGTGTAGTTGAATGTCATGTTGTCTCCGATGCCGGCTCATCGAGCGCCCACAACATTCCGGTCTTGCCGTTGCGAACGGCTTATTTAACGCTGAACCAACCGACTACGGAGTAGCGCTTACCCTTAGTCAAGGGCGTGACCTCATGCAGGAAGCGGATGTCGGATGGGAAGAGGACCATGCCTCCCGTAGCAGGGTGCAGCTTGACAATCGAGCCATCGCTGTGATGCACCGAATGCAGCACTAGGTCGCCGCCTTCATAGTCCTCATTGAGGTACATGATGCAGGTCAGCTGCCGATGCGGCGAGGTGTACCTGAAGACGCCTTTTGCGTCGTAGTATGCGTTGTCTGTATGAGCGAGAAAGTGCCCTTTGTCAACGTCAGCGTATGACAAGAACTGAAGAGGCTCTGAGAGGAACGCCGGCTTACCAAGCAGCGCGGTCGTGTGATGGGTGACAGCCGCTGTCATGCGCTGAGCGACCTGGGCATAAAGCTCAGGCTCAAGCTGCATGGCTTTTGAGGACCGATGGTAGGTGTCAACCACCTGCTTGTGAAGCGTCACTTCACTGTCATACACGCCCGAAGCTTGAGGGTTGCTCAAGCTTGCAATCACGCGCTGGCAAAACTCGCCGTCGAGGGTGACGGCGGTAATCACAGGTGGGTGGAACTGTGGCACGAAGTTCGCGCCGTACGGCTCTAACGAGCGGTAGTCGACGTACATTAGCGACGCGTTGCTGTGGTCAGTGACCTGATCTCGCCGTTGAGAGCTTTTGGTTCGATCAGCGCGTTGCCTAAGTCATACTCTTCAAGAATCATAGCAGGCACAACCTCAAAGACAAATGTGCCCCGATTGCCATTGCGCACGATGTTCTGCAGCTTGTAGCCCTTAACCTTCAGGTAAGCGGCGAGAATGATGTCTACTGTAGAGAAATTATTTTGCATGATGCTTTTCCCACCTCAGCTTTGCGCTTTCGCGCATTCTTTGTCGCGTCTCTTCTGACGCGCTAGAACCGGCATTCCATGCAGGAACGCCTGTTCTCTTTCCTTTGTTAGCCGGCTCTTTGCCTAATCGAGCTTTACTGATATTTGCTTTATGCTCTTCAGTAAATGTACGCGATGATCCAACTCTGTTGCCCATCATGAGTTGCCTCAAGATCGGATCTTGCCAAACAGCTTTAAGCTTCTCTGACCTTTTAGCTTTATTGGCTGGGTCGAGATTTGCAGATTGGAGCCCTGCTAGAATTTTATTCCGATACTGATCATCTTGCCAACGTATCAGCATCTGATCACGCGTAATGTTTGCATGCTGTCTACGCAGCCAACCATAAGCTTTATTTGAAGCAAATGATCGCGTGATGCTCATCATATGAGCAGCGTGAATCAACTTTGTAGATGGATGAATCTTAGCCAGCAAGATATGAGCTAAAAAATGCTCTTCTGGCGTTAACGCAGCAATGTTGGAAGCATCATCGAGCCCGCCCATACATGACGGAACAATATGATGACGTTCTACATACCCTTCAATTGACCGAGATTTTGCTCGATCGATGAGGCTCTGATATATGCGTTTGTAATCCACGTCATATTTATGAGAGCACTGGTCACTTGAGGGGTATTCTCAATGAAACTTGTCAGTAATCATTGATGAACTTGGCCGCATCCTCCGTTGACTTAAACGACTTGCGCTTGTCAGCATAGCGAATCACGATCTTGCCAAGCTCCCACGAGCATTCAAGATGATCACCGAATTCGATGATCAAGGTAAGCGCCTTCAAGGTGATCAAGGCAGGCAAAGCTACCGAAGACGCAACCCTGAGCTTTAAGCTATAGCCTCTACCGTCAAAGGCTGATGCGAGTGAAGTCAAGACGGCAAGCTTAAGCATCCAGTCAACGTCGGCTTGGTCATTGACGCTGTTGGTGTAAAATTCACCATGCTTGATCGGATCAGGCAGCTTGAGCGTGTTGTTGTGCACCGTAAACAAGAGGTACGTGTCAACGCACGGATGCTTGAGCTGGAGCCGCATCTCTTTATCATAGCGGCCATGCTTGATTTTTACATCGAGGTCCGGGACCTCATCGCTCTCGACGATTAGCTGTTGAAGCTTCAATGTCCACTTACGAATTTGCGTGTGGTCAATGGCTTCGGCTATTGTCATGCAGCAGAGACAGTGATGGTGTAGGTGATGAGCCAGGCGCGGTTCGCTGTCTTCTCGATCGGGTTGAAAACCAGGTGAGACAGCAGGAGGCCGTCTGCAGATTTTAACCCAATTTCGTCAAAGGTGAACGAGCTTTCAGGGTCGGTTGTGAGATTATCTGCTACGGCTTGCCCTAACGGCTCGAGAGCGGACAGCTGAGCGGTTACTACAACGAGCGAAGTCAGCGCAGGAGCCGGCGATGGTAGCGCTTGCACCGAGTTGCTGGTCGGAGTGCCTGAAGTCAGGTCATCGACTTGGACCGCATAGGTCTGGTTGTACAAGGAAGCGCCTGAGCCGATGATGTTCGGTGACTTGTACACCAGCGAGCTGCTTGTGTTATAGAACGTGCCGCCGTTGCCAAAGGCTAGCTCGAACACGTAGCCGTTGTCCTCGCGGGCCAAGGCACGTGCAACGATCAGAGCCATGTTCTGTGGATGGATGGCGTTCTGCTTCTTGACAACCAAGTTACCTTGGTCATCATGGATCATCACCGTGCCGATGAAGTTGAGGTGTGCGTTAGTGTCCATAGGAGCTATTTAAGGTGCTACAGTCTTGTAGGGGTGGCTGGGAGCGAGCTCTGCAGGCCCCACTGCCAAGCAAGGTAGCCTTCAAGCTTCCTGCGTGCTACGTCGTTAAGGGCCGCGTTTAGAACATAGCCGCTTCGGCGTAATCCCCTAAAGCGCTCGCGCTAGATTCGTAACTGTTGCGTTGCTGTGACAGAGCGACCGTATCCTGACGAGTCTGAGATCAGCACAGATTGGAAATTCAAGCTTGCTGTGTTAAACTTGAAATCGCTCGTGGTTAATGCGACATTGCCTATAACTGATTCAGGTGCGAGGGCATTAGGCCCAGGTCGTTGCCGTATCTGCGCCGTTTGCGTGAAGCAATAGAAGCACTTGGCTATAGAACGGGTCTCCGTTCAGCGCTTGGCGCCCTAAAGCCGAAGAGAGCAGTGCTGTAAGAGCATATTATGACGTTGCGAGGTCGCCGCTCAGGTCCCAAGTATCAGTTGCAACCTTATGAAGGACGAACTCTGAGCCTTGGGCTCGAGTTTTTGCAACGTAACCGCTAGGTACGTTGATTGTCACGCCGCCCGCTGCGCTTAGCACAACTTGACCCGCGCCAACTTGACGTACAGGCAGCAATGAGCCAACGCTAAAAGCTACCGCGCTATTTGTAGGCAGCGTTAGCGTAATCGTTGACGCATTATTTTGCCTGCGCTTTCGGTTATGATCTGCAAGGGCAAAGGTAGCCGAGGTACCTGTGTCATCGAGGATTGTCAGCAGGTCATTCAGCGGGCCTGTTGGACCTGTCGGGCCACCCGCGCCGGTTGGCCCATCTACACCTGTTGGACCTGTCGGGCCTGAACCGCTCGGGCCTGTTGGTCCCGTAACTGATGACGGCGCTCCGGTCGGACCCGTGATCGATGGGCCAGTTGGGCCTGTAGTGCCGGTCGTGCCGGTCGTGCCGGTCGGGCCCGTAGGACCTGTCGGACCGCCGCTCGCACCTGTCGGCCCGTCAACGCCTGTAGGACCGGTGACCGATGGACCCGTTGGGCCTGTAGTGCCGGTTGGGCCGGTGACCAATGATGGCGAGCCCGTAGGACCGGTGACTGACGGGCCGGTCGGACCTGTGGTACCTGTAGGACCAGTAACATTTGAAGCAGCGCCTGTTGGGCCGGTGACTGACGGGCCAGTTGAACCCGTTGGTCCCGTAACTGATGACGGCGCCCCGGTCGGACCCGTAGGACCCGAGCCGCTAGGACCTGTCGGGCCGGTAACTGAGGATGGCGAACCTGTAGGTCCGGTAACCGCTGGACCAGTAGGGCCAGTAGTACCCGTCGGGCCGCGAGCACCTACAGCGCCGGTTGGGCCGGTAACTGAATTACCTTGCGCTCCGGTCGGGCCTGTAGTACCGGTCAGACCGGTCGAGCCTGTCGGACCTACAGAACCTGTCGGCCCTGTCGCGCCTCGAGCTCCTGTTGGGCCTGTACCTAGCAGCTGTTGAAAGTCAGAAAGCGTAGTTGACTTGCTAACGTTAGGAGAGCCTAGAACCGTGATCTCGATGAGCTCATCGCCGGAGAGAACGCCTGCGTTAGGTAGTTCGGAAATTTTAATTGATGCCATGAGTTATTCCAAGATGCGGATGTCGCCTAGCTCCGTCTCGCGGTTGTCGCCTGTTTCGGTGATCAAGTACACATACGGCGCAGCAGGAGCTGTAGCCCCGCCTGCAGTGATTGTGTAGCCAGAATACACTTCGGTGTCATAGATCGTCGTGGTCGAACCGCTCGAACCTGCCATCTGAATGATGTTAAGCCGTTCGCGCATGCCAAGTTGCAGCCGAGGGTTAAGCTGCTTAGCTTGCTCGATGCGAAGCTCAACAAACGTGCCTTGCGGAGGCACGTCAAAGAGCTGGAAGATGTACTGTGGCTGACCGTTAATTTCACGCTGTTTCAGCTCACCCACCGCAATGAACTGCACAGGAGCGTGCAGCGGTGGCAGCGGGTCATACGGCTGACCCAGCTTTGTCTTGATAGCAGGGTCTGGCCAGATGTCAGCTTCGTCAGCAGGTCGGTCATACTCTTCGTCGTCATACAGCGACATGTCGAAGGCGACATAGCTGCCTACGCCATGAGTTAGGTAGTACTCGACCCAAGGGGCCCGAAGCGTAAAGCTAATGTAGCCGTTTGAGTACGGCTCGTTGACATACACGTACTCGATCGGGCCTACTGTAGGTGTTTGACGTTGAACAGCAAGGGTGAACAAGTTGGCGGCTGTCAGCTTCCATGACATGCCGTCGGGCGCGGCGGATGAAACAACAAGCTCCTGCAAGATCGCTTTACGAACACCTAGCTCCGACGTGTGGAAGCTAACCGCACGGCGACCGGGCGCAGCGTTTGAGACCGTGAGGGTAAAGTAGTCGGGGTTGCTGCCTTCATAGATGAACGGCGCCGCTTTCGCGATGTACATGCGGTCGGCGTTCATCAAGTTGATGTCGATCTTCGCCGACGAGCTTGGATGCTGCCCAGCGAGGAACTGGATGTAGTTTCGATCCGGACCTGTTACCCATTCAGCGTTGTTCCCAAAGTCCTTGGGGATGTTGTTTACGCGTACATGAGCGGCATTGTGCCATGGCACAGCATAGCGCCCTGTGTTGCTGACAGCCCAAACTTCAAAGCCCTGCTTATAGATGTAGGCTGTTGCGACCGACGCGTCCGAGAATGGCAGCAGAGTACCGTTGACTGGGAAGAAGCCTTGACTATAAGTGCCTGAGATGGTCACGTTGAACGTGCCGCCCTGTGCATCGATGACGGTTGTTGGGCCGTTCGCCATCCTAAGCTCAACCGCTCCGAGCGGGATGCCGGTGACTGTTGCATAGCCTGTGGCGATTCCACCTGTTACGGTAGCTGTATACGTGCTAGCTGTTGCGCTCGTAACCGTCACATTGAGCGATGTCAAGGCTAAGCGAACCGGGATGAAGTCAGCACCTGACTGGTGCGAGCTTGACGCTTGGCCCGCCCATGGGTAGCCCGCGTTAGGAACGCCGTCACCGTTCGTGTCTGTCAAATTTGACAAGGCTTGGTCATCGCCTAATGGTGACTGACCGTAATTGAGCGAGTCAGTGACGCTGAAGCGCGGCATGACTGTCGGCGGCACTACAAAAGTCTGGCTTTCGCTTGTGCCGTCAGAGACCAGTGAAAGCGACGGGATGTCCCGAGCGGTCCACACGTTTTGGTGGTGAACTGTGTGATGCGGCTGGCTGTCAACAAGGGTCAGGTCAAGCGAATCGCTGAAGCTGAGCTCGGATGTAAAGCCGAGCAGCTTCGTGTGGTACGGCTTGATGTCGAGAATGTACTTGACAAGCGAGCTGACCCGCTTGTCAAGGCTGTTGTTGCTGATCGCCATGTTATCCTTCGACCACTACCGTGCGCACTTCGTCAAGCGTGATGAACGAGGTCTTGATGATGTCTGCTAGCTCATATGAAGCCGACAGCGCATCTTCGAGCACCTCGAAGAACAGCTCATTGACGTTGCGCGTGTCCGCATAGTTCCAGAGGCTCGCCATGAACTCCCGAATCGCGGTAGGTGTCGCTAAGTATGTATCCAGCATTGCGGAGTCATACCCAAAGAAGCTCACCGGTGACAGCTTGAACGAGCTGGTGACCACGTCGTAGGTTACAACCTGCGTGTTAAGCAGGGCACCCTTGACGGTAGCAACAGCCGCGGCGCTGTCAGACAGCACTTGACCTTGCTTGAGGCCGATGCGCGACGTGGTGCCATTGCGCGAGTCGTACTCAGAGTACAACGCAAACGGCAGCATCTGGCCTGTAGCCGTTTGACCGCACATCGTGTCAACAAGCTTGTCCCAGAGATCCTTGGGGATTCGAGTTGGCTGGTTCCGACGAATGAGCTTCCACTCGGTGTGGGTCGGGCGCAAGGACATGTCGCGGTCATCGTCGCGCATCGAGCCGTTCTCGGTGATCCGCAGCTTATACTGGTTGTCCTTCCGAACGAAGCGGGTCATGTTGACCACAGACAACAGCGCGTAACGGTTAGGGCGACCGTCAAGCTGGTTGAACCGCTTCATGACTTGAGGCACAGCGTAAGGACCTGGATGTTGAGCAAGTTGTTGAGCCGCCAGTTTAACGCTAAGCTTCTTACCTGCCGCAGCGGTCTCCTTGTTCTTGACCCAGTAGAAGTAGCTAGTCTTGCTGACACGGCCAAACTCGTTGCGTTCTTCAAGCTTTGAGTGCGGGGTGTCGAGCTTGTACTCGGTCAGCTTAGCAGGATCTACCGCGGTGCCTTCAAGCTGGAGCTTCAGCTCGTCACCTGTCGGCACCTTGAACGGCAGCTCGAACCGCAGCTTTGAGCCTTGGTCAATGTTCGACCGGCTAGGGTAGTACCCGTTAAGGCCCTTTGCTATCTGGTAGCCTCGCACTTGACGGACGCCGTTGATGTAAAATGCGAGACGCGCCGAGTCAGCGGCAGTCACGTTCAGGCTCAGGCTTTCAAGCACCTGCAAGTGCGTCTGTTCTCCCACGAAGTAGGTAGCTGTTGCGACCGTTGAGGTCAGACGCTTCCACGGGCTCCAGCGCTCGTCATAGGCTCGCACAGGCTGTGGGCTGTTTAGCTCGTCCTGAATGTCCGTCTTGATGTCATTGAGCTCAGTGCCAACGGCTGTGTAGTCGCCGACCATTGCGGCCCACGAGCCGAACGAATCGTCAAGGTCATCGGCTCCTAGGGTGTAGGTGGGCATGCTCCACGAGACCCAGCCGGTTGGGCCTGGGATTAGCGAGCCGTTAAGCGTTGTCACCTGCGGCTCGATGAGAACCCGAGCGGCAACTTGCTGACGAACAACGATGTCGTGAGCTGAATTGCCAAACTCAATGCCGACACGCGCAGCACGTTGCTCTTGCGTCAGCGTTCCTAAGCCGCCCCAGGCCTCGCTGTGACTGTACTTGGTCTTAGCCGTCAGCTTGATGCCGAGCAAGTCAAGGTTTAGCTCGACCAGCGTGGCTGACTTAGGCGGCGTGTCATCGACCAGCACGCGCTGAGTTTGACCGCTTGCAAACGTGACACGCACGTATGTTAGCGACCCAACCTGCTCATAGTCGATGACCACAGCGCCGTGAGGCAGAGAGGTTGAGGTCTCATAGATCTCAAACTTGAAGTCCGTGAAGCTGGCTGTGGCGGCATATGTTGGCGAGCCAAGGGCGTTGGACGCTCCCGCAAGCTGGCTCACATCGCCGGTCAGCACTTCAATGCAGCCGTACGGCTTGAGCATCGTATTACGAGAGCCGTTGGTGTAGGTCATGCCGGCGATGCGCTCCAGCGCGCTAAACGCCGGCATCGCGCCGTCAAGAGCCAGCACGCTGTCTCCGAAGACTTCGAGCGTTGTGGTCTGCCGCTTCAGCGGAGCCTTAGGCGAAACCTGTGGGTTCTTTGAGTAGAGCCACACGACCGGGCGTTGATGCCAAGTGCGAGTCCTGCTAAGGTAGTTCTTGACCGCTAGCTCGCCTGTGCCTGTGTAAGACAGGGGTGGCACGTCGGACTCGATCCACTCAAACACGTCAATGCTCGCCCAGTCAGCAAGCGAACCCCACTGTGTCAGCCGGTCATTGTGGCTTGGGTAGAGCGCCACGTCGGAGTAGTTCATCCAGCCAGCGTTGGCGGTGTTCCACCAGACCTTGCCTACCTGCTCTCGACCCCAAGTACGAGAGCCGTCGGCTGTCAACGCCTTGTACTTGAGAGAGGTGACATTGTAGCGAGCAGGGTCATGACCTGCGGCGTAATCAACGGTTGCGTATGCCTGTGGGCTGTGAACGCCGCGAGCCGGGTCCCACCAGATGACATTGTTGTTGATCGGCGTGTCACGGCCGCCGTCATCACGATACAGCTGGCTCGGTGAGAATCTTGCTAGCGGAGGACCATAGGCGATGATCAGCAGCGGCCTGTTGAACAGCGCCGTGTCGGTGATCACTAGCTGGCCAGAGTTCACGCGATTGAACTTAGCGGTGCTATACTCAGGTGGGTTAGTGCCTGTGACATAATCGCCCGTTTCGCGGTAGACCTTCGAGCCGCTCTTCATGTAGGACGTGATGTCCAAGACCGGGGTCTGGTACACGTTTGCGCCGCTCGTTACGCCGATGTCTACGATCTCAAATGCGTCAGCCAGCACCTCTCGGCCGTCAGCATCGCGCACAGTTAGCAGCTCAGAGCCGGTGACCTGCACCTGCATGGTTGCAACGATTTGCGCCTTCAGGTAGCTGATGGAGCCCAAGTCGCTAAAACTGTTCCAACGATCCTCATCGTCAGGCTTAATGATGATGCAGCCACGCGGATCGAGCAGGTCCATGTTAACAATCTGCTCATGCGAGTACAGCGTGAACATGTCAAACGGGATCTGGTCGTAGATCGTCATGTCATAGCCGCCGATGGCAGCGAGCTCGTTGACATAGGCCAGCTCGTCGGCTTCGAGCAGCAGGTAGTTAGCGCGCTCGCTCACCATGTCATTGGTCCGAACATTCAGCTCGACCTTAACGGCGCGGCGCAGGTCACCGTACTCAGAGACCTTGTACGCCCAAAGCTCGTCGATCAGAGCCGAACGGAACAGCGAAGAGTTGACGAAGGAGCTGACGGCACGGTTGGTGCCCTTGCTCTTCAGCATGCCCCGCCAGAACTGCAGCTGCGTCGGCAGGGTGGTGCCAAGGTCTGAGTGATAGTCTTTGCGGTCAAAGCTGACCAGCGAGCTTGCACGGTCAAACAGCTCTTCGCTCTTCAGCGCGCCGATGTCATAGAGGTTACCCAGCTGTTGAACGGAGCCCTCCATGTTGGTGCGCATCTTATTGCCCACCAAGTACTTGCCCCCATAGACCGGACGGCCTGTAGGCGTGGCTTGCTTGAAGCCTTCAAAGAACAGGCGCGAGACATGCTGATTGAGGAACGGCTCGTTAAGAAGCACGTCGCCGACCACATTTTCAAACACGATCACGTGCTCGAACACACTTGTCGCTACCATAGCGCCGGCCAACGGCACGTCGCTGGTGACCGATGCGTTGCCGTCATCACGGAAGACGCGGAACGAACCCTTCGGAGCGCGTTGGCCGTCAACCGTGTACAAGCCTGGGATCAGGTTCTGCGCGCCTGGCTTAGACAGGTCAGAGATATAGCCGTACTTAGCCTTGAACCAGAAGCGGCGCTCAAACGGCGCGAGCACAAAGGCCATGCCGTTGGTCGGACTGTTGAACTGTGCGTCAATCAGCTGTTCAACCAGGAGCTGCCAGCCGATCAAGCGGCCGTTTGTCGGGTCGATGACCGGGTCCTGCTCGTCATTGAAGACATAGCCGAGCTCAGCCAGCCGGTCAGCTACGCCGAAGATGAACGTGGTCAGAGCTTGCAGCCCCTTAACCATGAACGGGCCATAAACGGTACGAAGTGTGGTACGTTGGGTATAACGCTTCCACTCATCCAGGCTTCCCTTGCCTCCTAGAGCATAGAAGGTCTCGTAGGTAGCCGAGTCATACTCGTACCACTGTAGAGCCGGATGCTTCGGGTTGGTCAGGTCAACGCGGTAGACCCAGTCATCACCGCGAGAGCCCGTAGGGAGTTTTGCAGGGACGATCCGACCGTTGACGATCTGCGTGCTGCCTGCTTGCAGCAGGGTAACCTTCAAGCCTGTAAGCCACGCCACAGACTGAAGCTCGGTCTCTTTCAGGTACACGTTATAACCTGATGAGTCAACAACCGCGGTCTCGGCTTTGACGCTCAGCTCATCAGTGTCGACAAGCGTGTTGAAGCGGTATGCAAGCTTAGGTGTCCAAGCGGCCAGGCGAGCGCGGTCAGCCGAGTAGCTCAGCTCGAGCGAGTTGGCGGCGTGGTAGTGCGCATACAGCTGGCTCAAGCCTTCGAGCTTGAACGGAGCGTGAGCCAGGGTAACAGTCGCGACTGCAAGCTCGCTGATGGCCACAGTTAGCGTGTCGCCTAGGTTCAAGCCGTCACGCGGCACAACGAGCTGGCATGTGGCATAGCCGTCGAGGTGGATTGCATTTGCTGGGTAGAAAGCAAAGGCGAACGAGCCAACTTGCGAAACTCGCACGATGCTATTACGTGCGCTGGCGACCTCAATGAGGTAGGTTACCGGCGTTGGTGGCGGCGCGATCATGGTGACCGTCAGGGATGTCGGCGTCAACGTCGTCCGATTGATGGGCTCGCCGTGAATCAGCGCGTCAACAATGTGAGCCTTGCGGCCGAGAGGCCTGACAAGCTCGTAGCCGTCAACCTTGTCAAGCGGGTCACCCCAGCACAAGCTGATGAACTTCAGTGGGCTAAGCCTGAAGTAGGTCTTGAGCTTTGACGTGACATACTCGAGAGTGTCTGTCCACATGGCCTCAATCGGGCCAAGCTCGCCGTAGTAGTAGCGGCGGTTAGGCGTCGGCGGAGGAGCGATCATGAGCTGCTCGGCGTTGCCAAAAGCGTACGGCGGCAGCAGCTTACCATTGGTCGTGTCAACCGACAGCTGCACAGGCTTGCCCAGCGAGTTAAGCTTCGCCTTGACATTGTCTTGCACGTCGATGCTTGTCCAGTAGCTGATGTCCCAGGTAGTCGTGCCTGGCGGAACGAAGCCTGCAACCACCAGGTCATTCATAAAAGCGGCTTCAGACTCTTCAACCGAGATGTACGGGTAGAGGTCAGGACGCGACGTGCCGTAGACATACTGGTAGACGCCTTGCCAAGCCGAGGCTGGACCCCAACCCGAGTTGTAGTAGGACCACGTGAACGGGTCTGCCGGGTTGTAGAGCGGATCGTATGGGTCAGGAATGCCGTACTTCGAGCAGAAGCCCAAGAACTCCTTCTCCATCAACGGCATCCAACGCGATGAGCTTTCCAGCGGCGTGTAGCTGAAGGCTGTGCTGCTTGCCGGGCACGCATTGTAGAGCTCTGTCTCGAGCTCGAGCAACAACGCGGTCAAGGTCGACGCGAGGTCGAGCAGGCGCCATGGCGCCTCTTGCGCGTGCTGCTCTGAACCCAGGGCTACCCAAGAGCCGTTCCACTGCCAGGTCTCACCCGTCAGCCGATTGTAGGAGAACTGTCCATTGAGCGCGGTAGCAGGCAGATCGCCGATGTCAGAGACCACGTCGAACAGGTAGAGATTCTCAGCTGACAGGTCGAGCCATAGCTGACGAGCAAACGGAGCTTGCGGCGGAACGGGACCACCCACAAATCCAGGCGTTTCTTGGCCGTTCGACCGCTTAAAACGCTTCGTTACCAGGCCCTTAAGCACCGAAAAGTCAATCGTTGGAAGGCTCGACTTGTGACCGTCATGATGCACTAACATAGCCCTGTTCTGGTCAGGCTCTACGAGCACGCCAGGCGCTACTTTCGGCGCCAAGCCCAGGTACGGCGCTGTCAGCGTCAAGGCTTTCAGGCTCATGCTGTTAGTCATGAACGGCGAGTTAACCTCATCGTCCACGAGCGATTCGCTCGCATCTACCACGCTTGACCTGCGCTCGAGGTAAGCGCGCAGCTGCTTGTAAGTGTCGATGTCAACTGGGCCTGGAGCTGACAAGAAAGCGGCTGAACCTGCCGTCACACGGCTGATGAGCTCCTGCTCGACAAACTCACGAGTCCGGTTGAGCACGTTGACGTAAGCGTCGCGGCCAAAGTCAAGCAACGCAATAGGATCAGCCGAATCTTGGCACAGCATGCCCAAGAGGAGCTGAAGCCTGTCATTGAAGATCTTCAGCAAGCCACCCTTGCTATAGTCCTTTGACAGGTTGCGCCAGTTGTTTCGGCTTGAAGCCAGACCTTCAAGGCCGGGTTGGGCTCCGATGATCGAGACAAAGTGCGAGTACAAGTCACCTTGCTTGAAGCTAGTCGAGAGCGTCGAGTCGAGGTTACCGAACATCGGCATCGGGCACTTCCAAGCGCCCGAGGCGCTTGCCGGGCTCACGCTTACTTGCCGATCCTCAAGAGCTGAGTTTGACAGGTAGCCAAGCGGGTCTGTCACGGTACGGTATGAGTCGCCCAGCTTGACATACAAGCTAGCGCGCTTGAAAGCGCTCGACTTGATATCGAAGCTGAAGCGCGAGGTGGCGTCAAAGGCTGTGGTGCCCGAGACTACCGAGAAGGTCGTGCCGCCAACGGTGTACGGTGTGTCCACCGTCAATGTAGGCAGGGCTCCTAGCACGGTGCTGTACACGTCAAAGGTCGTGCCGCCAGCATGGCCGGTTAGCTGAATAACTTGCGGGAGCGCATTAGCGTCAACGTTGAGCGTCGAGAGCTGACCGTTGCCAGCGCCAATGTTCTCGTACTCGCGGATGAAGTACGGGAACGAGGTGCCGTCTGTAGCGTTGTCGTAGTAGCCTGTCAGCAGAGTCTGAGCGAAGCGGACGCCCCGCACCGTGCCAAGCAGGCTTGCTTGCTCAGCAGCCGTAGTCATGGCTCCCTTAGTCAGCTCGAGCTGATCAAGGTTAACAAACAGCGTGCCGCCTGTGTAAGCGTCCGTCAGCTTGTCATTGATGGTTGACGGTGGCATGTACAAGCCGGTGCTCTCATCGTGAGCATATGTTCGGAAAGTAGGCAGCTGGCCGAGCGCCGTCTTCGCTCCTAGGAGCTGAGACTCTAGCTCAGCATTGAACTCGATGATGGGCCGTTGGGCTTGCAAGTAGTTGAGGCGCTCTGCCGTTGTCAGCTGGCTTGAGTGCTTCCACCGGTTGTCGAGCGACCAGCCGCTCGTTCCGCCAGCTTCGATGACCGTATATTCGGCTTGCCCGATAGGGTTGTAAGCCGGCAACGCACCGTCGGCAACGCCTGTCCAATAGTAGCTCTCGAAGTTTTGCAGCTTGTCAGCGTTGATTAGCGCGCCGGCTGTCTCATACTTGACGTACTCTTGGCCGATCAGCGCGGCCCCACGCCAGACGGAAGCCAGGCTAAATGAGCCGCTAGCGTAACGCTTGAAGAACAGCGGACGGTCTTCGGTCGGCGAGGTGAAACTGTGGCCAAATGTCAGGTCGGCGGCAGCGTCTCGCACGATCCGCCTACCCAGGGCTGCGTCAATCGGCTGATCAGCGGCCTCCTTGTAGAAGAAGCCGCTCGAGATGTAAGCAGAGTGATCGCCGTTAGCGTAGTAGAGGTCGAACAACGGCGGTTGGTTAGGCGCGGTCTTGACTTGCGGACTAGGCGTACCGCTGTCGGCAGGCTCGCCCGTAGAGGTTGCGTAGAGGTTAAGCTTGAGGTTGCTCTCAAACTCGAGGATCGGCCGTAAAGCCTGCACGATGTCATTCGAGCTAAGGACCGGGTACGCCAGCTGGAAAGCCTGAGCGTCAGCCTTGTGGAGCCACATGTTGCCCAGAGCCCAGTCAGACCAGGCGCCCAGACCTGGGTAAGGGGCCACCGGCGTGTTGCCTGAAAGAGCCGAGCGAGCGATAACATAGTAGTCAGCAGCTTGTGTCGGGTTTGCGGCTTGCAAGGAGGCTACAGAGGCCGTAGTGAAGCCGATGTCGTTCCAAGGCAGCTCTGGGTGAGCAACCAACCACTTGCCTACCCACACATACTCGTCAAAGTTAGCAAACTTGTCAAGGTCGATGAACGGGACAAAGTTGAGGCTCTCGACCGTCAGCCAGTCAGCGACGCTGTCATAGGGCACGTCTAACGTGACGAGGCGTTGCACGAGCTCGCGCCATGTAGTCAGGCGCTCTTCGGTGCCTTGCTTGCTGTAGAGGACAGGTGCGAGCTGATTGACCTGCCGCTCGAGGTCAGCTTCGCGGATGTAGATGTCTGAGGACTGTGCTGCAGCTTCGCTGCCGACAAAGCCGTGGAGGATGACAGACTCGTCCTTGCTCAGGTGATTGTTGAACAAGGCCCTCATGAGGGTCGTGATCGTGCGGTTCTGGTACTGCTTAGGGAGCAGCGTTGCTAGATCAAGGTTCTTGTTTGCCATCGTGAGGATCTTGTGGATCCTCTATTTACCTAGTGCACCCATGGCTTGGAAAGCCTCAGTCAAACTCCCACTGGTCAACTTCGGTCTCGATCCACTTAGCGATGGCATCCTCGTCATCACCATGGACTACCGCGGGCAGCATCGTTGCGCCGCGGTGCTCGCTCTCGTTGCTGATCGCCCACTTGACGCCATGCTCAGCCACTATATCATGGTTGATATAGTACATGTAGTTGTCATTCGGTTGCAGCACGACTGTGTTTGCAACGGCCATGTCGGTTGATTGCAATGCAGGCGCCCAGCCGATGTAGCACCCATCTTGAGAGTAGACCTTGAACTCATGGTCTCGCTCAGCGATGTCTTGCTGGAACATCAGCATGAGCTTTTTCATGCTGATGTTCTCTAGCAGCGGCTGAATCCTCACTCCTTCACCACCATGAAGTTGTGCGTGAAGATGTACCGGCCCGGCTCGTCGCCTGCGGCATAGCACTGGTTTAAGCAGTAGATCGTTGCTACCAACCAACGCCCTTGCGGCTCAACAGAAGTGATGGTCTCCCAGCGGAAGCCGCTGTTGTCCTGCACCGGCAGCTGCTTGCCTAGCACGTCGGTCGAGTTGCACATTGAGCCGTCGCGCAGAGTCATCGGCGTGTTGTCCGAGCAAGTCAACGTGATGCCAGACTCAGAGGTCAGCTTTAGCACGTTTTGCTCGCTGATACGGTTCGTGACAACCTGCCCTGCCATAGAGGACTCGCGCTGGTTCGGTTCGAGCAGCATGAGCGGGTCACCAGCTTGGAGGTTGCCTGCTTGCTTCTCGGTGAACGGCATGTAGGCTGTCACCTTGACAGATCCGCCGCCACCCCCGCCACCTGGGCTTGGTGAGCCTCCGCCGAATGCGCCGTTGTAGTTGACTTGCACTTGGTTGCTGAGCGTGTAGCCGAAGTTGTTCCAGACAGCGGCTTGGTAATAGTAACCCGACCCGATTTGAGGGCCGCCGTTCATGCTAGTGCTGCCGCCCGTAGCCGCGGAGCCAGCCGGGAAGCTGATGGCTGAGCTGTTGTACGCTGGCACCCACCATTGACCGCCACCCAAGCCTGACGGCCTGACATTGGTCTGTAGGCCATTAAGGTCAGCGCCTGCAAAAATCGGTGCGCCGGTAAGCGGGCCGTTAGACCAGCCGTAGCTGATCGGGCCTATGCCCGTAGCGGTCAGCGACAGCGTAACCGGAGTCGTCCAGTTGGTGCTGACGGAGGTTGGCTGCACCGTGATGACCGGCGCCGTACCTGACGTGCTGACAACGATGGAGTCTGAGCGGATCGTGCCGGCCGGCGTGATGCCATAGACCTGTGCGGATAGCGAGTGCGTGCCAGTCGAAGTTGCGGTCACGTTGAACGCCAAGGTACCCACGCCGCCTGTGATATTGAGCGAGCCTACAATCGCGTTGTCAAAGTCGCCCGAGAGCCCACCGCCTGGGTTAGTCAGGATAGTGTTGACGGTAACAGTTTGGTCAACAGCTGATGTGAAGTGCAGCGTGATGACAGCATTCTGACCCACGGAGTACGGGCCTGCTGCAAAGGTCGCCGACGTGTACGTGATAGCAGAACCAACAGGAGTGCCTGGGGTCGGCGACGGCGTGGAGGCAACGACGGTGACATTAGCTGTACGTGAACCGCCGACGATGTTGCTGCCCGTAGCGGTCGCTAGCATCGGGTGGAAGCCCGTTGTGACCGTGTTGACCGTGTAGTTCAGATAGCCGATGCCACCAATGATCTGCACTACAGTAGAGTGAGGGCCGCCGGCTCCCGAGTTGAGACCACCGTCATTGTTGACCAGCGTGACGGTGACCGGCGCAACTTGATCCGTCGGCGACGTGAATGTCAGGGTCAGGGTCGTGCTGCCCCCGATAGTGACGGATGTAGGTGAAAACTCAAGCGCGGCGTAGGTCACGTCGGTGCTTGGAGATGGGGTAGGTGTTGGGGTAGGGCTTGGAGTCGGGCTCGGGCTCGGCGTGCTGAACTCAGGGTGTGGCCACATCACAACCCATTGAGCCCCTGTAGTGAACATCTTCAGCTCATCATTCACCGGATTATACCACACCTGGCCAGCTGTCGGGTGTGCAGGCGCAACGCCGCTCGAGAAACTCTCCAAGAGCTTCATCAGGTTTTCGACCAGATGCTCGCCCCAGTTCTCAACACCCCTGCCTGTCAATGCCAGCGAAGTGGTCGAGGTATCGATTGACCCAGCGGACAAGGTAAACGGCGCCTTAAGGGAGTCGTTTGACCAGTTGATGGTGTAGTTATTGAGAGTCGCCATAGAGCTATTTAAGAGTTCCAGTTGTCCACAAACCCCTCAGCCCAACCTTTTACGTCACCGTGGCTTGTATCGGTTGAATACAAGTCATCACATTTGACAAAGCGAGCGCACTGAAGCCATGAACAATCATCAGCTTTACGTCAGTTCCGTCTTCGATGAAGGCTTGTTGTAAAGCCAAAGCGAGCTTACGGGTCATTGACTCAAGGAGATGTTGGAGCTTCATAGCTTGCTAATGCCTCGTTTGGCTAGCTGTTGATTGCGGTCCGCGAGCATTAGGTTTTCGCTGAGGGTCTTAAGAATGTCAAACACCTCAGCAAGCGTGTGAGTAAACGTACCCATTGGCGGAGCCTTAGACGTGCCGAGCACGAAGAGGTAAACCTTGGGGTCATCCTGGTCTTTAGGCTTCAGCACTTCTACTAGCTTGAGACGACAGTCAAGCAGCTTGATAGTCGAGCTCGTTAGCTGAAGCGTGAGGTTAAGCAGCATCTTGACATCGAGGTAGTCAAGACGCTCAATGAGCTCCTGCTGTACCTCGAGCAAGTCACGCCTGGTCGCTGTCATGCTTACTTCTGCCTCAGCGTTGCACGGTCAAGGCCCTCTACAACGACAACGTCCTTCAGCTCAAGAGCCGAGACGAGAACCTCATCCTCGCCGGCCGAGATCTGCTGCAGGTCGCCGTAGTAGTTGGTCGGGAACTCAGGCACCAACACCGCAGCCGCAACATCAAGCGGCAGCTCCTTATGGATGACCGAAATCAGGCTCGTGGCGTAGAAGCTCGAGCTGAAGTCCAGGTTGTCGATCGAGAAGAAGTTGTTGACGATGTCGAGCACCTTTAGACGTAGCTGGTCATTTGCCAAGCGCGAGCTTGCCGTCTTGACTAGCTTGACCTTTGCGCGAAGCTCAGGCAGCGCCTTCGAGCCGAACAGCAGCTTGACCTTAGCTGGGTGAAGGATCGTCGTATCCGAGATCATCTTGTTTGTCAGCAGGCCGCGGTAGGTAGCGCGCAGCTCGAACGGAGTTGGCGGTACCGGCTCTACGGTTGACGTGCCTCGCACATAGTCCACAAGGCGCGAGTAGTAGCCACGCGTCAGCACAAACATGTCGATGATGTTGGACGGCGCTGGGTCAATCAAGCTCTCTTGAGCCGCATAGTGGATCCAGACAAAGTCGAGAGCCTCACGGCCGCGCTTCCGCACGATGCTGCCTGCGGTGTCATTGACGTACGTCAGGCTCTGCAGGTAAGCGGTCTTCGGTGCAGGCGTAAGCTTGCCGGTCACGCTGTCCGCGGTGAAGTACACGTAGCTGTTGTCCGCAACGAAGTCGAGGAAGAGGAAGGACGCATACGGCCTGCCGTCCGCAGCT